CCAGTTCTAGTTCGTTCCCTGTCCATTGGCAATAGAAGATGTAGGTCTCATCCTCCTTTTTGTTTTTCTCTAATATCATAATATACTCCATTTTGATAGATATTCTCTCTTTTATCTTTGGATGCTACCGTCTATCACGACAGGGCTTTTCAATTTTACCAATAAAAAAGATCTTTTTCTTTTGTTTTGTGGGTTTAGTTCTTTTTTATTCTGTTTTGTGGGTTATCTTTAGTATCCGCGGCGCAGCTGGAGGTCCATCTTGTTGAGATCATCCTGGTCGTAGTCCTCCCAGGGGATGCGCTCTTCCTCCTCGGTGGCGGCGCGGTAATCCTCCTCCTCCCACGCGCTCACAGGGAGCTCATCAGAGCCCGACCAGAGCGCGTAGTCAGCCAGAGTCTGCTGGCGGTGGCGGCGCGGGCGCTCGGGCACGTAGGAGCCGTCCTCGAGCTTCTTAACGCAGAACCACTCAGAGCGGAACCCGCGCTCCTCGTTGATGATCTTGCTATTGGCCTCCTCCACATAGTCCTGGACGTCGGCCCAAGAGAAGCGAAGCGCCCAGAAGAGCCCATCGAGCCCGAGCAAGCTGGCGTACGGAGAATCCGGGTTCTCGAGGTACTGCTGGAGGCTCTCACGGTCCGCGCAGAGGCGGGCGCGGAGGTCGCAGAGCTCAGAGGGCTCTTCGCGGTCCACAACAGCGTCTACCTCTGTCGTGAAGAGGAGCGTCTCGGGGGAGAGCTGAGACATTTTGCTAGGGCTTTGAAGACTGTGATAGTGTTCAAAGGTACCTCTTATTGGGCCTCTGAACCCATTCAATTTTACCGGGAAATTGAATGCAGAGCCAAAATAAGAGGGGCCAGAGGGAGCCCGCTCCGAATTTTATTATCCCATTCAATTTATGAAAAAAATTGAAGGGTGAGAGGCCAGGAAACTCAGTACCTTTTAAAAGTACTACTACTCTTAAAAGACTCTAAAATGGCCTCCTCTAGCATCATCGTTCAGATCTCCGAGTCCCAGCTCAAGAGCCTCATCGAGCAGAGCGTCCGTGACGCCCTGCGCGGCGTGGCAGAGGGCAAGATCCCGCTGCCCTCTGCGGCAGCGGAGAAGCCCAAGAAGGCCAAGAAGGAGAAGGACCCGAACGCCCCTAAGAAGGAGCCCTCGGACTGGATCCACTTCACCTCTCACGTCCGCTCCGCTCTGGAGGGGCACGTTGATGAGGGCAAGAAGCCGCACCCGCGCGCCGTGACGCAGGTGGCTTCCGCTCTCAAGGAGAAGGGCCTTCAGGGCAAGTGGGACGCCGCGCAGAGTAAGATGGTCGATACGGCCTCTTCCGCGCAGATCTCCGAGGCCTACAAGGCCTGGCTCGCCAACCCTCCCGCCGTCTCCAAGATGGTGGCGCAGGGCAAGGACAAGAGCTCCAAGAAGAGCTCCGCCGAGAACAGCCCTGCGGAGTCCGCTGCGGCCCCCGTTGAGGCCAAGAAGCGCGGCCGCAAGGCCAAGAAGGACATGACTCCTGAGGAGCTGGCCGAGCACGAGCGCAAGACGAAGGAGAAGAAGAGCGCCGCGGCGCCCGCTCCTGTCGCCGCCGCCGCGCCCCCGCCCCCCGCAGAGGACGACATGATGGACTTCGAGCCCTTCGACTTCAAGATGAACAGCAAGACGACGCTGAAGCTTCTGAAGAACGCCCGCGGCGATGTCCTTACGGAGGACATGGAGTGGTACGGCCACCTGGGCGCGGATGGCAAGATCGACACGGACGCCGAGAAGCCGGAGGATCTCGACATCTAAATATCAAAACAAGAAGACAAAACACACAAAATCCCAAAACAAGAAGAAAACATACATAAAACCCAAAAACAAAATAAAAACAAATTTTTTTTGTGGATAAAATTGAAAAAGATGAGGAACCTCTGGGTCGTATCCCTGCAAAAATGTCGTCTTCTTCAGTTGCATCGCCAAAGGCGCGCGGAGCGAAGAGGGTTCTTACCGACTTACTTGCAGAGCTAAAGGCTATCGCGGCATCTGAGGGAGGTCGGCTCGCAGACGAGATACGGGCCCTGCGCAAGGAGATGAAGGCGCGATACGCAGATAAGAGCCTACGCTCTGGCCTTCTCATGCGCGCGGCTTCTGTGATCGAAGACTACTGCGACACGATGGAAGAGGAATACGAGAATGCTGATCATGATGAGATGATCTTCTTCGATGAAGAGATAGAGCGTCTTAGCGATCTTGTAGAAGATGCAGAGAAGTGGGCTGATATCTACCGTGAAAAAATTGAAAAGGGCACGGGAGAGAAGGAGGGTATCCTTCTTACCTGCAACAACTAAGAGGAAAATGCCTATCCGCGTGCGCCAACCAGATGGGACCTTCAAGGTCTTTGAGAAGAAGAAGGTTGTTAGACCAGTGCTCCCTCTTTGCCAAGACTGCAAAGAGAGGCCTGTAACTGCGGTCGGTATGAAGTACTGTGAGCCGTGCAAGTGAGAAAATTATCTTTTTTTAAGATCATGAACCCCGAGGACGAGTAAACAAAACAGAAAGGGCCATCTTACTTATTTTTCACTGAAAAATTGAAAGTGCGACTTACAGAGAGTATGAGTATACCATTACATCAACAGATACAATGGCAACCTCTATCGATCTTCTGAAGACGATGGTGAAGCAGGGGCGAGCCCAGCTGAAGCTCCAGACTGAGCAGCTCACTGCCCTCGAGAAGGAGCTGTGGGAGCTGGAGAATCCGGTGGAGACGCGGCCTCTTTCCTGCACGGAGCTGGAGAAGCGTGTAATCGCCATCGAGACACGCAAGGCCTACAAGCGCTCGTGGAAGAAGGCGATTGACGATGGTCTTCTGGAAAATATCCTTCATATTATGAACGAGGATACCTACCTTGCATATGTTCGGGTTGATCTACCTGAGAATGCGACAGAGGAGGAGAAGCGCGCCCTGAAGGAGAAGTCCAAGAGGTTCGAGGACTATCTTGGCCCTTTCGACGGCCTCAAGTGGCAGCTCTTCCTCCTGCAGATCATCCAGAATCTGCATAAGAGGGGAGGGTTCTGGATGGAGGAAGGTGGCTTCGACACGTTCGAGGACACCGCGGGTGGCTGCGACGAGGTTCTCTGGATGGAGGGGTGCGAGATTCTGGAGGCGGCTGAGTAAACAAAAAGACAAAAAGACAAAAACTTACTTATTTTTTCACTGAAAATTTGAAGGTAGGGTCGCATAGTGCTTGGTATACATAGCAAAGATGTCGTCTCCTCGCTATATCACCGCTTCAGAGATTATGGAAGAGCGATCCGCTCTACGCAACGAACTCGGCTACATTCCCCATGGCACAGGACGTGGATGGAGCAGTATGTTCTGGGTCTCCTGCGACTGCCCCAACTGCCGCGACTACTACGACCCAACAGGTGAAGAGTCGGCAAAGTATCTGAACATGGAGTATCCCTCCTTCTTCAATGGGCAGAATGACACACCGAGCTTTGCGTTCTCGAAGATCGCAAAGGACTCCTTTCTGGCTCACCTGAAGCCAGGGTTCTACATCGGCAATGCAAAGAGGGCAGCTGTCCTAGAGGATGTTGTAACCATTCTCACTCCACCTTTCCCTCTGCATCCTTCGCGTATTCTCCACGTGAGCGAGGATCATACCTGGGATGAGTTCATCCTCTCAGCAGATATGAGCAGTTGGAGGAGGAGAACTTACAAGAAGGGGCATCAGACCTTCTACAAACCTGATGAGCCAGACCAGAGGATTCCTCTCGAGGGAATCAGTGCACGCCTTCTAGAGATCTTCGCATAAACAATAAAAAAATTGACTTCCTCCTTTACCACTTTTTCAGTACCCCTCTCACCTGCAACGCAATCATGGCTTCGTTCTTTTCTCGCCTCATGGGCCGCCGCCCAGCGCGTGTTGCTCCTGAGCCCGAGAAGATCCGCCCGCCCCTGCATTGCCATATCTTCTGGTCGGCTACGCGCACGCGCCACTTTGCACGGATTCTCTCTGGAAATCCAAAGCGCCGCGGAACCTACGATGAGAACATCCGCCTCCTGAACGCCGCGTACAGCAAGAAGATGGGAAAGGAAGCTCATGTCCGTCTCTTCATGCAGCGCGTGAACCCGATCCTCTTTGCCAGAGCAATGGGATGGGATCCGCGAGTTGCACGTAAGCTTATCGGATATCATTCTTGGAACACCCTCTACAAGATGGTGATGCGCTCGAAATGTGAGCACTGCCGCGCCGCTGGAAACACACTTCTCATCTAAATACCCCGCTCCTTACTTACTTATTTTTACTGTGATTCGCCGGTAAAATTTGAACCCGCCCGTGCCATATGCATCCATTTACATCGCTACAAATGGAGGCCGATATGTTCAACATCATCGTTTCCCTGGGGATCCTTCTTCTCTCAATCAGCTTTGCGTTCTGCGGTACGGTTCGCCGCGCCGACCGCACTCTGCCCAATCCTGAGGAGGATTTGGTTCCAGAGGATAACGAGGAGTACAACGAGGAGGAAGAGGAGGATAACGAGGAAGAGCAGGATAACGAGGAAGAGGAGAACAACGATGAGAGCGAGAATGGTGAACCCACTGCCCCTCCTCTTCCTGCAGTAGACGCTCCTCCTGAAACAGATGAGATTAGCAAGTCTGATCTCGACTATCTCAAGGCACAGCTGATCTTCTATCGCGACGAGAAGATCGTATGTGAGGCAAAGATGGCAACCACAACAATTACACTTGAGAGCTACAATACTCTAAAGAAGTACTGGGATGGACTTACAACCATGATTACAGAGCTGGAGGAGATTATCGGGTAAAAAATTGAAACCAAACGAATATTCATAAAAGAGTATCACATAAAAGAAACAAATGGACTACGAACACAAGGACCGTCGCAAGAAGAAGGACAAGGCGCGCGAGAAGTTTGAGAGGACTGGTGGTCATACTGCCGCCCATGTTCGTGCGTACGAGCAGCGCATTAGGGATATCTCAAAGGGAAAGAAGAAGAATTAACATTTTTTACGTGTAAAAATTGAAAACGCTTATAACAAATAGTCTGTATCACTTCTACTGTATTCAGTCTAAGTAGTACAGACAAAATGCAGTGTTTTGATTGTGGACGCGATATGAGCGAGGAGGAGATCCGCCAGTTTTCACTGGATCCCGAGTTTCGTGTGAACAGCCGCTGGGATGAGGAGAATGAGATCGATGTTCCTCTCTGCGATACATGCTTCACAGAGATTCGTACTCTTTCTATCGCCAGCTCAGAAGACGATTCTGATGATGAAGAGGAGGAAGAGGACGAGTACGAGGTCTACTGCGACGAGTGCGGCTGCGGCATCGAGGGAGCGCATGAGGAGGATTACGAGGGTAAGGTGCCCCTCTGTCTTTCGTGCGACGAGCCCGCAGACGATGTGATTTACGAGTAAAAAATTTGAACGTCGACCCCCACCAAGAAAGGCATCAACCGATAAAATGCCTAAGAATATGCAGCGATCTATGCGCGGCGTGGAGCGAAAGGCCAGGAAGAACGACAAGGTTGAGGCAGAGGCCATGGACGACCCTGATGTCCTCTTTGGTCGCACTGTGAAGCATCTTGGACACGGCCAGTTCACCATCGTGGTGCAAGAGCCAGACCACCGAGATCGCCTTATCGAGGTGATCGCAAAGGTGGTTGACAAGAATACGATGCGTATTGCAATCAACGACCTCGTAATTGTGGTGAAGAGTGGGAAGTTCTTTGAGCTGAAGGGCAAGCTCTCTACCAAGTCGGCGAAGAAGCTGCGGAACGACAAGAAGATCCAGCCCGCCCTTCTCCTGGAGGCGACACAGGATGATCTCTTCTCGGAGGAGGAAGAGGAGGAAGAGATTGATGTCGACGACATCTAAAAAATATACAAATATAATAGAATGGAGACAAACAGAAAAGAAATTTTTGCACGTAATCGCAGCGCTGCCAAGAAGAATCTTACGCGTAAACTGGGACGTAATCCGTCGGCTGCAGAGATTCTTGGCCTTGTTGGTGTCCGGCGCCGTGGAGAAAATGAGAACTCTTTTTACACAAAGCTGCAGGGGGCCGCGGAGAAGAGGGCCCTGATTTCTGCGGAGGCAAAGGCTGCGGCGGCGGCTGCAGCAGCTGCAGTTCGCATGAAGGAGAAGGCGGCTAAGATGGAGGCTAAACTTCTTCTCATGTCAAACAGTCTTCAGAAGGGTCTCACAAAGAAGGCGAAAACCCCTGCACAGAAGACAGCGGCCATCGCCATGGGTTCTGAAACCAAGAAGATTGCAAAGGAGCAAGCGGCTATCATGAAAGATGAGGCGAGAAAGCTGGCCAAGGCCGCAAAGATGGAGGCGAAGGAGGCGAAGGCGGCGGCCGCGGCTGCTGCGAAGATCGAGGCCGCGCAGCTGTATGAGATGCAGAAGGCGTCTGCTGCGCAGAATCTCCGCTCTGTTCTCGGAAAGAATCCCCGGATGGCAAACGTTCTCCGCCTTGCGGGTATCCGTCGCTCGGGTGCCAATATCAGTGTGAACGACTTTCTGAAGGTGGCGCGCTATGGACGAACTATTAAAAATAGGAATTCGTCTACAGCAAAGAAAGGTGAACTCAACAACTTCTCACCCGAGATGGACGTGTGCGCGCAGTGCGAGTTAAAGAAGTTTCTTGAAAAGAACGACTAGTGTTTCATAACAGTTGGAAAGTAGCAGCGTATCAGTAACACGAAGAGCAGCATGAAAATGTAGATCATTAACTCTAGATTTTTATTCCTCTTTGAGATGATTTCAATACCAAAGTATACAATACCCCAGATGGATACCCATAGGAAAACCGTGATAAAAGAATTAATGAAGAACGTAAAGGTATCTTCTTGCTTTTTTTCAATTTCACAGTTCATCTATACTATATGAACTTAAAATTAAGGAATCTCTTTGAGGTTCCTTAATTTTAGTGACGACGGTACCATATGATGCTCAGTTGCAGCATTATTCCTTGGCCGCACGCTTCTGTGCCCGCGTAGCATTCATAACGCGCTTCTTTGTAAGATTCAATGCTTTCTTGGCTTTGGCGAGTATTTTCTCTGCACGCGTAACCCTCCGAGTAGCAACAATTACACGCTTCTTTTCGGCTTTTACACGATCCTGCTTCATTATATTTAGTAGGGATATATTTATTGATTCGTCTAAAGGGAAGACCATACACCCTATAGATGAAAGTATCTATTGAAATCACCGGGTATCTAGGTAAACAATTCTATATCGGTAATCACTTCTTCGAAATTGCCGCAGCCTACGCATATGCGCGCAGAGAAGGGCGTGCCCTCTGTCTTCCTACACGTGGCGCTGGCACAGAACCCTTCGTCTATTGCGGATATTTTGAGAAGTGCTTACCCTTTGTTCGGGATCTTGAAGGCGACGTTGCTAGATATTCTGAACCCGCCTTCTCTTACAATGAGATTCCTGCAACTAATATACCGGGGGTGTGTTTACAGGGATATTTCCAAAGTGAGAAGTATTTTGCAGAGTATGCGAATGAACTCCGTACACTCTTTCAACCACCTCTCTCCATTTCATCCAAGGCGATCGAGAGATGGGGGGCCTATCTTGGCTCCCCTGATACGCATGTAGTCGTTCATGCACGGCGCGGAGATTATCTGAAGGCGGCAGCGTTCCATAATCCTCTTCCTCTGAAGTATTTCCTCAATGCCATGGCGGAAATGCGAAAGCATATTGCTTCACCCACCTTTATTCTTATGTCGGATGAACCTGAGTTCTGGAAGGATATTAATGCGATCGTTGTGGATGAAAAAGATCCTGAAGTCGCTCTATACTTTATGAGCCAATTCAAGCACTATATTATTGCAAACAGCACATTTTCGTGGTGGGCATCCTATCTCTCTCCCTTTTGTGGTGAGGGTGTCGTAATTGCACCCAAACAGTGGTTTGGTCCCTCAGGGCACAGAGATACTGCCGACATTTATAGGAATGGAATGATTCTTATTGACCAGATCTAACTCGATCCATCTATACAGTTCACGCAGTCCCTCCTCTAGCGAAACGGTGGGCGACCATCCGAGAATGTCTCGAGCCTTCGAAGCGTCTGCACAACGTCCACGATCTCCCTCGGGCTTCGTGAGATCGTATTCGATCTTAATCTGTTTTCCAGAGATGGCCACGATGTTCTCGGCGATCTCGCGAATCGATGTACAGGTCTCGGGCCCTATCTGAATGATTCCGTTCCCAAGTCCCTTTCTCATTCCAAGCAGAAGGGCTTCAGCGGCATCGTCTACATGAAGAAAGGCACGGCCCTGTTCTCCAGATCCCCATACAACAAAGGGCTCTGCGGGATACTCGATCGCCTTGCGAATAAGAGAGGGGATTACCTGGGATCGTATCCCATAGTCACTCGGCGACCCGTAGACATTATGAAAGAGAATCGAGCAGGTTTTCACCTCGGTTTCCTTTCCGAGAAGCTCTGTCTCATAACACCCCATCAGCTTGCTCCATCCATACGATGTCTCAGGATCTGCAGGATAGAGTTGGTCTTCACGCAGCTGCGATGTGAGAGAGGTCTGAAGGCTCTTTGGAAAACTGCATGCAGTCCCCACATTCACAAAGGCCTTCACTCTGGAGCTTCGCCTTACAGAATCAATCACGTTTGAATTGATCAGAAGATTCTTGTGAAAGACCATTCCCTCGTTCGCGAATACATAGTCGATGCCCGCAACAATATCGGCTAGGTGGATCACTGTGTCGATTTCATAGTCCTCTAGAAGATCATCAAGCTGCCGAGGCTCCGAGAGATCCCTCTTATGAAAATAGACTAGGTCTGCAACCTCCTTTATATTATCGATGGAACCTCTCCAGAGATTATCAACGATATAGATGGAATCACCGTATCCCTCTTTCACCAGACGTTTCACCAGACGGGATCCAATCATTCCAAGCCCGCCCGTGATAAGAACTCTTCTCGGTGTATGCATCTATAGACAAGGTAGACCTAAACCTTAAGTGATAACTATAGTATAGGATGGCAAAGAAGGAGATTTGTTTATCGTTACCTATTAAGTGCACAGTTCCAACATTTTATGAAGAGGCAGGGCAACAGGATATTGCCCTGGCTTTACAGTTGGGTGCAGATGCAGTGATTCATCTTAAGGGAAGTGCAATGGAAAGGATTCGTAATGAGACCCATTCAGAGTCTGTGAAGCACTATGAGAGTGAAGTGGCCATTGTGAAACGCGAGGCAGCGAAGGAAAAGGAGAGGGTGGAGGAACTTCTTCGAAAGGCGAATCAAGCTCTCCAGAGCCAGGAGCACTCTCTTCAGGAGTATCGTGAGCGCTGCCAGAAGGAGGCAAAGGCTTCTACGCTCGAACTCGTGGCGATGAAGGACAAGCAGATCTATGATTTACGCGAGGAGCTTGCGCGAAGCATGGATTTAATGGGGCGGAAGTTCGATACCCTCCACAACAGTCTTGTGAAGACGCTCAGTTCATCCAAAGAGAAGGGTGAACTTGGTGAAGGAATTATGGAGGACCTGATCAAGAAAGCGTACGATTGTGATGTCTCGATTATCTCTCGGGGTCGTGAGACGGCCGATATTCGGATGACGCGTGCTGAGGGCGCCTATTTCTGGGAGGTGAAGAACTATACACGTATGGTCTCGAAGGAGGAGGTGGAGAAGTTCAAGCGCGATTTACGTCTTCATCCCGATGTTCGTGGCGGTATCCTCGTATCTCTCAATCAGGGAATTGTAGGCAAGACTCGGGCTGGAGATATTGATCTGGAGTTTCTAGAGGATGGGCGGTTCATTCTGTATTTGAGCCATCTGCTTAAGAAAGATGATGTGATTTTCTATCTGCAGACGTTGCGACCCTTTTTGGAATGCATGGAGAAGAAGAAGCATGTTGTTGAGGAGTCGTCTGATACATTACAGACACTTCAGCAGAAGTCTGCGCTTATTCTTACTTTGCTACGTTCTCATGAGCAGAGTATTGTGAAACACAAGAACTCGATCACGGGCCATAAGGCACGCATTGCAGCGATGTTCACAGAGTTCCAAGCCTATCTGAGTGAATCGGAATCACAGGTGAAGAATCTTCTTCGCGCGGCACTCGGTTCAGATGATGAGATGGATCTACTCGTATCGGATACGACTGCTAGACTCCCGCTTCAGATCTTTGCAAACGATACGTTGGCGTCGTATTCCGAGAAAGAAAGGGGATTTGTGAAGTGGATTCTTGAGACTTGCAAGGTGAATGAGGACGGGGAGATCCAGATCATTGAGTTGATTGGAAAAGGAAAAGGGGCGGGGTTCAGTGAGAAGTTTGTGAGGGGGGCGCGGGAGTGTTTTCAGGAAGGGGCTTGGAAAAAAGGTTCACAGGTGATTCGTGGACTTTCTTGGCTGTAGAAAGACAGTTCTTATATTTATATTCTTCATTATAACATATGCGAAATTTTTCTATGAATGATACCACTTTGCAGGTCTCATATTCCCTAAAAAGAGAAGCACAGGGATCCATATTATAGTGTCCAGTGAAAATTTGAAAGGAATACTGTACTCATTGGATTAACAGGATGCCTGGTATTTCTGAGTTTACTGCGGAATTCTTTGATGAGGCTTCTGCAGCATGGAGGGCGAACAAGAGGCGTGTTGGAGAGGGTATGTTCAAGTACGTACGGCCCCGCCGTGTCGTTGTTGCACCTAAGCCCAAGAAGTTGCCGCCTATTCTAGTATCGATTCCTCCTCTGCGAAGGTCTCCACGATTCTCTAGTGCTACATAGGCGTTCCATTCTCTCTCCAGGCCTCTAGACGGGCATAGTATTCTGCAGTGGCATTTTTGGGTGCAGAACGGAACGTACTATAATCACGATGAGTAGGATAGAGGGCCTCGTTGTACTTCACAATATAATGATCATCTGGGAGATGCTTGGGATATGTGGCTGGAAAGAGCCCATAGTAATAGGCTGCGGTGTTTCCAGGAGGGGACTGCCATTTCTTCATAAGCTTCTTGGTATACGTAGGGTTCAGATGCTTTTTTCCGTACCACTCCATTTTACTGTAATGAGTGTTTCGATAAGGATCAATTTTTTGTAAAGACACTTTACAAAAAAATGCTCCCAGTGGGGATTGAACCCACGACTTCGGCCTCCCTTGCATACCATAAAGATATAAGGACCACGCTCTACCAACTGAGCTATGGGAGCGTCAAGGTTTTACGAAACCAGCAAAACGTGTGCCTCAACTGGGGATTGAACCCAGGACCTACCGCTTACAAAGCGGGTGCTCTACCACTGAGCTATCAAGGCAACGGTGCATAGTTTTAAAGAGATCTAGCAACTCAAGTACCCCCGGTGGGATTTGAACCCACGATCTTCCGCTTACCATCAGTCTATCGACTTTAGAAGGCGGACGCGTTATCCACTGCGCCACGAGGGTGAAAGGGTGATGGTTTTGAAGAGTCCACTAACTCTGTTACCGCATGCGGGGCTCGAACCCGCGGCTACGGGCTTACATCCAGGGGATGAACCTGTGGTAAAAGGCCCGTGCTCTACCAACTGAGCTAATACGGTTGAAAGAAGGAATAATGATCCTCCACCAGGTTCTTTTTGAATAGAAGAACCAAACTATTATACGCAAAACGGGAATCGGACCCGTGTCAATGCCTTGGAAGGGCATTATTCTACCACTGAACTATTTGCGTTTCCACGCTCGAGCGTGGGAAACAGGCTTCATGTTAATAATGGCTATTAATGGTTGCTGTGTGAAGCCTTATAGTAGGTGCTTTTTGGGAAGAAGCACCAAACTTAAATTCCGATACCGGGAGTCGAACCCGGGCCGAGGCTGTGAAAGAGCCCTATCCTAACCGCTAGACCATATCGGATATGCAACAGAGTTGCGACGGGGTGATTTTAATGAGATCATCCAAACTCTCTACGAGGAGAGGGGGTCGAACCCTCGAGGCTTGCGCCAACAGATCTTAAGCCTGTCTCCTTAACCACTCGGACATCCTCGTTTTGAGGATAGCCATGCACTTCTGAGTGCTCGGACATCCTCGTTTCTTTTTGTTTCAGGATCCAGAGTAATAATATACTTGTTGCTGTGAGGATCCTTGTGCCTTGCGGCAACTACTTTTCTGGTCGAGGGGCCGTCAATTTTTGTCGCCCCCTCGACCTGTTGTATACTCTGTAGCTCTTGTTTAAGTCTTCGACTCCTCCCCAATCACAACCGATACACTGGAAGTATCGACTACAGGAATAGAAATAGCTTCTTCTAACGCAGCAGCATTCAAAGTCGCCTTACGCCTCTTCTCAATCAATGCACGGAAGGCGACCTCATCACCCATTAACATTGTTCCAGGAAGATTTCTTGAAGAGGCAGCGGCGACGGGCTTATCCCTCTCCTTCTGATCAATCTTAGCATCAATAATACGATCCAGATCCGGTAGAAGCTCATTTCTGAGAATCTTCTTCTTGTGCTTCAAGTGTAGCGTAGCCTCTGCAATCATATCATTGAGCCTTGTCTTCGAACTGTCGTACACGCGCGTGTGATCTAATCCGTGGCAGATATCAGGTCTGTGGAGCTTAGGACGGTCCTTGAACTCTCTCTCGAAGGCCGCAATGATCGAATCCGGAATCGGCGGGCTCTGCTCAATCAGACGATCCAGCTCGGCGCGGCATACCTTTAAGAAGTCTAGACTGTCCATACGATCCATAGGATTCTGTGCAAGTTCAATTGCAAGAAATCGCTGAAACTTACCCCATGCAACTCCTGCTACACGATTGGATTCACTCAACTGCGCATACCGTAAGAAGTTATTGAGTGTCGTGAGAATTCCAGCGATGAGAGAGACACCGCCAATTCCGAAATTCATATACTTTTGAACATCTGCATTATCACCCGCAATGCTGCTGAGACCAACACTCGCGGTTCCCGTAATTGTCGAAAGAATGATAACGGGGATCGTCATTCCCATATTCTTTGTATAATACTCCTTCTCCGCGCGATCGTGCATCCAGCGATAACATCCCGCCATATCGGCCCATTCCGACATGAGGGTATCTTGCTCTTTGCTCCAGCCATTCAAATATCTCTTAGACTTCGTCGAGTTTCCTGATAGGTCTGTAGTCCTCTTCTCTGAAGGGGGTGGTGATGGAGATCTTGAAGACATTACTAATCAGTAAAAAGAACAAAATCTACAGCTTAGTCAGGATGCAAAATGTTCATGTATACTGCATAAACTTAAAAAAGAGGCCGGATAGATGGGCACGATTTGTTGCTCAAAAAGGTGTACAAGAGATTATGAAAGTGGCCAAGTTCGAAAGATTCGATGCTATCGATGGAAAAGAGATTGATGTTCAAAACGACGATCGAATCTCTGTGCGTACAAAGAGGAATATTCTGTACCAGATGCGCAGAGACCACGAGGATCTCGATACGGTCGGGGGGATCGGTTGCTACTTAAGTCATGCCGCGGTCTGGAAGAAATTTCGTGATTCCGGAGAAGACTACTGTATCATTTTCGAGGACGATGCTCTGATACCCGATAACTTCGTGTCTATCTTTCAAGATGGTCTCAAATCTATGCACAAAAATGTATTTCCTTCTCCTGATATCTGGAATCTGAGTACTCCTCATGCGAAGAGTTTGAATTTTGCCCTCGGCGCAGATGATATTGTCTATACAAATGGCTGGGCATATGATGTGATCACCCCGTTTACTGGGTATGTTGTGTTCAAACAGGGCGCCGAGACTCTCTTAAAAAATGCATTCCCTATCGACGGGCACGTCGACTTATACATCAACCGCCTCTCCCAGATCGGAATGTTCCGTTATGTACACTACAAGAAGATTATGTTGCGACAGATTGCCGTTAAGATGCGTGATACAAATATCCAAGCGGGTGGTTGTGAACTCTGCAATATACCTGCAAATGCAAAAGAAAGTGGATTCTTGATTCTAAAAAAGGAGCAAATCTTTTCGACAGCAATTGTATTGGGAGGAATTTCTGCATTCTTACTTCTCCGTTATTTCAAGGGGTAAATTACTTCTTGCCAAAGTTCTTCGCCTTTGCCTTCGTTTGCAGACCTGTCTGATAGATCTTCACTGCAGCTGCCTCTGTAAGCGCCTTCGGATCAAGGCCTTGGGGAAGGGATACGAACTTCCTCGCCTTGCCTACTAGATCCTTCTTGAACATGAAGAGGCCATACGGTCCAGTTCGGAACTCGAAAGGACCGAGTGTATGAACAGCATTCTTCCCCTTGTCCTCCAACTTTTTTACAATTGTTTCAAAGGTGTCTTCCTCGGTAAAGGGTACCTTTGTTCCAGCGCATTCGGCATAGACGCCGAATGGACCCGACTTCTTATAGATCGGCTGGCCTTTATAAGTTCCAAGAGACGAGCCTTCGAGTTGCTTCGTCTTCTCGCCAATGAAGGCGAGCACCTGCTCCTCCGTGATTTCCTGGAAAGAGAGACCTGGTGGCCAGCCAAAGAAGACTGTCTCATCCTTGTTCTCCGCCTCCTTGAGAAGAAGAGGCCCCTTTTTTGTCTGGACGGCCTTGAACTCTCCGAACTGTCTCGGGCCGTGCGCGCTGCCTTCGACAGTGGACTTGCCCTTGTTGAGGGCGGTCCACTTCTCCTTATAGGAGGCCCACGTATCACGACAGAGTCCCTTCCATTCCTCCTCACCCTTTGCCACAGAGTCTAGACGAGTCTCCATCGCCTCTGTGAACTTGTATTCAAACAGATGAGAGAACTCCTTGATACAGAAGTCGTGCACAGAGAGACCGAGAGTCGTGGGACTCATCTTCTGCTTCTCCGCACCCACCTTCTTCTTCTGCACCGTTGTGGTGGGAGGCCATACACCTGGTTTTGCAAGAGACAAGTGCTTCACCTCGACCTCAACTGCGGGCTTATCCTCCTTGGTCGCATACTCCTTCTCCATCAGAGTTCCTACGAGATTTGCAAATGTGCTCGGGCGGCCAATACCCCGCCTCTCCAGCTCACGAACAAGGGTTGCCTCCGTGTACCGTGTAGGCGCCTTTGTCTCATGCGGCTCTGCAGTGAGTGAAGACCAGGTGAGAGGGTCCTGCGGCTTGATCTTCGAGACCTCCTTCCAGGTCGCAGCATCCTCTGCAGCGGCTGTCTCCTCCTCGTCAAGATTCACTGCAGCCTGTCCAATGCGCTTCCATCCCGGAAAGGTCGTGCGCTTCCACGAGGCCTGCCAGACAAACTCTCCAGGATCACCTGTGGCGTGAAACTTCACGATTCTCTCCTCACCGCGAGAGGCCGCCATGAGACTCTGGACCGTCCTCTGCCAGATAAGCTTGTAGACCTTGCGATCAATCGCGGACCAGTCCTCGGCAGTAGGAAGATCGACCGTTTCCACATGGGTTGGACGAATGGCCTCGTGAGCCTCTTGGGCTGCGACGGCGGCTGCCACCTTTGCCTTTTTTGTTCCAGAGGAGCCGAGATACTCCACACCGAATTCTTTGGAAATCCATGCAGATACCTCCTTAATGGCATCCTCTGAGAGAATCGGCGAGTCCGTTCTCATATAAGTGATATAACCATTCTCATAGAGTCGCTGTGCAGAAGACATCGTAGCCTTGGGTTGAAGTGAGAAGAGAGAAGAGGCCTCCTGCTGCAGAGTGCTGGTGATCAGAGGCTTCGGTGGTGCAGCGCTGCGAGGGAAGGTCTCCGCAGAGTCGACAACACCACCCGCGTCGTCGTGAACATTCTCTAGATAATTCTCTGCCGATTCCTGATTCTCAAGATCCTCGATCATATGGGCTGTGATTGAGCCAGCGGCTCCAGACCAGGTGCCCGCCACCCTCCAGCTCGTCTCCGAGGCGAAGGAACGAATCTCCCTCTCCCTGTCGACAAGAAGACGAAGAGCGGGTGTCTGGCACCTCCCCGCCGAGAGCGCAGATCCCACATACTTCCAGAGAAGAGGGCTGATCGTGAAGCCCACCATCATATCGAGGATTGCACGGGCCTGCTGTGCATTCACACGATTCATATCAAGGGTCCTCGGGGACGACACCGCCTTCTGAATGGCATCCTTCGTGATCTCGTGGAAGACCACACGAGGCGTGGTTGCTGGAGGAAGTCCAAGAAGGATAGCTACGCTGAAGGAGATCGCCTCGCCCTCACGATCATCGTCGGAGGCCAGAAAGATACGAGTCTTCCCCTTGGCAGCGTCCTTCAGAGCGGCAATGGCCTTTGCCTTCTCCTTCAAGAAGGCGTACTTGGCTTCAAAGTCCCGCTCAATACCTACTGCATCAAGGTTATCATCAAGAGCACGGATATGTCCCATGGTGGCTACGACGGTCCACCCTGGGCCAAGAAAGCCCTGGATTTTTTTGCATTTTGCAGGTGATTCAACAATGAAGAGCGACGACATACCTATTTTTAAGTGGGGTTTAGCATCAAGTTTAGGGTGAAGCTTGCCATATCAACGGATATTCTTCTTTTTGAGACTTCTAGTGTATCTTCCACCCTTCTTTTTGAGACTTCTAGTGTATCTTCCACCTTTTAACTTAGCCAAAGGGTCGGAATTGTCTTCTGGAATTATAGGAGGCAGTCGGCTGGGTTCAATACGTCTAGGTGGTTCATAGAAATTACTTTCATTAAGAGAAATATAATCATTTTCATACTGAACACCATTATCCCCCCATCTTTTAGATTTAATAATAGTATCAAGAGTTTCCTGTATATCCTCTTCAGGTATTGACATAATAAAAGTTAACCACGATAAATATTCACTTGAAAAGGTCTTAAAATGTGATTTATATATTTCATTTAATGATTTACCTTCATTATTCTTTTTCAAATTATCATAATAGTCAGAACTATCTGTAAGAGCCAATCTAGTGTATCTTCCAAGTTTCTCATTAAAAGCAGATGGTAAATAGTTAGGTTCTAATATTTGAGTTCTGATTTGATAGATATCTTTAATTTTACGTCTAACAATTTTACCTTGAACCATAGATTTATTAAATGATACCTCGTCAATTATAGTAGCAAGAGGAACATACTTATTATAAGTATTACTAGAGAAATAATATGTTTGTTCAATACTTGTATCATATTTAATAACTAGAAAGAAACACTTAGAAACATATTTTATTATCATTGTAAAAATCAATATTCTTTCATCTTTACCAACATCAGAAATCCATAATCGTTGATTACTGATCTCTTTTTTATGATCTTCAACTTCTATTAATTTATAATGTCTTTGAATATAATCATACGAGTATAGCCATAAATCATTTGGACGTGTCCTTAAGAAATTAACAAATCCTGCATATGTACCAGAAGGAGACTGTTTATAAAAGTCTGTTTTTTTGTAATTTCTAAACCTTCCTCCATGTTCTTTATTTAGTGTTTTCTTATATTTTTTACTTACATTTTTAATAGGATAAATAAATGGAAATTCTGAATGCCAAGAATGTAGATAAGCCGGTGATAATCCAAAAAGCATAGGAGATCCCTCTTTAAACCATAAGTCTACAAATTGTTTTTCCCATGCACCAATTTTATCTATAAGGAACTGTCTATAGTCTTCTATTACTTCTCCTGTAGTAGCATCTCTAGTTTTATATCCATTAGCATATATATAATCAAAACTTGCGATCTCTGCCACAAAAATTGTATCCGCATCACGAACTAATATGTGTGAGTTAGGAAATGCCTCTAATGCATGAAAACGAAGGCATCGTAAAACAGTTCCAGTGATTGTAGAATTTATAGAAAATTGCGGCCAATGTGTCACCGCTAAGATTAACTTAGGATAGATTAATAAGACTGAACTTAATAACGTATAGGAAGCATCGTCTGTATAAACGATCATTCCATAATTTATAAAATAAGGATTCTGATGTATAATTTCTGCATAAAAGAGAAGTCCTAAATAATATCTACTCTTTTTAAAATCATCCAAATTACTGTTATAATATAAAACAAATGAAAAGATGCCCTCGTACGCATTCATATCAGACTGAGAATGGAAATCAACACTTCCTTCATCTGGGAATCGACTACATAATGGTTTTGTGATTTTAATTGCTTCTGGTACTTCACCTGTTTTAAATGGTTTTCTTGTATTTACAGTATTTTTTCTATCAATATACATCTTAGAGTTATCTTGTCCCATTTACTCATGCCTTTGATTTTCTTTTATTCGTTTGATAAAACTCTATTGAGTGCTGGAAATGGATTTGTTCTGGGCAGTCTTCTATCCGTAGTTTTATGGTTTAACTTTCGCTCCTCGATAGTTTCATACTAAAGGCCCTAAATTTGACAATACTCAATTTCCTCTTTCTAAATATGCAGCGGCCATGCCTTATTACCGATGATGACGAGATTCTTGAAACGCGAAAGATAGATGCGGCTTTACAGTCCTATAGGCAATGGACACCAAGTGTCCTCGAGAATAAGAAGCCCTTTGATACATTCTATGTGAACACGCACCACAATAAGGAGACTAAGATTGAATTCCGATCGAGGGCTGTGATCATTCCTCCGCCTAAGGCAAAAGAGTCCCTTTCGGCGACCATTCGTGGCATCTTAGACAAACCGAGCGCAGTTAAAGAAGTTATTCCCCCACAAACAGATGGAGTCGTCCAAGATACCCGCGGGTGATATCACCACACTTCTTGATATAACATCACGAGATCGTCAAGATAATGATTTTTTCCCGCTCACCACACAGGATACATGGTTTACCCGAGATCCTGATCGCCGCCATATCCCTGCGACACCGTTTGTCGCCGACTTTCCTTTTCGTGGTCCCGCATCATTCGGCCAACGATTCACATTTGATCTCGGCTCAATGCCCTGTGGAGATGTGCTCTTTGGAGCAGCCCTCCAGATCCGTCTTTCGCACTGGCTCGACACTAGCACACAACTTCTTGTTCAGAAGGGGGCACTTACCTATAAGGAAGCAAGAGAAGCATGGTTCTATTGTAATAGTCTAGGTACGGCCATTATACAGAAGGCTGAGCTTGAACTTAACGGAAGCACCGTCGAAGAGATCGACGGGGATTTTATTCATACGTTTTCAACACTGTTTTCAGATCTAAATACGCAATTTGGAGTTGCCGCGGACCATCTTGGTCGTGTTTCTGTTGCACGTCTGCGTGCATGGGATCCTTCACGCATTTATCCTGTTGAAGACGGAGTGATTCACTGTATTCTTCCGTTCTTTTTTATGAGAAATCGTCTACGTGAGGCACTCCCTATGATTGCAATTGCAGAAGGCTCTGTGAAAATCCATGTGGTCCTGAGACCCTTTGAGGACTGCTTACGGCAGGCTAGGGGCTTCCGAGACGACTGTACGAGCACCCCCCTCAGCAAAGCCATCACATTTCAGAAGGCAACGTTTCTTCCTGCAACCCTGTATGAGACAATCAACACTGTGAAAGAGATCCCTCAGTTTCAAGAGGTTCGTCTTCTTACCTTCGGATCTCTTCTTTCTGGAAAGATCCGCGAAGCCATGTTACGTAACACCTTTGAGATGCTCCATAGAAATGTGCAAACATTCACCTTTAGCGAGCCTCTAAAATATGTGGTTGCGAAGAATACTACATCCGATACAGTAAAAATACAACTTCCGTTGGAAGCAAATAACCCTCTCGAAGAAATCATCTGGTTTATTCGCAGAACCGACGTTGCCTCCAATAATGAGTGGACGAATTATAGCAGTGTGCTTGAAAAGGACTACGATGCAACCTTCAATCCTCCAGCACCTCTTCTAGTCTCTGCGGTGATCCAAGTAAATGGGATTACACTCTGTGATGCGGAAGAAATCTACTATCGTGATCTAATTGCACGGCACCATCGTGGCGGAATTATCCCGTTCAGATCCTTTATCTATGGATATCCTTTTGCCAGGCATCCTGGAGAACATCAGCCGAGTGGAACTCTGAATGCGAGCCGCGTACAAAACTTACGCCTTGTTCTCGAAGTGAAAAATCCTGGAGCGGCATGGGAAGTAAAAGTCTTTTGTTGCGCGCTCAATTGGCTACGATTCCAAAACGGAATTGCTAGCCCTGTCTTCCAGAATTAATATGTATGTAAAATTAGTATGTATTTCCTTGCCACCCTTCTCTTCGTTCTTTTATCTCCCGGTCTCCTCTTAACTCTTCCCGCGGTTGGAAAGAGTGTGTTCATGTCTGGAAAGACATCGACTGTCGCGGTGCTCGTGCACGCCCTCGTGTTCTACCTTGTCCTCAACTTCAAGGAGTACATCCCGATCATCAACATGATCGAGGGATTCCAGATGGATGTCCAGTCCGCCACGGCGGCTGTCGCGAAGGCGGAGGCGGATCTCGCGAAGGCGAAGGCTGATATGATGGCGGCCACAGCGGCGGCCTCCGCGGCGAAGCCCGCTGCCCCTGGCGCCCCTGGCATGGCGCCCCCCATGACTATGTAAGTAGATGGGTCTAAGGAATTTAGAACAAACCTAGATAAATGAGAATCTTTCTAGGCGCAATTACAAAAAATCTCGGTGATAAGTTTGCCCTTTTCAAACCTTTCACAGAGCTTCTCATGTCGCAACTTCCTGGTCTAGAGGTGTTTGTTTACGAAAACAATAGTACAGATTCCACACCCGAGAATCTCCGAGGCTGGGCGAAGTCGAATCCCCGAGTTCATGTGGCAACTGAGCAGTATCCTCTTGAGTTCTTTCTCGAACGTGGAAGGGCACGTACCTACGACAATCTTCCATGCCGCCTCGAGGTTCATGCCTTTTGCCGCAATAAGATGCTGGAAATGATGGAAGCGGCGGGCATGGGCCTCGAAGAGGGAGATCTCACGATTATAATGGATCCTGATATCCCCACCCTGTGGCCCACTGATGTTCTTGTGCAGATCTGCTCTTCTTTTCCTGAAGGCGCAGATGCTCTATTTGCGAATGGCCTCGCAACAAATGGACGTTATTATGATACCTATACGTATTTCGATCGTACATACCCATTTGGTATGGAACTTATTGCAGAAGAGAGAGTGCTATCTGAGAAATACCCTGCGATTTCTGCGAGCATTGCCCAGGACTCTCCACCTCGCCAAGTGTTCAACGCATTTGGCGGGCTCGCTATCTATCGCTCGGTTCATATTCGCGGGCTCCGATACAGCGGTGTTGTGACACTCGATCTTCATCTAATGAATCTCCAGATATGCCACGCGTTCCCAGAGAATCCCTATGTACTCGCCGCGAAGGAGAAACCCACGACCCACTGGCAGGGTGCACAGATAGGTATGTATATGTTCGATAGAGAACTCTTTTATCACAACAACAGTGGATATAATTATCCTGTTGTTTGCGAGCACGTACCCTTCCACGCCTCCATGGCAGTTCGTGGTCATGGGCGATTTTTCATCATTCCTCAGCTTCTTTATCTATCAGATCACTGATATCCCCAAATATATAAGAATGATGCATATTTTGATATAGTTTGCAAGATTCACTTTCATACAGTATCTTTCTCTCACCCTTATTCTCAAAGATACCAAGTATGTAGATATTGGGAAATGCACTGAAATGCTTGGAAAACTCTATAAGTTCTTGGTAGTTTTCTGTATACATATCATAATAGACAAATACGATTTTGGTACCGTTTTCAATTAACGTTAATAAACGATCTGCACGCCTTTTAAATGCTTCATAATGATCCTCATTATTTATCAAATCATGATGATTAAATAAATTGCCGCTGCTTATTTTATGGTCTGCTGGATGAAGAGAGTTGAACCCGTTTATCCGGTGATGCTCAATCAATACATCGGTATCAAGATATTTACAATAGATATCATGCCTTGTCGAGGATTCACAAATACCTGGTGTATAGTGAGCTTTATCTAAAAATGTCTTGAATTTATCATCAATACAATGCTTTATAATCTCTAAACTGGAAAAGATAGAGTCGAATGGATACGATTTCTTCTTAAGATTTTGTGATTTTAAAAGTTCTGAAGAAGAACAATTTGGGCCTATACTGATAAATTCCATTCTAATAGGGGAGAAGCCAATGCTTATTCTTTCTCATCCGCACCTGTTTAGAAGGACCCACTAGCCAGTTATAGTGGAGTATCAGAAATTCGGGAGGGGGTTGATCAGAAAGACGGCCATTCGGATACAGATTGCGAGGAAGAGTTGCGCACGGTACCGCGAGTTCGCGCACTTTATTGTTCACCCATCGCTGGTCCTCAGGAGCAGCGATCCATTCGGCCTTTTTATCCATTTTGAAAATGCCCCCATCATGCCCATGTTTCCATGCAATAATCCCTGTGCACATATTTGTACAAGGACTTTTGCAAGGCTCTTTCTCATATTCGTCACACTGGAACAGAAGAGGTGTTTCTTCTAACCTGGGTAGAAGATCCGGGAGAAAATCCGCCCCAACAAAGATATCTCCGTCGAGATACACACATCGTTTAATAGTCTCATTCTTTGCAAAGTTCGCAAGGAGATCGAGTTTCACCAGATTGATTTCCTGAAACGCCTTCGAGCCGAACAGAATCATAGATGGAAGACTGTCGCGCTGTGCCTCCTTATAAAGAATAGCTGGAATACCTTCACCAACGAAGTAGCGATAGCATTGGCGGTCTGCACAGACAACACAGAGGGTCCAGGGGACCTTCAGGGCTTGAAGACGACGAACAAGATTCAGCGTGTAAAACTTATATCCATTGGTTGTCAGCGTCCAGACAAGTGTTTCATTCTGTAGAAACTTTGTTATATCCATCTACTTTTAACGCATAGTTGTGTTTAGACCATATTCTTTGGTCTAAACGCAACTTCTTAGCAAAGAGTAATGGTGGCGTCTCTCCTCCGAATTCTTCATAGCGGGGTTCAAAACTCTCGCCTTCTTCCTCCATCAGGATCCCCTCATATTGAAATGTTCTTGAAAGTATTTCTTCGATGTGGACGATTCACAACTCAATTTGCCCGGATTGATTTCAATACACGGCCCACCCTTGGTTCTGCAGCCACCCTCACACTTCCCAGGAAAGCCCACTTAATTTCTCGTCTTTACCTCGTAACGACAATGCCCGATATTAAGACGCCTCAGGTTGCAGCACAAGCCTATTGTAACTCAAACGGTCTAGGCTTTGTGGGCCCTGTGGTAGGCTGGACGAATTCTCTTGGACATGCACTCATTACAGAGGCTTCCATCGATATTGGAGGAACACGGTGTGAGCGTCTAGATGGGCGGCTTCTCGAGGTCCTTGATGAGTTTTACACGCCATTAGAGAAGACAACGCTTACAAGCAAGATCTTGAAGAGGGTAGAGAATGGATTTGTTCCAGGATGTATTGGCGGGCCTCTTGATACAAGCCCCGTGGCACAGACAACCACGATCACACCATTGCCTTTCTGGTTTTCCTGTGGAGATGCTGGGGCTTTTCTTCCGATTGATGCAATTCAGAGTGATTCGGTTGTTCTCCGTGTGAACTTTGCACCGTTGGCGAACCTCTATGTCTCCACACAGGGTAAAAGACTCTCGAGTTCGGCAAGTGTTGCGGGAGATGCGTATGCACCTTTGCTGAGTGCGCCGTTTTACTACAGCGATTCGGCAGGTTCCTCCGTCTACGGTCTCCCTGGAACTGTAAGCGCTGTTCCAGGAATTACGATCCCATCGGCACTCTCCCTCGGAGATACATATGTAATTGCAGAATACGTGTATTTAGAGAAGCCCGAGGCCTATCGTTTCCGTATTGCAGATATTCGCATTGCGGTTCCCCAACACTATCCTATCGAGCCAGTCGACACGGAAACTCTTCCTCGTATTCAGATCCCTCTTAAGATACCGAACCCGACACGGAACCTCTTTTTCATGGCACAGAGATATGAGGCTGCACGATACAATGCGCCCTTTCTAGCAACACGGGACTTATCGGGTGTTGGCACAAGTGTTCCGTGGTGGCCCGATGCACAGGGTCTTACACCCTACGGTATCACCGATCCTTCCCCGGGATTCAGTACTCGTGAGTCTGAACCATTTACAAGTATACGCCTTGTTTACGAGGGAAAGCTTGTGAGGTACTGGACAGATTCGCCCAGCATTTTCCGATCCCTGATTCCGTCTCTTGAAATGAAAAAGAGTCCGTGGGTGAATCGATATTATTATTCACTTGGGTTTGGATTTCAACATGGTTTACTTCCTCCGTCGGTTCCGAGTGGAGAGGCAAACCTTGATAAGATGACAACGATTGAATTGCAGCTGGATCTTCATCCGAATAAGGGAACGGTGAACCCGAACGATGTCCCGCGGTACTTCATCTATGCATGGGCAGAGACCTACAATATTCTCCGGGTCTACGGAGGTCGCGCAGGTTTTCTGTTTGGTTATTAGAACCATGTCTGTTACTGTTATTTCTCTTGGCGAATCCGATTCTATGAGCCACGAGCTTACGCGCCTTGGACTGAAAGGGGAGCACTCTTTATTCGAGGGTGTTGTTTCGGGTGAGTTCAAGGATGTACTCGCTGTTCTAAAGCTGGTGGCCGAGGGCCAGGATATCCCTGTTACACGGAGAAATGAGTTTCCTGGAAACAGCTTCCTCGCGGATACGCAGATCCGCACTGGACTGTACGAGGATGTTGATTTCTTCTCAATCGTGAAGGCCCGCGCTGCACAGCTCAAGGCGGACCTTACAAAGGGAAATAGTGTTGTGTTTGTTCGCGAGGATACTCCTGATACGGCGACGAAAGAGGATATCGAAACGTTCACTGCCCTCGTGAAGAAGATTGCGCCCGCGGCTGTTTTTAAGCTGGTTATCTTCTCCCGTTCAGATGTTGTTGTGGAAGTTGCGAATAATCTTGTAGTTCAGACAAAGTTCAACCCTGATACGAATAAGAGTGTGATCCTGGGATGCTTTGAGGCCCCTGTTGCTGTGGAAGCGCCTGTTGCTGTGGAAGCGCCTCTTGCTGTGGAGGCCCCTGTTGCTGTGGAGGCTCCTGCTGCTGTGGAGGCTCCTGCGCCTGTTGCCGAGTAAAAAAGTATATAAATTAATAAATGCCAACAACAATCATTGCATTGGGCGAGGGTTGTAATATAAGCTATGAATTGGAACGCCTTATGTTAAAGGGTCCCAGTTCAGTATTTGAATGGCATTTATCGAGCTATTTTAAGGATGTATTGATTATTCTTGAAATGATTCTTCAAAATAAGGTTATATATCCTACAAGAAATGAAGTTGCTTTTCCAGGAAATAATTTTCTAGCCAACACTCGTATTCGCAGCGCGCACTATGAGGATGTTGACTATATGGGTACTATTAAACGACGGGCAGAAAGATTGCGTGCCGATCTCATGAGCGGAAATAACATTCTTTTTATTCGGGAGGAAATACCCCAGTTGATCACATATGAAGATGTAGAAACATTCTCAAATCTGATCCGTGCATTTAATCCCTCCTGTAACTTCAAACTACTCATCTTTTCTCAACCTGGCCAACTTCAGCGAATTGCACACAAAGACTTGATTCATGTGGAATTTAATAAGGATACCAATAAACAATGGATTAATATCTGTTTTGATGAAGCCCCGCCTTCCTTAGGACAAAAAGCAGTCGACACTGATTAATTTGCATACCTCAGCGAGCCGCGACCCTTCTCTACTTCATACAAGGACCATGAATCCACCACAGCCTTCATTTGTGTAGAGTTCTCTCCCGGATCTGTGAGATTCACATAGAGAGTTGGGCGATCTGCTGTTGAAAAGTTCAATGTTCCATCGGGCTGCTTTGCAGGTTGTCTTTCACCACGAAGATCACCAAGACCCCAGTTCATCACAGAAAGTCCACCTCCAGGATCTCGTTCCTCCTTTGCAAGCATCTGTAATTGATTCCAGATCATTGGTGAGAATTCCGTTTCACGATCACGCCCCGCAATATAGAGTGCAACCGTGTTATAGAATTCACCTGTCCCCACGGGATTGAGATAGCGACTGTACTGGTTTGCATCGAGTGCACTCTGTGTTGTGAACCAAAAGAGAAGACGAGAGGAAGGGTGTGTTGCATCTACGACACGCGTGGAGGAGGCCACTGCTTGCCTTTTTAACGGTTCATAGTCCTTAGGGCCAAATGTAAATGTATTTTCATAGAGTCGTGAAAAGGGAATCTCCACTTTGGATTTCTTGAGTTTTCCCTGTGTTTCATGGTCCACATAGATATGCCTTGTTTCAAGTTGTATTGTTGGAGGACCGATCTCTACACGTTTTAGTGTCGAAAAGGGTATGGGACTGCTTGCCCTGCTGGTTTGAATGATGAAATCACTGCGCTCCCATGGAACAGGCTTTGCTCTACCATCGCTTGCCTCGATGAGATCCTCGAGTTTTCTGAGAGTGAGGCGAAGTTTATAGGTTTGTGAACGTATACCAAAGGAGGGGAATCCTCCATCATCTGGATGCTGGCATCCTAGGATAGGAAGTTGAAGACGGAGGCGCCCGGGTACAGCTGAGCGCGAAATCTCTAAGGCGGTTCCTTGGTGAGTGTTTGTTCTGGCAAAATCAAGAAATGCACTATTCAAGCTTCCGCGCGACCTCTTCGCAGCAAAGAGAGATTCCCCACTAAATTCTTGGAGAAGAATCTGATCTTGGTAGATCTGAATATTCTTGAAAAGAAAGTATGCAACACCACTGGTATATCCATAGGAAACCCCTGCCGAATCTGTGCAGATCGAGTTGGGAATAGAGGCCAGGTAGTTTGAAGGAATCCAAGAAGGAAGGTCGATTACGAGTGTAGGATCTATAAAGAGATCTCCCGCAATTTCGAACTCGTATTCACACGTTCTTCCAAAGTCGGATGCATTGAGTGGAGGGATTCGTCGAAGTTCATGAACCGTGGCGGGAGTGAATTTATAACGAGTATCGAATGGTGAAACTGATTTAAATTCGTCTTGAAAGAAGAAGACATCTTTGTTTCCACGGGAAACCAGTTCATATAAGGCTCCTTCTTGTGTTACGCCCGAGCGAAGGCTCCCCATTCTATCAAGTCTGCGGGTTTCTCTTTAACACCGCAAAATAGAAGGTATTACTAGATGAACACTTCTGACAGAAAGGAAGAAGAGGACTACGAGGTCGGTGATCGATTCTCTCTTCCTCTTGATAACGAGGATTATGATAATAAGGAGTTGAACAACAATGAGTTGAACAACAATGAGTTGAACAACAATGAGTTGAACAACAATGAGTTGAACAACAATGAGTTGAATAACAACGAGTTGAACAACAATGAGTTGAACAACAATGAGTTGGCTAACAATGAGTTGGCTAACAATAACTTGAATAACGTAACCGCTCCGAACATGAATACCTCTGAGAATGAAACAACCGGATCGGAGATTGCCTTACTCGGCGATGATGTCGAGCGCTACAAGGACGATGATGCCTTTCTCCAAGATACACTCATGCCGATTATGAGAAGCTATTTTCCCACAGATCCCTCGGAGAACGGCGAAAAGAATATCCTCATGGGTGTTCTCAAGCACGATGCGATTGTGATCGTAAAAGTAAAACAGCTGATGGAAAGCGGTACAAATAACAATGAGGACTTTGTTGAAATTATCGAGGAGTACACAGATGATGAGTACATGGATAAGGAAACGATTGAGGATACTCTAGAACTTACACTCAAGTATGTGACTGGACTCAAGTCGTCTATCGATAGCTATGTCGAGTACGACTTCTTCTGCTCGTCTATCCCTGGATACAAGCAGTTCGTTGAGGAAATGCTGCAGTACCGTGTGGTGATGCGGCTGAATCGCCACATGTTTTACAAGGAACTCTATGGATATCTCCGCAAAGAGGTCTTTGATAACTATGATTTCAATACGGCCATCTTTGATTTTGACAGCGAAGTGAATGAGTTCGTGAAGGAAAATAAGAGACAGGGGCGTAACAATAATAAGAAGCCTACTGCGAATAAGAAGCCTACTGTGAATAACTACGAGGAAGTTCCTACTGGCATTATTAATGCAAATAAGATAAACACGAGCCGCGTGGGTAGCTCGATCTTTGGCACAGCAAATGCGACAGTTGGTACAGCAAACTCCACTGTTAACACAGCAAATGCTACGGCTGGTACAGCGAATGCGACAGTTGGTACAGCAAACTCCACTGTTAACACAGCAAATACTACAGTTGGTACAGCAAACTCCACTGTTAACACAGCGAATACGACTGAAAAGTCTACGGCTACACCCACTCTAATGAATCAAATCACTGCTGCAATTACACCCGCTACTGCTCCCGCTACTGCTCCCGCTACACCCCCGCCCACCCTTTTAAATCAAATTGCTACAGCCACTGGACTCAGGGCTCCGCAAAAAGGGGGTCGCATCACCCCGAGACAGGGACACAATTCATCCCGTTTCACCCGCAGACATTAGATTACTGCATAACTTTTAATACCAGTTCAGCGGACTTATTAGCCGATAAAGGAAGTGTTAAATGTCCATTACGTCTACAGGAATAGAAAGGAATAATATGATACTGTTCCTTCCCAGTCTTGATCCACTCATCCATATATCCCTTTGTTATTAGATAATCTTCACTCTGATCATCGAAGCCAAACTCAATCAGTTTCTTTAAGATTGTAACAGCCTCCTTTACACGAGAAAACTTATCCTTCTCCATCTAGTCAAAGCCCTCTGTCCGCTTTAGACCAAGCTCTGCGGCCCCCTTAGACCAAATCAAAAAGCCTCAGATAGAAATGGGCCCTCGTATCTTTTTTAACAAAGGAGGACGTCTTGGTAATAATATTATTCAATACATGGCCGCTCTTCTCATACAAAAAGTGTTTGGCCATGAAATTGTATCTTATGAATCTACGCTACAGAATCCTCTCAAGATTACCGATGAATCACCCCAATGGGAGATTTTCTGTGATCTTCTTCTGAGTGGTCATACAAAGATAAAAGGATTTCCATTTGAAGGGCGAGACCTCTTTTTGAATGGATTCTTCCAACGATCCGATATCTATGTTCAAAATCGTAAGTATCTGCTTTCAAAATTCACTGCGGAGTCAAAGGATAGACTTAACTACCATATCAGTGTATCGGATCTAGTAAAAGCCCGCGGTGCAGATACTAAAGGGTCCCGTGTTGTCCATTTCCGCCTCGATGATTTCCAACACAGTGATACGTATTCACGTATTCTCCACCCCTCCTTTTTCACAGATCTTCTTCGCAAGGAGTTAGCCCCTCTTCATATTGTCTGCCAAGCGCCGACAAAGGTTGAAGAAGAGATCTATTTAGCGATCTTCGATGAATTTCACCCCACTATCCATCATGGATCTATATTAGAAGACTTTGCTACCTTACGTGATGCAGAGACTCTCATTGCATCGAATTCAACCTTTGCGTGGACGGCGGCGTTTCTTGGAAACCAGAAACGGATCCTCCCTCAAATGGACGATATGCCGCCACAGACACTTCTTGCTATTGATGCAACCGATACTGTGCTCCCATGTCGCTTCGTGAATCTTCACGAGTTCTCCGTAAGAGACACTATGCAACTCTTTGCTGGAGAAGATTTTCAGGGAATGTGCGACTGCACTCTATTAACGCGAGAAAAATACGAATATCATCAATTCTTAACCAAATCTGTTCCTACTGAAAACTTATTGTTTCTACAAGAGTCCTGGTCGACTCATCGCGATGCAGCACGTATCTTTGCATATACAGATAATCTTGATGAGGCTATTAAAAGGGCGTGCGACTACTTCAGTGGACCACGTCTTTTTATGATTCATAATGGAGATGGAGAGATCTCCTTTGAGACACTTTCACCGCTCCTCGAGAAATTTCCTCGAGTGCAGGTCTTTCTGCAAAATAATACGCTTGATCATCCCAGAATACGCAGTCTTCCTATGGGGGTTCAGAACATGATGTGGAGGCCTTTTAACCCGAATATACCCTATACTCCTTCGTATGATCTTGCAAATAAGACGATTCGTGTCCTTTCTAGCCATTTCGGGGCGTCGCATCCTATTCGAAAAGAGATTGTCGACGAGGTTGCGTTGATGGAGGCATCTATTCTCTCTCGCTGCAGCTTTTCCGAGTATATAGAGAAAACGAAGGCGGCCATTTTTTCAATCTGCCCTCGTGGAAACGCACAGGATACCCATCGTCTCTGGGAGACATTGTATTCTCATGCAATCCCTGTTGTGATCGACGGCCCCTTTATTCGCCAGCTGGTAAAAACACTCCACCTTCCTCTTTGCATCGTTGAATTGGGCGCCATAGAAGAGGGTATTGCCGAGTACGAAAAGAAGCTTGGAACGAAGATAGAGTGTCCAGTCTATTTACACCTGCAGTTCTGGAGACTTCTCTTTGAAACCTACTGACCAGAAACCCCATTCATGAAGTGAAACAATATCTCCAGAGGATTTCTGAAAATCAGTAAATGTTTCAGCAGAGTCCAGTTGAAGAGGACGCAGCTTATATAGAGTTGGGTGAAATGCGAGACAATAATTGAAATATAATTCATACTCGGACATTCCAGAGGAGTACGAAGCAGGTGAAACGTTTGCTAGAAGTACCTTCCACCAAGGATTGCCATGTATCCTTTCAATCTTGGAGAGGAGTTCGTTAATAATCTCTCGCGAAAAGAGACAGTGATGCGTAATACCTGTTACATCTGGGATCTGGCGACCGAGGCCAGGGATGATTTTGTTAATATGAACAAAATAGGGCTCATGATATTCAGTTAACCCTTTAGCAAAAAGAGGATATCCATCTTCAAAAAAGGAAACGGGTTTCTTCATAATGCAATCGGAGTCGAAAATAAGAAGATAGGGTTTATCCGTCTTCAGTACATCAAACGCGCAGAGCTTGAGTAACTGTTGGAAATACCATCCTGTTCTTGAAGCATCGGATATCTCTGCCAGTACATCCTCTTTGGTAAAAGGGAATGTAGTTTCAGGAATCCATTCACAGCCCTCTTCTTCTGGATCTTCCGCAGATACAATAAAGATCTTTCCAAGGCCCTTTGCATTCTGTTTCAGGCTTAAAATACAATAGGGAAGAATGAGATGGTCTTTTTTATGAAATGGGATCATCACATCATATAAACAGGACATCCTTTAGCTAAGTAGATTCATGGGCGTCCCCTTTATATTCGTGCATCTTGGTAAACACTTTCCAGAGTATTGTAACGACTCGATCGAACAAGTTCGACTCTGGAATCCTGGGGCACGTATCCTCTTTGTTGCAGAAGGATGTCACCGAGGAAAGGTGGACTGTGAGTTCATTGAGTTAGGGTCTATCCCTGTCTCGGCAAAGAGGGCCCATTTTCTGAAAACGACACGACTCGATTCAACCTTTCGCGAAGGCTTCTGGAAGTTCACGACAGAGCGTCTTTTTGTTCTGGAAGATGTGATGGGTTTTATGGGGATAGACGAGTGTGTTCATCTTGAAAATGATATTATGGTGTATTTCAATCTCGATGAAATGCTTCATCGTCTTCGCTCGGCGGTTGGGAAAAAGTTTGCTGCGACCTATCTTGGTGGTCAACAGCTTACCTATGCCACACTTTATATTGGAGATCTTTTCTCCTTTTCCCAACTCACTACCTATCTTGTTTCACAGAAATCTAGCGAAAATGAAATGAGCCTTGGCTATACGTTTTATACAGAGAATCCAGAGTACTGTGCTTTCTTACCAACATATCCTGTGGATAATGGTGTAATTGAGTCTTACATAGGGGCTGAGAGATTTAAAGGAGTATGGGATGCAGCGGCCTATGGACAGTATATTGGAGGAATTGATCCACGAAATGGAGAGGGCGGGCCAGGGTTTGTGAATCAGAACTGCGCCTTTCGAAGCGACGAGTTTACGTATTCTTGGTCTTCCGAAGGAGGGCTGAAGTATCCAGTTATATCCAAAGGTCGTTTATCGTGGCCCTTGTATAATCTTCATATTCATTCAAAAGAGTTGGCAAAGTATAAATCTACCTAAACTGGTTCTACACATTAAAGAAGATGTGTGGGATCTGGGTCTTACTTGGAGAAAACTTTGCCGATGGTAGAACCGATAACTGTGTGAAAGCACTGGAGGCACGGGGTCCAGAGGGGACACATATTGTTGCTGTGAGCGGGGCAACAATGGGTTTTACACGGCTCGCCATTAATGGTCTGAATCCTCTTGGTATGCAGCCTATGCAGTCTGGTGATCTCTGGTGGATGTGCAACGGTGAGATTTATAACTGGAAGGAGCTGGCCGAGGAGCATGGGATTGAGAGTAAGTCTGGGAGTGATTGTGAGGTATTGGGTCCTCTATTTGAGAAGATCGTGGCGCCAGGAGAGGATGCGGCAAAGTTCTTTCGCATGCTCGATGGCGTCTTTGCCATTGCTGTGCTCGACAGCCGCGCGGGGCAGCGCTCCCTTGTTCTGGGCCGCGACCCCTATGGAGTTCGCCCTCTGTTTGTAGGGCATGAGAATGGAAAGCTGAGGGTCGTGGCAAGTGAAGTGAAGGCAATTCGCCCTTATTGCACGAACGTGCATCCCTTTCCGCAGGGAACATGTGAGACCTATGATCTTAAAGAAGGCCCCTTGTATCGCACAGCCTATCATACTATACCCTGGATGAAGAACCCAATGTATACCTCTGTGGAGATGGCATGTAGTGCACTTCGTACCGCATTAGAGGCAGCAGTAAAGAAGAGAATGTTAACGGAGAGACCGGTTGCCGCGCTTCTGAGCGGAGGAGTGGACAGTAGTTTGATCGCTTCTCTCGTGGCAAAGGAACTTCGGGCAGCGGGGGCTCCTCCTCTGAAGACATTCAGCATTGGAATGAGCGGTTCGCAGGACTTGTTCTATGCAAAAAAGGTGGCGGGCTGGATTGGATCGGATCACCATGAGATTGTCTTGGATGCGAAGGAGTTTCTTGATGTGATTCCGCAGGTGATTCATGATATCGAGTCCTTTGATACCACGACTGTGCGTGCGAGTGTAGGAAATTGGCTTGTGGCTCGCGAAGTGGCTCAACAGAGCGACTGCAAGGTCGTCTTTAATGGTGATGGAAGCGATGAGGTCTTTGGATCTTATCTGTATTTCTATGGGGCACCAAATCGGGCTGCGTATGAAGAGGAGGTTACTCGTCTTCTCTCTGAGATTTCCATGTTTGATGTTCTGCGCTCGGACCGCTGCATCAGCAGCCATGGTCTTGAGCCGCGGACCCCCTTTCTTGATAAGCAGTTTGTTGCGGTGGCTCGCTCTATCCCAACGGATCTGTTGAGGCCAGCGAAGGGTAAACAGGTTGAGAAGTGGATTCTGCGGAAGGCATTTGATGATGGAGAGACATTGCCTTCTGAAGTTCTGTGGAGGAGAAAGGAGGCTTTTAGCGATGGTGTGAGTTCCACTGAAAAAAGCTGGTATCAGGTCGTTCAGGAGAGGGCGGCTACCATTGTACCTGAGGACTGGATTTCGAAGGTAGATGAAGTGCTTCCAGCAACAACACCTGAGATGTATTTATATCGTTTTTATTTTGAGTCTAGTCACGGAAAGGAAGTCTCGCGAAACCTTTTTCCTCATTTTTGGATGCCGAGATGGAGTCCTGGTGTTACAGATCCATCCGCTAGGGCGTTAGGGGATTATTAGAGATCGATCGGCTCATGAAGCTTTGCAACAATTCGTGGACGCTTCTTCTCAGTATGGTCTGAAGGGGGGGATGCAGGGGGAGGAGGAAGGATAGGGGGAGGAGGGAGGATAGGTGGGGGGAGAATAGGTGCCTCCACAGGAGCAGGTGCCTCTGAAGGTGCCTCCACAGGAGCAGGTGCCTCCACAGGAGCCTCTGAAGGAGCCCCTGAAGGTGCCTCTGAACGTGCCTCTACAGGAGCAGGAGCCTCTGAAGGTGCCTCTGCAGATGCATCCACAGGTGCAGGTGCCTCTGCACACTCGCAATCGAAACAGCGTGTCGAATCACATGTGGTGCAGTCAGGAATCTCTGCAGGGGCATCCGCTGGCATAACTGAAGGCTCCTTCACGCAACTGCAGCACCATGTCGAGTCAGTATTACCACACCCTCCCTCTTCACGAGGACAGATTTCTGGCTGATAGATCACATGATCCTCCTGATCCTCCTCGTCCTCCTCTTCATACATAGAATATGCATCCTCAAGCTTCTTAATATTACTACTAAATCCGCAAACAAGAAGAGTGAATCCAAGAATGATCGAGTACATAAGCTTGAACTCCTGATTCTCATGGATGTAATTGTAGGAAGTGAGAATAATCATACCAGATCCAATGTAGTACTTATTAACTGAATTCTCATACATCAGGACAAGTGTAAGAAGAGAATGCAGACTCATATCATACACCTTAGACATGGTAAAGATGGGAATAGATGCCAGAAGCATATTCTCAAGATAAGTCTTCAACATTTTGCTCTACACTACAGGGACCGTCGAAACAAATCAATTTTATGCGGCCAAAAATTGAGGCTGATTTGCCCCTTTTGAAAGTTATCCATGGATGAACAGTGCTTAGCGTGGCGTGTAAAAGACGATAAAGATGGGCTTGTACGATATCAATCTGAATTCATCGGAGGACAAAAGTTCTATCTTCCATTTCGATGTCCTGAAAAGAGGATTGTTAATTCTGAACTTTGCAGCGAGTGTTACAGAAAGAGAGAGGATGATAAGAATAAGACGGTGGCTGAACGAAAACGATTCCATCCTTCACGATACTGGGGCCTCATCACAGAACCACATGAGAGTATTCTTTCTGTAGCACAGTTCCCCTTTACAGAAAGCTGGCTAAAGAAAAAAGACAACTTAGGTATTAGTGATAAGAATATGGCGAAGGCAAAGAATGCAGTGGATAAGGCAAAGGGTTCTGCAGCAGCAGAAGAGAAACCGACTGTTGTAGCAGAAGAGGTAAAGCCACTTGTAGAAAAGAAGAAGCCGCGCATTAAGACCACCGAGGTAAAGCCCGAAGTGAAAAAGAAGGTTCAACGGAAAAAGGTGGTTGAAGAGGTTTTACCATTGCCAAAGGCTACTGCCCTTTTACAGCAATCAGAAACTGAAAGTGTAGAAGAGGTTATTACTGTGAAGGTTCAGCGCTTTGAACACAACGGAAAGAACTACTACTTGAATACCACCAAGTACAAGCTCTATGACTATCAAGCCGATGGAGGTTGTAAGGGAATTTATCATGGCCGCTGGGACCCCGCGACCGAGACCATTCATACAGAGCTAATTGATTCAGACGCAGAGAGCTGACCAGCTCGCGGGGAACTTAGTCTCAAGAAGCTTTGAGACTTCTGCTGCATACTCGCGAATCTCTTTTTGTGCGTGAGGATCTAGGCGAAGTGTACAGAGGCGAGCATACGCCGCAATCGAGGCAGTCTCGATAAACTCAGTATACATGCTCTGGGGAAGAATAATGCGTGCAATCTCGGGTGCTACACCCAGGTCTAATAAAGCCTTGTAAGCATACAGTGCTTTATCTGTCTCTTCGACAATAAGGCTGCGAGCAAGCTTTGCATCCTTAATTGAGTCGTCTTTCGACCCCTGCTTTTTATTTGAATCTCTCTCACGAATGTTTTCTTCCGATGGAATGTAACATTCGGGCGGATCATCGACATAGCGTCGACTCACCTCATTACGCGCAAATCCAACCGTGTGGCGAAACCACTCGCGCGCCACAAAGATTGGCATCTTAATCCGAAATCGCGCAATTGGATGAAAGAACGGGGAATTGTGTCCATGCTCTGCAAGATACTTAATCAGCTTCTTGTCGCGCTCGATCAGCTCTTTGGACTCTTTTCCAAAGGAGACACGTGCAGCATTTACAACAGTGAGATCATCGCCAAAGACTTCAAGAAGCTCAACTGAGCCGCCCTGCATATTTACTTTCTATTATTAAGTTTGCGCTCGGCTTTACGCTGTCTGTATGTCTTCTTGGCCTTGCGGTATCCATTGCGCTGGGTCTTTCTTTTGCCACCAGACTGTGTGGGGGCAACGAAGTTGTAAGGGTTGATCACCGCGCACGTGGTAGACCAAGAAGAGATCGCGCTCGATGTACCCGTGGTGGTGGTGCCTCCAATGCAGGTTCCATAGGTACCTGCAGGGGCTGTCCATGTTCCACCCGCAGCCGTGCACTCTGTCTGCGTCTTCTGTGTTGGAGCCCCTGTGCCAACCGCACAAGAACCCAGGGTGGTAGGGAGGCTCTGCCAGACTCCTCCAAGTGTCTCGCACTCAGTGCTGAGGTAGATACGGCTGAGCCAGTCGGCGGAAGGCTTTCCTAGCCACTTGCAAGAAGGGGCGAGGAAGATCGGGGGAGGCCCGCCCTTTACCGTTACGGTGGAAGGAGGAGTGCCCGCAGAAGTAAAGGCCGCGGCAGGAGCCGTAAGGGTTGCCAGGGCCGCTGTTCTAGCAGCCGTCGCATCGGCCGTTGTGTCGGCGTTTACGAAATCGTATTTATTCAGGTCCTTGCATGTAACGCCAAAATCTGCTCCGCCAACAAGGCACTTTCCATTCGCACTGTACGTGCCACCCAGCTTGAAGCAGTCGAGCGAGCTGTAGATACGGGTCTGCCAATCATCAGAGGGCGCACCGAGGTACTTGCACTGGGGGAGGACAGCAGGGGGCGGGGGACCAGCCGTTACGGTGAAGCCAGTAGGGAACTTGTAGAGGGCCTTGGCCTTGGCGAAGGCCTTTGCTCCATCAATGCCGACGACGGTAGGAGGGTTTAGCGCCGCCTTTCTGGCAGCCGCCGCGCTAACATCCGTCACACCTGCGATAACGAAATCATACTTGTTCAGCGGCGAGCATTCCGTTGAATAGTTCTTGGTTCCAGCTGTGCAGATACCATTTTCATCAAGATTTGCATTGATATCGATTAAGCTGCACTCGGAAGAATTGTAGAGACGAGAGGCGAAATCATTGGACGGCTTACCCAGATACTTGCACTTCGGCATGAATCCAGTGGGAGGAGCTCCTGCAGCGACAGTGATGCTGGCCGGAGGCGGGTTGAGCGCGGCAACTGTGGCGTGGGCGACAGCCGGTGTAACAAGAGCATTTGTGAGGGAGAGGTTGGTCGCCGCAATTACTTCGGCAGTTACCGTCGTGTTGAAGTTGTATTTGTTCAGCTCAGCACATGTCGTGGAAAGAGCACCGCAGGTACCGTCGGCGTTAAAGGTTCCACCAAGGACATCGCACTCGGCCTCTGTGTAGATACGCTTTGTCCAGTCATCTGAAGGGCGACCAAGGTACTTGCACTGAGGAACCACTGTCGCAGGGGGGAGACCCACATTGATCGTGAAGTTTGCAGGGGGCGGCTTGGTAATCGCAATCTGGGCATGCGCGCTCGCCGCCGCTGTCGTCTGGATAGCAACCTTCGTTGCATCCGTGTAGAATGTGTACTTGTTGAGGGGCTGGCAATCAACTGAAAGGTCGGATCCGTTCAGTACGCACTTGTTCGTCGCAGCCGTGTGGGTTCCGCCTAGGACAGCGCAATCCGTGGCATTGTAGAGACGTGAGAGCCAATCCGCAGAGGGACGACCGAGGTACTTGCACTGGGGTAACATGCCTGTCGGAGGGAGACCCTGGGTAATTCCAGGAACCGTGGCTGTAGGGGCCGGAGTTGTCGCAGCCTGCGCAGCATAGGCCTCAGCCGGCACAAGGATCGCCTTGGCCAGATCGGCAGTCGCAAGCTTCGCAGCAGTCTTTGTATTATCCGTTAAGAAGTCGTACTTATTGAGGTCAGCGCATGTAGCGGAAAGATCGGATCCGCCCGAAACACACTTCAAGTCAACCGTGGCCATTGCAGGTGCAGTGCACTTCGAGTCGACCTGTTCAGTTACAGTTCCACCGGTGATACAGCGGCCGTCCATACGAAGAGCTCCGCCCAGTGTGTCAATGCATTCAAACGAGGTGAAATAACGGTAAGACCAGTCGTCAGAAGGTCTGCCGAGATTCTTGCACTGAGGGAGCACGGTTGATGCAGGGATACCTGGTGTAACTGTCATAGAAGGAGGACGCACAAATGCGGCGGCCGCATATGCAGCAGCAGCTTTGCGTGCAGGGAGGAGAAGAATATCTGTAACGGCGGCGGAGGTAGAGGCAACTTTTGCCGTAGCAGCAGTTACCAGGGTGTCCTGGTAGTCGGCAACTGCTTGCGCAGCGGCCGCAATAGACGCTTTCGCATTCAGGTCTCCCTTCGCTGTCTGCTCATCAAGAAGCGCACTAGAATAGTCTTTTTGCTTCTTCACAGCGTCGGCGTTGGCCGTCTTCTTTACCTCTTCAGCTGCAGATAGTTCTGAGTTTGCAGTGCTCTTCAAAGCTTGTGCCTCCTCTAGCGCCTTCTTAGCAGTTGCCTGATCAGCTGACGCTTGAGTGACCGCTGCAAGTGCGGAATTATCTAGACTCTTATATGCGGCCTGCTTTGAGATAAGCTGCGTGTACTGCTGCTGCGCAGCGGTTACCGCGGCAGCAGCATTTGCAGCAGCTTGTGTGGCAGCGGCAGTGGTAGCATTTACAGAAGCGCCAGTCGTTTGACCACCACTCTGTCGCTTTCTTTGAAGAGTTGCATTTTTCCTCAGATTTACACGACGTCTGAGGGTATTGGTGGGCATTCTCTATATTTATAGAAAAGATATAAAGTATACCCTAAAATAACGTAACTAGTTTCGTCTACGTGTGGACTTCTTGCGACCCTTCGATCGTTTACGACGAGTCATTCCTCCCGTTTGAGACGTAAGTGCTGCGGCTGCAGCATACGCGTCAACAGAAGCCTTTGAAGCGGCCGTGGCAGCAGCTGCTGCCGTAGCTGCTGCTGCAAGTGCTGCTGCAGCAGCTGGACCAGCACTCAATAAACTTGGTGTTATTGCAGAAAGTTTTGATAAATTAACTGATGCAGTTGTGGGAGCTTGAGGTACAGAGGGAGGAGCTTGTGGTACAGAGGGAGGAGCTTGAGGTACAGAGGGAGGAGCTTGTGGTACAGAGGGAGGAGCTTGAGGTACTGAGGGAGGAGCTTGAAGCACGGAGGGTATGTTTGCAGGTATCACTGGAGCTGTAGCAGTAGATGGAATTGTTGGCATAGCCGACATAATCATAGATTTTGAGACCGGGTCATTTCTTGCGGGTAGACTAAGAATAGCCTCCTTTGCAATGTTTACTGCTGTGGGCTCACCACCCGCTTGTATAGGGATTAATTTATCTAATATTCCTGCCATTTCCTATTATAATGGTGAGACTAAATGTATACCTTCGTACTATCCCACATTCCATCTGCACTACTATTCTTCTTCCACCACTCCTTGCATGCAGCAGAAGCTGCTGCCCATACCTCCTCTGTCGTACCCTCTGCAATTCTCCTTGCATCCTGAGGAGTCTGTGCTACAAAATAATGTACATTCTCCACGGGTGGATCTGCATACGTCATATCTACACCGGGAGTAATGATAGGGACTGCGCCCATCGCCATACATTCCACCTCACGATGGCATTTCCATCCATATCCAGGTAAACAAAGACCAAACTTTGCATCCGCCAACTTGAGAAGATATTCTTCTTGTGTAAACGGGTACTCCTTTGAAACTCCAACGGGCATTACAAACTCACTGCAGACGGTGGGCCAATTCACTCCCACTCTCCTCTCCTTCTGAACACCATTCTCCACCTTTCCATAGAAGACAAGAAGCTGGGATCTCTCCGCAAATGTCTTTCCCGTCATTTCCTGCTTCACGAGCTGCTCCACCATTCGAGGTCTACGCGGCCAGAAGCTCCAGCTCTTTCCACCCTGAGGAGGCGTCGGGTTTCCAAAAAGACCCACCCTGTATTTCTTCTCATCGACCGGTGCACGATTGAGCCATTCAAGTGTCGGGCGATCATAGAGAAGAACATTTCCAATCCCGCCGAGCCAGACCTGTGTAATCGTCTTGTCTTCCACAATACGAACGTATCCCCTCTCCTCCCATATCCTGGCAGTCTCGCGAAAGCTATCCCCTGCATGTCCGAAAAAGTCTTCAAGAGGCTTGCACGGCATATAGAGAACAGGAAGTGCCTTCTTCTCTACAACGGGCTCACGCAGAAGTTCATCATAGACCGACTTAAGAAGATTGGCCTTTCCCGCTGTGGTCGGTGTACCCTTTGGCGCAATCACAAGAGAATGGGCGAGACCGGCCGCCCGTGCCATATGAAGCCCATCTGCATCCGGTTCCATTTCATTCTGTATTTCAATTACCTTTGCTCCCGTCGGTGCGAGCCAGAGCCACGCCCAGCTGTCTCCTGAAAAGAGAACAGCCTTGGCCCCAAGCAATTTATTAACAAGAACAACAGGAGATGTGCGGAAAGGCCAGACGACCTCGATCTCCAGAGAAGGATTCTTCTCTTCTAAAGTCTTAATGAACTCCTGTGTATAATAGGTGTCGTCTGCAAAGATAACAATCTTCGACGAGGGTGTAGAAATCCATTCGCCCCTGAACGACTCGCGCAGAATGTCACAGTGTTCCTTGAGCACGAAGGCATTGTCCTGGGGCAAGAGTACATATGCCTCCTTACACCAGACCTGCATATCGGATTCACGGGGTAGAACGGGAACATCTGCTCGGCCCCAATTGAACAACTGGAGTATATCGAGAAACGGCTTCTCGCGAGGAGACCAGAACTCGCCCTTTCCTCCTGCCTCCTTTCTGAGCAAAAGAATGTTTGCAAGATAATGAATCATGTACTTCTGTGCGCTGTCTGCAATCTCATCAGGAAGAGGTGCAATAAGACCCGTTTCGATGGAGAGGCACGGAGATAATCCACTAATCTGCGCGGCAGACCACATCTCGGATCCTTTCTTTGATCCTCCCACAAAGAGAGACGTATAGGAATATCCAAGACCCGTTGGTGTCTGAAATGTGTCCTTTGTCTTGTAAATCTGGATCGGCTGCGACGTGAATGTATTTGTATCGGCTGCAGAAAGGCTATACTTTTCTCCACGCTTTACCATCGTACAGAAGGTCTTGGCCTTCGTCTCTGAGGTTGCATTCACGGGGCGAGTGAATGAAGCGGGTTGCAGCTTCTTATACTGAGTTTCCGTGGGCATTGCAGTATAAGGATTCATATGATGAAGTCCCGTGGGATGAATATAGAAATACATCGGCTTATCGACAATGTCCTCGGGATCATAGGTACGAATCTGGCTTGTGTGAATGTGATGCGTTCTTAGGGTGAGAGCAGGATTCACAACCAGCATCTTCGCACGGAGCATTTCCACGTTAATTGCGTTGTCGCAGCCCGCACGACCGAACGAGAAATCAAGGCCCTTCATATCCCATGTACGCGACTTCACAGAATCACTCAGCAGGGCCCATGTGTCCTGGCTGTCCGCCCTCGGGCCAAAGAGCTCACTTTGGTCCTCTGGCTGCCCCTCCTTCGCCTCATACCGCAAAAGAGAAAGGAATTTGTTCTCCATATTTGTATCCCATACAGACCTCCAGGTGTCGTCGAGATGAATATCACTGTTTGCAAACACGACGATCACGTCGTTAGGTACATTCGCGTGAATCCACTCAATCACTTTCCTATAGGTGAGACGCTTACCGATCACATGCTGCTGCAGCTTCTCAGACGTGGGAAGACGCGACTTGAGATCCTTCTCATTCAAAAGAATGATCTTGTCGATAAAAGAGCATGCAATATTCTTGTCAAGACAATACCTGAGTTCTTTGGACCTTTCCTCTGCGACTGGGATATAATACTGGCTAATCATCCAGAGCTGAGAAGGCTTTTTCCTCTCGGGTATAACCTTCACGAGACCACGATTCGACTGAGGGGTCCGTCCATACACGATAGCCATTCGCAGCAAACACGATGCTAGAAGACATGCGTCATTCTCCGTGCCGTCCCAGCGGTCGCCGAGGAACTGGAAGAGCTCGCCAACCTCGTCGAGGCAAATGAGATTGGTAATCTTGAGTTCCTTGATCTTCTCCTCCCCCACCGCATCTAGGGTGGCCTTACTCGCAAAGATGATCTTCACCGTGTCAGCCTTTCCATCGAGAATCCACTTGGCATCTGCCGCGGCGAGGAACACTGCCACGGTTACCTTGGGAGAGATCATCTCTGCACCCACAGCACCTACCTCGTACCGCTCCCACGGTACACTGAGGTCTGTATCTTTATCGATCCATACAATGGTTTTTGCATCTTTCCATGTACTTGTTTCTGTTTGGAGGATTCTGATAGGTTTACCTGTCTTTGGGTTAGTACTCATCATTCTTCTTTAGAAAGGTGAGCAAGGTTTAGGCTTAGAGAGAAAAAAACAGTCTATAGAAATGGACAGAGTTGATGTGGCCTACCTGCTGAATAGTACGCCCAAGTACTTTTATTTACTGCCGCTGCATATGATTCTTCTTCGCAGATATGCGGAGGGGCTCAAGTGGCCTGTCTATCTGGCGACAGAGTATCCCGATGACCCGATCTGCGACCTCCTTCGCCGAACATACGATGTAAAGATTCTTGAGCTTTCACTCGAGGATTCTGGATTTTTAGAGAGTCGTGCGGCTGCGATTCGCCTTCTTCCTCCTGAAATACGATATGTTCTTCCGATGCAGGAAGATTTTCTTCTTGAAAGAGATGTACGCCGAAGTGCTATCGAGGAAAGTATAGAAAAAATGGATAGTTTTACAGCAATTGCGTCGATGCGATGGATGCCTTGCCCTGGTCCTGTAGGACCAACGGGACCAGTTAATGGAGACAGGTGCCCTGGACCAACGGGACCAGGGCAATGGGCACCCATTACCGAGCAAGACACCTTCCGTTTTACGTTTCAAGCGACCCTCTGGCGTCGAGAGGTTATCCAGGACTGGTTTACACGTCTGCTTGAGCAGTTTGCAGTCGATTATCCTGAAGAAATGCCTTTTAAGGAGAGGATGGCCCTTCAGATTCGCAGCAACTATGCTGAAAATACGAGGGGGCAGGACTATTTCATAAAATGGCTAGGACACATGGTCCATTTAGCGTGGATTCGGGCTCACAAGGCGCCCAATGCCGTGTACTTGAGTCCTTGGCCCTATCGTCCAACTGCAGTTACAAATGGAAGACTTGAGGCTTGGGCCGTTGAGCTGGCAAAGAGAGAGGGATTTCCGCTAAACGCTTCATAAGCGGCAACCCAGCGCTCGCGAATTTCGTCATTAATGCGAGGAATACTTGAGGCAGAGTTGATTGAATCCCATGCAATCTTTATTAAATTCGTATAGACATCTTTGGTGGCAGCCCTTGATTTCTTATTCGAAAGATCAGAGAATAGAACAAGGTCGAGCCAATCATAGGAGACATAATCATAGTTTAGAAGCCCGCGATTATCTGTATTAATACTAACAAGAACATCTTTTTGTAAGAGTGTGGCACCAGGGTGTTTTTCTGCATCGGGTACAAACCCAAGAAGTGAATTGCTCAGAGGACACAGTTCAACAAGGATCTTCTTTTGTTTATAGATCTTCATAAGGCGATCACTTGATTTTAAGACGATTCCATGGCCAATGCGGAGTGCATCGAGGTTCGCCGCGAGTTCTAAATTCTGCATCCCTGCGGCATCTCTATCTGTGCTATACGATTCCCCTGCATGGAGAGTAAATGAAATATCATCCTTGTTTGGAGCATTCTCCTTAAAATTTTTGAGGCTCTCTTGAAGAATTGAATACGTTAATTGAGTCGGATCGCTGGGGGCAACACGTGCACGAGCAGTGAATTTTCTCGCAAGGGATGTGAGAAGGGATGTATGTTTCTCCGCCTTCAGTTTACTTATATCTTCTTGGCCATACATGTCGTAACCGATAATGAGCGGTTCGGGTAAACACGTGTTAAATGAATTATATGTATTAAATTTACAAATAGCTGTCATAAGTGATTCCATATTTGTAGGGCGCCCTGCACCCACAATAATATGAATGGATACACCCGTTTCACGTTTTAATTGTAATAGGAATTCATTCAAATCTGTAAAATATCGTTTTCTTACTTTATCAGAGGGACACAGTTCTCCAGAAGAAAAATCTTCAGCTTTTAAACAAGATGTATCCATATCGTATGATTTGATACGAAAGTCTTCTGTCCAATTCCACAGATTAAACGTATACTTCACTTGTAACTCCTGCATATTCTCTTCTTTAGCAATGATGGCTGCATATTTCCAAGACTCTTCAACTAGTATGTAATTATTCACAACCCACTTGTATCTTTCTGCTGCATATTCTAAAAATGCCCACGCCTTCTTAGATGTGTTGATTACTGAATAATTGGTTTCATTTATCTGAAGAACAGAGAGTGCCTCGTTTATATGAATCAGACCCTCTTGCACGTCGTGAAGAGTGTATTTCATTTTATTATCTGAGAACTCGTTCACTGTTATTCTCGTTGTAATCGTAGGATCATTTCTCACAACATACAGTCCTTCACGAGGAGCATCTTTTGGAAATACACAGAGAGTATTCTCTGGAATAACACCTTGTAGTTTTTCTCTTATTTCTGCTCCAACATTTTCATACTCTGGAATGAAGACAAGGATCAGACCTTTTTGCTCTAAAATTCCTTCATTCAGTAACTTTTTCATAAAGCCCTCGGTGTAGACAATTGAATAGTGGTGATCATGATGAGAGACTCCCTTTGGAATTGATTTAAGAAGTCTGATAGTAGTTTGCAGATCCTTGCAAATTTTAACAATATTATATGACTCTCCTTCCATTCGATCGGGTACGTTTGTGAATACACGAGGGATGAGCAAGGACAATGTACTCTTCACTTCTCTAGGAGAAAGAGTCTCATTGAACACTGTATCTAGGTATCGATAGAAGGCAACACGAACTGCCGCGGGGCGCGTAGACAGTTTTATCTCAGAGAGAAACTTATGAATATTCGTATTTGCAAAAAGATTATTCATGTAAGATTTTAATTTTGAAGACTCCAACCTGAACGTACTGAATGCGGGTGATGTCTTTATAAAACTGCCACCATATTGTTTATTTTTGCGTGTTATGTTTTGGTATCTTCTTTTTTTAAAGGTAATCCTCGCCATCTACTTAGTGGCCGGGACTTATTGTAGAATACTTACAAATGCTGAATTATTTTGGCCGGTTGCAGTATAAAAGGCAGTAGAAGAAAGCCCAGAACGAACCACGTTAAACTGCGTAGGTGGCCATGCGCCGTTTGCATTTGAGTATCCTGCAACTGCACCCGGTATCGAGTGTTGCATAACATAATTACTTATATAATTTGTGGACAAGACAAATCCTAGATTTAATGGAAGTGTGAGGTTTCCTGAATACGGATTATTTACATAAAGTGCAGTGGCTGTTGGTAAATTCGATGGATAAAAGTATTCTTCATGTGCCGATCCTGGGACAAGAAACTCTCCATACGTCATGAAAGAAGAAACGGTGAGTTCTGGAATTTGTAGATTTGTATCCAAGGCGGTCGTTCTGAAATTGAACTTGGGCTTGTAATCAATAAGGACCGATGTGGATGCGGAATATTTCGAAATGATCGTCGAGTAAGGCTGAAGATTTAGAGTTAAGCTTGATACTACACACTGTATCGTATTTGATGTGGGAATATACTCATAGATATTCGCGGTGTAAGGGTTTGCAGGTGGTCCGTCTACGAAACTCTGGATTGGAGTACTGGGCCCACGAAGCCCTGCAGGGTAATACGGAAATCCAAGACTGCTTACAATTGTACAGATAAGAGGAGCATCAGGGGGTGCAGCAATACCACCCGTGTACCCTGCTGTAAAGTAGGCTGTGTAAAAGGTTGATAAATACGAAATGGGTTGTGTCGGGGTTTTTATAAGTGAATTGGAGGTTGTAAGGCCAACGCTACTCTTGATGTTGCGCGTTGTATAGATATCTCCACTTAGAGAGAGATATCCGCGGCTGGTGAACGTGCTGATTCCAAAGAAAACGGCCTTTTGGGGGAAATTTAGAGTGGAAAGTTGAATATCACCAAGGCCTAGAAAACGAATCGTGGAGTTTGTGCTTTCATACGATATTTCACTTGCCGCAGGATAAATATTGCTTGCAAGAATACTTGAGGTAACCGATGAAATGTTCGCAGTCTGTGAAGGAACAAGGATCTTCATCGGGTTTGTATTTAGATATAGGGTCTGGATAGTCGAATCGAGTGTGAAGAACACGGCATGTGATGTAGTGGAGAGATTGATGGTTGAGTTCACTAGATTTCCTGTACCATTGTCGGTCGCCATCATGTATGCACCGCTATTTGTGATGTTAAAGGCCTGATAAGCCTTTGAATAGAAAACCGCTGTCTGTCTAGGATTTACGATGCTGCTCTGGATTCCTATACCTTGCCCGCCATTGAGATAGAGGACATTGTTTAGAGAAAGGTCGGATGCGAGCAAAGAAACATCAGTGGAAATGAAGTTAAACGTATAGGTTCCTAAGCTGCTGGGATGTGTCCAACGTGTGCCACCGACTCCATCTGCCGTAAGCGCCGATGTGCTTGGTATTTCCGTATTTTGTGCACCACGAACATAGATAGTGCGTAATGTTATATTATCTGTGTCATATGTGCGCCTAGCAGACATCTCTATCTAGTATTGAAGATATTCAAGTAAAGGGAATTACGCTGCGAGGGAAGAATATGAAGGGTTTGCTGTGATGCATTGATGCTGCTAAAAAGTCCAGGAGATCTGTGCATCACGAAATAATTAGATACTCCGTTTTGTCTAACAAACGTGGGATCGAGGCGTAACTTCACAAGACGAGAATAAGGGTTCGAAAGAGACACATTCGGGTCATACTGGTTCATTTGAAAAGTGTCTGAAAAGGTGGTGTCGAGGAGAGGTGTTCCTTGGTTTCCATAGACAATATAGGTGGAAAGGGTCTGATTCGGTGTGGAGATACTCCTTCCTGCGGGAAATTGGAGATTTGGGTTGAATTCGAGAAGAATCGATGCATTCGAGGAGAAACTACTCACTATACCGCTCAAGCTGAAGAAGGCTGTGCTGATGGTCACATTGGAGGTTGCGACCTCTGCAGAAAAGGGTAGTGAATATCCATAGGAACCAGTGTATCCGATTGAACTTATGATATTCTGAGGAGTTGCAAGAGTTCCAACGAAGGTTGAGGTGAGGGTCGTGGATAAGGTGGACATGTACGTGTAAAAGGTGGACACCTGAGAAAGAAGAGAGGATGTTGTGCTAATGAGTTGGCTGCTCACAATCGGTGTACTGAAGGAATAGATTGTACTGAAGGATTGATTTGCAAGCGTGCTGTAAAAAGTGGAATACCCAGCAGTGGTACTTGCGAGTGTACCATAGATGAATGTGCTGAGGGTGGACTGATTCACACCATAATAATAGGAGGAGATCGTTGAAATATTCTGCGGCAGAGTCGTAGAGAGATTCGATAGCTGGTTAAATGTTGTGGTGGAAATGGATACAAGAGCTATGGAAAGAAGTGAGGAGATCGATGAGATTCCCTCGAAATTTGTACCATTGATGGTTGAAAGTGTTATGTAGTTTTGCGTTGAAATCATGGTGAGGGTGGAGTATGCATTGGTACTAAATGTGGACTGGGTTGCGAGCCAGACAGAATAGGTGATTGTGGAAGTCGCGGAGGATATGTTGGAAAGGGCGTACGCTTGTGCAATCGTCGTGGAGTAGACAGAAATTGCCGTAGACAAATCACGTTTTTGAAGATACGTTGTGCTGATCTGCCCTACGATGGTAGAAGCGAGTGTAAAGACCTCGCCACTGAGTGCAGTATACGATGTCTGAGAGTATCCACGTAGATTGAAATTTACAGTGTTTGTATTCATATTCGTCGTAAGAAAAACATCACCGATCCCTGCGAACTGTAAAGTGGAAACCGTCTGTGAAGTGAATGTCTGAAAGGGTGCCCTAGGTACCAATGTAACAGTGCTCGCATTTGAGATTACATTAATAAACTGGTTTCCAGTGTTGAAAAAGAGTGTATTGGTTCGAGTGTCTGTCGTGATCTGCACGGAGCCCGAGGTTGAAAAGTTCAGTGTGGGTGTGAGGGTTGCATTTGAAAATGCACTAAGTGTTTGCTGCCCATTCACTGCAATCGTTTGGAATGCACGTGAAAAGAGATAATTTGTACGGAGCCCGGGACCTGCGTCCTGAAAGGCTATACCAGGACCAGGAAGAATCGTCAGACTGGTTGAAACGTTTGTTGCCGTGTATGTATTGAAACCGAGATTCAATTGGTTGAACGTGGGTGTAAGACCGATCGTGGTAAGAGGAGACCAATATGTCCCTCCAGCACCATCGCTAATCAGGACAGAGGATGCGGAGATCGTCGAATTGTATTGATCGCGTATATAGATCTTTCTCAGTGTTATAATATCGGTATCAAGAAATTTGCGGCTCGATGCCATTCTACCAGATGAACTTAAAATTAAGAGAGCTCATTGAGCTTCCTTAATTTTAAGATTCAAGAGAAAATGAATCCCCATAGTATATGTCAACTCACTTGCTGAAACGCTTTACCCTGTTAGGTTCAAAAGTACATGTAAAGCCAAGTGTGGTGGGTTTACTCCAAACAGATGGTAGTTTTCGGTATACAGATCGTATTTCTAGAACTGCGTGTCTTCTTAAAGATGAAGGTGAAGTCTATAAATCTGTGAAAACCTATTTTCAACATCAAAACTCATATGAATCGGAATGGGCATCCATTTTAGATGGAATACAGATGTCACAGGACTATCAAGTTGGAAGTATACAAGTTGAAAATGATAATCTTTCCGTGATACACTGCCTCGTAAATGGAAGGAAACCATCGCAAGGCTATGTTGCTAAATATTACACGGATGTACTTGCCGCTGTAAAGGATATGGACTGGTTAGAGATTCGTTGGATTCCGCGAAAATATAATAAGGCGGACGGACTATTCAGAATTCGATAATGGTTAAAAATTAGCATCTAAAATCGTAATGAAGAGTGCATTTCTGGCGGGAGTGTTGTTTCGTGTTTGAACACGTGCACTATCATAGAACATCCTGTTATCTTCAGTAAAGCCAATGTTTGAGGTATTTGCATTCACCGTTCCTCGTTTAGGATTTGGAAGAACAAGGGAGAATGTGGGAGTACTAGGAATTTCCAGAAGAATATTTCTGAATTGATGAGTCATCACATAGGGGGTTAAATTGTTTCTTAACAAGAAATCCGTCGGTACTTGTGTACGAATCACGGGCGCATAGCTTTGCGAAAAGGGTATGTTCACTGGATTCTTAAATACATAATTTGCAGTATCTGAAATTACACTTGCATTGATAACCTCTTCGTTATATTGAAAGAAGCTTGAGACTTCATAGGCATTGTCTCCAAGACGTACACCTAGGCTCGAGAATGGTACTGTATTGGAGAAGGCGAAGTTGGGTGAATACTCGAAAAAGACCCTCGAATTGGATGTGATGTAACGAAGGAATGGCTGGATGAAGAAAGAACATGATGAAAACTGTAGATCGTAGCAGGAGGATACGTTTTTCATGGGCGTTGATCCGCCTACTGCCATATGATTCAGTACAGTGTAGGTTACAGAGGAATAGAGGAGTTTTCCTGATCGAAGGCGGAATGTTGTTGAAAAGGTTGAAAGGGAGATGGCCGCTGTGCTGAGAGTTTGCAGAACATTTGAACTATACGAGATGAACTGTGTGGACTGAACCGTATTCGCAATATTTCCCCATGTTGCACCTGAGATATCGACAAGGGTCTGGCATAGATTCTTCACTGTGTCTCCTGAGGGGAGAGTATAGAGAGTCTGGCTAAGGATGGAATTTGTCGATGCGATGGTTTGGGGCACAAGCATAGTGTAAAGTTGCGTTGAAACGGCGCTTGTCATCGTAGAGTATTGATACCCTGGGAAAGCAACGCTCGATAGAATCGATGAGAACATTGCGGTGAATGTTGAGGGTTGGATACCAATTGTGGTAGAGAGGGTTGAATACGTTGTTGCAAACGTATAGTTCGAATAGGTAGTTGTGGAAAGAATATTCACGGTTGAAAGGGCGGCACGCTCTAGCATATTCATCGTATTGGTGGAGAAGGGCGTTCCTTGGCCAGGTGTAGTAATGCTGATGAGACTTGAATAAAAATCAATCAGGGTTGAAAGAGAGGATTGCGCCGTCCCTGTTGATATACCCGATGAGAAATTTGTTATATAGACATAACTTGAGATCATCCTCAGAGTGTTATTTGTCGTTGTAGACATCGTGCTAGCAGTTATTTCCATGAGACGAAATCCAGAGCTTGTAAAACTCTGTACACGGAGAGCGATAAGATTTTGCCCAGTGTTTGTCGAGAGAGAAAGACCACCAATGGCTGCAAACTGGAGTGTGGAGATCGTTTGATTCCAGGGGAGTGTGGAGATATTATTTACTGGATCCGATACATTTGACTGAATAACAAAGGTCTGGTTATAGGCTTTTGTATTTTCAAGAAGAATTGTATTTGTTGTTGAGAAGGTCGAGATGGAAAAGCTACCATACAGACTAGAAATGTTAATAAAGTTTCTTACCGTTGAAAGAAGAGTATTCGTAGCATTACTTAAACTGAATTGCGTAGGAGTGGCAAATTCTGTAAACGACTTTGAATACATGGAGGAAGGCGTGAATCCAATATAATCTGTTTCACCGAATGTGAAGGAATTATAACTCAGGTCGGAAGAATAGGTTGCATTTGGAAAACTAATTCTATTGAATCCAAATGTGGAGGTATTGGTCGATCCTTGAATAAAAGTGGAGAAGGTTGCCGTCGACCAGAATGCATTTCCTTGACCATCCGAAGTTAAACACTGTTGTGAAGGTATAATCGTATTTTGTGGGCCTTTTATATTTATTTGATTCATAAATGTTGTATCATAATCATATACTCTTTGTGAGAGTGAGCTCATTCTACTACCATATGAACTTAAAATTAAGGAAGCTCAAAGAGCTTTCTTAATTTTAAGATTCATCGGTTAGTTGGTCGTATGACATAAAAAATAAGGAAGTTTTAACTTCCTTATTTTTTAGTCACGACGGTATGAGATCCTAAATTAAACTAGAAATAATAACGATGTTATATTACAATGGGTAAATTTTGCACTGTAATATATAGACTATTTGTCGATGTCGTGTATAGGTTTACAGTTTGGCTTTGAAATCCACCTGATATACCATACCCCAGACTATTTGGGATGCGATGCAGTAACATACAGTCTTGATCATATGTATTCATCACATCTGCACCCATTAATGAGACTCTCATAGGGACCTGATAGGAATTGGACTGCCCTACAGTGAATCCATTCGCCACCATCCATGCATTATTTGTATTTCCTATTGTTCTTATATTATCATGAACAACCATCGTACTGATCGGATAGACTTTCGTGGCCGCAGTGTTATTCATATAACTGAAGACAAAATTGGGGTAATAGTCGAGCGTGATTTTCGTAGAAGGTATAATATAATTCGAGTGAGCGCTGAATCTAAGAAGAGCTGTGGAGAAATACACATCGGTTGCAGCACCACCAATCGATGCAGACGTGGAGACTGTGATAGGGCCAGAGTTTCCAGAATAGATCAGTGAGGACATGTAGAAACTGCTGAGGAAAGCAAAATTTGTGAGGCTTGAAACGACAACTTGACTATTGTAGACGTTGAGATTTCCAACACGGTCCACGCTTACATTGCGTAGGAGACCTGATCCTGTGCTTATGAGCTGAGAGGTGGAGACATAGCCGAATGTACCGAGGCCTATGAGGGAACTTGTTCTTGTGCTGTTTGTAGTTGTATAGATACCAGCAGTTGTTGAATTGAGTGTTGCTGCACTAATATATCTGAGAGTACCGAGACCTATGAGAGAACTTGTGAGCTGAGATGTGCTGATGTACCCTACACCCGAGAGACCTGCCACACTGCTCACAATTGAAGTTGCAAGAGATGTGGTGGTGCTTGTGAGCTGAGATGTGGAAACATATCCATACGTAGCGAGGCCTATATTTGTACTCACAACGTTGAGAGAATAACTGAATTGGCCACCAATGAAACTATCAACAGTACTGGTTAGATGTCCAGTAGACACATAGGATAGAGGATTGTAGATTCCCGCCACTGTACTGGTAAGCTGATTACTTGTTATGCTACCCGGTATACCCCCTGAGGCGATTGAATACGCTAAGCTACTAAAAGTTGTGCCTGTAATCGTGGAAAGAGTAAGAAGTTGGGTTGAAAAAGAATAAATGGATGAAGGAAGATAATCAATCCCTGAAGCACGTGTAGCAGAAAAGGTGGAAAGAGTGGCGAACGGATCTTGCCAGACGATTCCACCGAGTCCGTCTGTTACCAAAGTATATTGGCTCGAAATCGGTAAATATGTAATGGGATCTATTGCAAATAGACTCCGGAAGATAGGTGAAGTTCCACTTGCTGCAAATGGGTCCATACTCTCTTTACTAGAAGGAATCTAAATAAGTTAGATACGCGGGTCTAAAACTACTCATGTAAGGTAGATAGAAATGCCTGGTGGAGGTGGTTTACTTCAACTTGTCGCAATGGGAAAACAGGATATTTTTTTAACGGGCAATCCCCAAATTACATGGTTCAAAATGGTGTATCGCCGCTACACGAACTTTGCGATTGAGTCTCAGCCTATGACCTTCGATGGAGATCCCGATTTCGGAAAGCGTCTGAGCTGCCTTGTTCCTCGTCGCGGAGACTTGCTGGGCCCAATTATTCTGGAGGTTACTCTTCCTGCACTCAAGGGGACAGATGGGAGCCCCGCTTCGTACTGCAATTCCATTGGACATGCCCTTATCCAGGAAATCAGTATTGAGGTCGGTGAGCAGGAGATTGATCGGCAGAACGGAGAGTGGATGGAGATCTGGTCTTCCCTCACCACGACGGAGAGCCAGAAGGCAGGATTTTTTAACATGATAGGAAAGTCTTCCTCTGTTACACCCGATATCTATGGGCCCGTGAAGCTCTATATTCCCTTACGATTCTGGTTCAATAAGAATCCTGGACTCTTCTTACCACTGATTGCCCTTCAGTATCACCCTATTCGTATCAATATAACACTTGCTCCTCTCCAGAAACTCTTCTATAGTCAAGCACTCGTTGCAAATTGTGATACTACACAGGTACAGCAGGCCAAGATCGTTTCGATGCAGATGTGGGGAGACTATGTGAACCTCGATGTAGAGGAGCGCCGTCGGTTCGTGAGCAATACCCACGAGTATCTGATTGAGCAGGTTCAATACACACCGCAGGTATCAATCACGGCCAATGCCACAAGCGTGAACGTGCCTATTGAGTTTAATCACCCTATTCGCGAGTTTGTCTGGGTGTTCCAGCGTTCCATCATGGCGCAATACCACGAGTGGTTTAATTACAGCAGTCTTGCAACACACGAGACTGGAAATCCTCCCACAGATTTATTGGCGAGTGCAACCTTCCAGTTGGACGGCCAGGACCGGTTCGAGGTTCGCGATGCAGGATATTTCCGGCTTGTACAGCCGTGGCAACACCATACGGTGATTCCCTTTGATACATTCATTTATTCCTATAGCTTTGCCCTTCGTCCCGAGGACTTGCAGCCGAGTGGAAGCATGAATGCATCTCGTATTGATAGCATTCATTTACAGGCTACACTGGTCCCCGATACGCAGCTGTCTCCTCCAAGAGGAAATGCACACGTGACGGTGTATGCCACGAATCACAATGTCTTCCGTGTTGTAAATGGGTTTGGTGGCCTTGTCTTTACTGTTTAACTAAAGTAGCAATGAGCCTTCCTCCTATAAAAACAGGGGTTACACTTGAACAATACCGTCTACTTACTGTACTAGGTGGACTGTTTGGAATAGATCATTTTGCAGTGGGTAGTGTCGAAACTGGATTTGCAAAGATACTGATGAATCCGCTCACCCTTGGGGCATGGTGGATATTCGATATTATTCAAGCGTTTGATAAAGAAAAGATTGGGAAGGGTTTTTCAGAGGGACTTGATATTCCCTATTATGGATCAGCAGGAATCGGGAAAAATATGATTAGTGTAGTTTCAGGTATCGTGTCGCCGAATCCAAACGCAATGTTTTATATTAATATTCTCTACTTATTTATTGCTATCACCATTTCTGGAGTTAGCGCATCTTTTATCGGAAAACCTGCACCGTATGGGCAAATGGCAACGACGGCCACTACATTTGCGGGACTTCTTTCAAGTGCAATCATTGCAAATTTGTTTCAGCAATATGGACCGGCTTCATGGTTAAAGGGTATGGGCGCACCTTTACCTACGCTAGCTCTGCCCTCTTCAGGGGTCGCTTTGCCCTCTTCAGGGGTCGCTTTGCCCTCTCCAGGGGTCGCTTTGCCCGCTGCAGCTTTGCCCGCTGCAGCTTTGCCCGCTCCAGGAGTCGCTCCAGCTCAAGCTGTGCAAAGAGGTGGCGGCGAAGCCTACTCCTATGCAGATCCCTTTCTTCTTGGAACACTAGGCCTTCTTTCCCTTGCAGGATTTACCCTCGCCGCGTCTCGCTCATAACGAGCATTTCATCTAGGAGATCAGATGGAGCAGTTGGAAAGCCAGGAGTACTTTGAGGCCCTGATTGGACTGAAGGAGTGGGAGAAGCCCCTTCCCGGATTCGTCGTAATCTGGTTTACTGCTCGCTGGTGTGGCCCTTGCAAGCGTGTAAATACGGATACCCTTCTTTCTGCATTCAAGAATGTTACATGGCTAAAATGCGATATTGATGCGAATGACTATACTCCTGGATACTGTGGAGTACGCTCAATCCCGGCATTCCTCGTCGTGAAGAATAAGAAGGTTGTAGGAACTCTTCAGAGTTCTGATGCAACTAAGATTGTTGAATGGGTGCAAGGCCTAAATTAAATGCAATATACTATATAAATGTATCATCGTTGGGTAGACGATGCACCATCTAAGTTAGACTGTAATACATGTTTAACTGAAAAGAAGATTATTCTTCGTAATCATCTTGCAAAGGCGAATCATTATGCGCGTATCTATGCAGGGTTTATCATTCGCCGTAATTTTCCACCTGAAAACATTAAACACCCGCAGATACTACGGGATATGCATACGATTCGTCCAGTCGAGTCACGTTCAAAGGTTCTTTCACGACTCACACAGAATTCAGTTAAGCCTCTTCCTACAGAATACTATAAAGCATGTACGCACGGAGAAAATGAGGGTGTAAAATTCACACAGTATCTATAAAATGAATCCAATTGTGTTCGCTGCGCTCCTTCAGTTTATTACTGGTTTTAGGGGTGCAGGTGTTCAGATTATGAACGGTGATACTGTATTACTTGTTCAGAATCTGGGATCTGGAAATTGGGGGTTTCCGAAAGGACACAGGGAAGCATTCGATACGTCCTGGAGGGAAACTGCTGTCCGAGAAGTTCAAGAGGAAACTGGACTTGTGGAGGGGGATCACTACGTCATCTGTTCAGACGAACCTGATCTTTGGGGGCGACGACCCTATTGGACTGCAACTGCAATTGAGATGGGTCCCTTACGTATCAATACGAGCGAACACAGGGCTGTTGAATGGGTTCCAGTTTCAATGTTAAGCATGTATCAAAAGAATTATGATCTATCTGATTGGCATGCACAGGGATCCCGTGTTAAGTGTTCAACGATAATTCTTAAACAATAAAAGAGAGGAATGGACCCTTATGATATACTTATAATAGGAGGCGGTATTGCAGGACTTTACTGTGCCAGACAACTCCTAAAGGCTCACCCGTCCCTCCGCCTTGTTCTTTGCGAACACTACAAAGTCTTGGGCGGACGTATGGCGACCTATCATAAAACTCTTCCTGGAGATCTTGCCGTTCAGTGGGAAATTGGCGCAGGGCGCATCTCAGACTCTCATGTACGCCTCCATGCTCTTCTTCGTGAGTATGGTCTTCATACTGCACCCATTAGCGGGGACCTGATGTACAAAGAATCTGGTTCTGCGCCGTTAGAAAAGAATATCTTTGAGCCCTCCCTTGATATCCTCTTTGGACCACTTCTTGCTCTACCATCCGATATACTCGCAAAGCATACTCTAGAAGAATTACTCATCTCCATCCACGGAAAGAAAGCAACGCAACGTTGGATGGACCGTTTCCCCTACCATTCCGAGCTTGTCTATTTACGTGCAGATGAAGGGCTTCGTGAATTCTCAAATGAAATGAAATCGCATGAAGGCTTCTCCGTCTGCGTAGAGGGCCTTGGAGCCCTTGCTGAAAAAATGGCGGCGGAATGTGTGGAGAGAGGCGCGGTGATTCTTACACAGTATACATGCACTGGTCTAGGAAAGGGGTGGGCAGAGTTTACCTCTGAAGGACTTACACGAAAGATTCATGCGAAAAAGATCATTTGTGCACTGCATGCAAATGCAATGCGCTCTATACCTTTCTTCAAGGGATTCACTACACTGAAGAAAATACAGATGGAGCCTCTTACACGTATGTATGCTGTATTTCCTGTGCGAGGCGGAAAATCGTGGTTTCACGGCCTTCCTCGTATTGTTACGCCTATGCCTATACGGTATATCCTACCGATTAATGATTCTAAAGGTGTGATCATGATTTCCTATACGGACTCGAAGTTCTCAAGGGCCTTTTCTGGAAAAGATCCTGAGGCCGAGGTGATGAAAGAGATTCGCGCCCTCTTTCCTGAGAAAGATATACCCGACCCCCTATTATTCAAAGTACATGAGTGGAAAGAGGGTGTATCCTATTGGCTTCCTGGGGGATATAGTGTAAAAGAGGAGTCTGAGAAGGCGCTTGTGCCGTTCCCGAAGGTGTATCCTGGCATTTATGTCTGCGGAGAATCCTTCAGCGAACGCCAGGGGTGGGTGGAGGGTTCCATTGAACATGCAGACTTGCTCCTGAAGAAAAAATTCCACCTTAAAGAAGAATGAATAGTCACGTGATCATAGCGCTTTTCCATATACTACTCGTCGTCCCTCTTTTTGGATATGTTGCATTTCAGAGAGCCGCCACGGAGGAATGGTTGTACAAGGTTCTGCTTGCCCTTGGCGGCATCATCTTATTTTACCACGCATACAAGTCTGTGATTCGTCTTATGGTCGGTTCCACCTTCGCATGGGTGAATATCTTCCACGTACTGATTGTTGCACCTCTTCTCATCTACATCGGCTACAACGGAAAAAAGACGCCGCGCGCCGGTTATGAGCTTCTCTTGATGGCCACGTTTGCGGCCCTCGGATACCATCTGTATAGTATCGTGAATGAGCTACAGACATTCACCGAGAAGTAATCAATAAATCCTATTCATATAATTCTGCTTTGCTGTATCCAATGATACACAAGAAGCAGCATGATAATGAAAGGCGGTACTCGACTGAAAGGTGAGCTTACACGAACTACATGAATATGTTGTGTCATTACGTGTAAGAATCTTTGAGACCTCCTCAATACAGTGCTTCCTCAGAAAGTGGATCCTCCGGTTTCCCTCTGTTAAACTCTCAAATGAACAGCCATCGACTGGACACTTGAGTGTAGGCTTCTTTACAACCTCTTCCCGATGCTTGGCCTGAAGGTGCAGATCCAGTGTTTGCTGGAATTGGAATTGCTTCTTACAATGGCTACATTCGAAGGGTAAATTTCCCTCATGCCTCTTCATATGATAGTGCATTGTATTCTGCTTCTTCTTTGTAACCTTGCAAGTTGGGCAAACAAACTCTCCCTTCTCATTCTTACTATACTCAAACACCATTGTACATGGGAGATTGCAAGGTGAAGTTTCAATTTTTCGGGGGGGGTGCGTTTTAAATATCACCTAAGAATAAATGGCCGGTATTGGCTTTAATCCAATACAATATAATCAAGGACCGCCTCCTCAACCATTTGCACCTGGTCAACTATGGGGAAAGGCTGTTCCTGTCTTGCCACCTGGACCCCCTCTTGTCTTTCGTGCAAATACTGTGAATCGTGGATTACTTCCTGCTAAGAAAGGAACAGGTACACGTAAGAACAGAACGAATTTAAGAAAGAATTTTAGTTTAAGAAACAGGATTAAAAGGGCTTTTACAACAATGCGCTATCGAGAGACTGCTGCAAATAGGGCTGAGCGCGAAGTCAAAGAAATGAAGAAACGTATGGAACGTAAAAAGGAGATAGAAGAGAGAGATAGAAAGAGAGCTGAGGTGGCGGCTGCAGCTGCAAAGAGAGCAGAAGAGGAAGCTGAAGCTGCCGCGCGTGCTGCAGAAGAAGCTCGTGTTGCGGAAGCTGCGCGTGTTGCAGACGAAACAAGAAGAAGAGAGGCGGCTCAAGCAGAATTAAATCGTCTTCGTGAAGAAGAGGCGGCCACTGCTAGACTTGCAACTGAAGCAAGAAGTAAAGCAAAACGTGAGGCCCTTCTTATTAAGTATAAGGAGGAGATACAAACGCATGATGCAGAGATTGAAGTATACAAGGATGAAATATCTCGTGCAAATGATGCAATTCGACGATCCGAAAAAGACATAGACTCTCTTGATAAAAGGCTTGCCAAGGAAAGAAACGAGAAAACGACTGCACAGGAGGCTGCAGCGACAAAGAAAGAAAGTTTAGAAAAACTGCGTTTATTCTCGTCTGTATTATCTTCTACAATGAAGGAAAATGCAAAAAGTATGTTTGAGAAGAATGCAATAAGGAATACAATGGCTAAAAAGGCTGATGTAGAAAAGAGTATTGGTAAGCTTGAGAATGAAGTGAAAGCGGCCTATGAGAGGGTTGATGCTGCCTCTACAAAAATAAGGGGAACAGAGGAAGATCTTTTAGCTAAACGTGAATATATTGAGGCTGCTAAAAAGTATATAGGGGAACGTGAAGAAAGAATTCAAACACTGAATGGTTTGATTGATGAACTTAAGGCCGGTCGGTTTAATATGAAAAATTCCAATAGCGACTAGACCTAAACGTGGGTCGGTTTAGACTGTAGATGAGCATTACGATTCTAACATTAGTTATAGGCGCAGATTACAAAAAGTCTCTTGTAAAGGCGCTTACTTCAAAGGCAGACTATGCAGCTAAGCATGGATATACCTATATCCAGGGTGGCGAGGAGTTCTGGGATCGCGAGAGACCCATTCCCTGGTCAAAGATTCCTTTTATTCTTGCACAGCTCTCTGCACTTCCAGAAGGAGCACTCGTCTGGCTCTCGGATGCAGATGTTCTGATCACAAATCCTTCGCTGCGCATTGAAGATCAAATGGGCGTGCTTTTACCTGCGGGTAAAGACATGCTCATGTGCATTGATTCGTGTGCGCACATCAACAGTGGAAATGTGTTGATGAGGAATACAGCCTGGCTACGGGATTACTGGAAGAGGGTGGGAGAGCAGACGGATCTGCTCTATCATATCTGGTGGGAGAATGCCGCGATGATCAAGCTGCTCGAGACAGTACCGAATGATCTGGCGCACACAGAAATTACGAACAAGCACAAGAAGTTCAATGCGTATCTGCGCGGAGTCCCTGGAGAGCCTCTATGGGAGCCCGGTGATTTTCTCGTTCATTTGGCGGGGGTCTATGGACCCAAGGAGATGCAGGATCTGATCGAGAGGATCTTGGCTGGAGAGGTTCCTAGGCTTGGTATGTAAAATCTAATCTATTAATATAAAATGAACTCCAACAACACCTTTTCTAACAACTCGGCCGCGACCGCGACGCGTAAGAATAGACAGCAGGGTGGTGCACAGATCACGGTGGGCTCGAAGTCCCAGGTCTTCCACGGCACGGCCAAGCACACCTCCGGTGGGCTTAAGAAGAAGGATCTCATGAAGACTCGCAAGGGCCGTATTGTGAGCAAGAAGAAGCACGCGGCGGGCCTCAAGGCGATCAAGGTTCTTAAGAAGAAGGGCTATGTCGCCAAGAAGGGAACATTCAAGCTCTTCAAGAAGCAATAAGCAATAAGCAATAGATTATCTATATTCAATTTGAAATTGACGAAATAAGTTTAAATCCTTAGTAGTCCATCGTATTCCCTTACTTCTTGGATTTAATGGATTTTTCCACAAATATCCTACATGTTCAGCATAAGGATGTTTTTTTGCTAAAGCTCTGAGAGCAAATATAAGTTCTTCCTTTTTCATTCTATTATATAATTTAATAAATAAGGAAAATTAAAACGACGTTAAAGTGTTTTCTGTAAATAATCCGTAACCTCCTTAAGAGTTTCAATCGCTTCCAAAGGATCGAACCGTTTTACGTGTTCCTTTGATTCCGATAGATCATACCAATAAATACTTCCAGACTTTTCTGATTCTTTGATGGAGGACCAGACAAGCCCGACCCCCGATGCATTCAGTTCGCGTAGAACCGAAGGCAGATTGAGTTTCTGTACACCCATTCTGGGGGAGAGTCCCTCTTCGATCTGTGCTTGAGTTGCAGATGGATGCCAGAAGATGGCAGACCATGAACCTCTTGGTAGGGCTGTACTTGCCGCAATAAATGTCGCATCCTGTATCACATTTAATACAGAGGAAGGAGGTTCATCTCCTAACCATACAACTCTAACCGGCTTTACGGCATTTTGTATATAGGTTACGGCCAGTCGTAGATCCTGTGTTTCTTTTACTCTGAATGTCGCGTCCCACTGAATACCTCGGAGAGGCACTTCACGAGCTCCCTGCACAATCAACACCTTCCGCCCACGATTTAGAACCTCTTCTTCAACAATCCCGAGACAATCTATAATTTGTGAAGCAAGGGTATCACGGGTTCCATAGAGCCATATACGCTGTCCCTTCAAAGGAGATGAAAACCCCTCTAAACGGAAAATGTCCGTCATCTGATCTACACGATCATACAATGATATAAAATAATACGCGAGAATAGAATGTTGGTATCCTTTCTTCTGCGAGCAATACTTATCTTTATGATTGATATCCCCTGGCTCTATTTTACCAGCGCCACAGCCGGTGAGATGTTTCGTAAAATCCAGGGCCACAAAATTACTCTAAAACTCGTACCCTCGATCATTATCTATCTTGTTCTTTCCTATCTAACAACCATCCCTAAAACTGCAGAGTCTGCCTTTTTACTTGGCCTCGCCGTATATGCTGTCTACGACTTTACAAACCTGGCCACACTCACCCACTATACTACACAGTTTGCGATCCTCGATTCACTCTGGGGAGGAGTGTTATTTACACTTGTCTTTTATGCAATGAAGACATTTCCTCAGATAAAGGGATCATAAGCCCAATGAAGCAAGGCTTGTCTTTGCCTAGGACGACAGGACAAGTCCTTGGCCTTACAATTGGCTTTAATAGCGCCCGCATGGCGACGAAACGACTTCCAACGCTTGATTTGAACAGCATCAAGCACTGGCAGCCTACGGCCCATCCAGTATCTGCAATACCATTGGAACCAGCCCCTCTCATCAGGATTGATCTTCGCATCTGAAAGTTCGGGATGCTGCGAGGATGTGTGAGAACCTGGTACCCATCCCTTCTTTTCCCATTCACTCAGGGGAAGACGTGAATGCACCGCAAAATAGTTGACAGAGTCGTCTCCACCACCAGGTAGGAGTTTTCCCAGAGCGGCAGCTCGAAGAAACCATTCAGCTGGATACTCAAGGAGGCAATCATTTAGATACTTGCCCTCGAAAGCACCCATGGCAAGGATCTCTCCAGGATTGAGAGCCGGTTGGAAGTCGACTGCAAACTGTGTTCCTGGCTCCTCAGAAAGGACATAGGAATACCCTTTTCTCATCTTATTATCTACATGAATCGTATCACCTTTGTGGAAAGAGGAGAGAGGTCTCCCTTTTTCTTTTAACACAGTATACATATGCTCTACCGACATCCCTGTTTAGATACAATACTATAAAATTGAACTTGTATGTAGCTACTAAACAGTAAAATGAATGCATACGTCGAGCCACCAGCCCACCCGATCTCAGAAGAGGCGAAGAAGTTTCTAGCGTCGCTTCCTGAGAAGGAGAAGATCCTCCACGAGGAGGCAGCAAAGATGCTGGGTTCCTCTTATTTCGTAGAGAAGACTCATGGATTTCGGAAGTGGAAGGCGGCTGCTTCGCAAGCGCGTTGAAGGACTTAGATAAAGCTTTACTACCTTCACTAGAATGGTATACTCCTCCAAAGAAGATAGTCACGGGGAACAACTTCCGGGCATGACGCGCATCGGAATAGAACCCTCTGAAAGTATCAAGCCCATCATTGCAATGAATAAGGTTCTTACGATTTCGAATCGCAGGGCCATCTTACTTGCCACAGCCAATATTACAGAGAGTAGTATTTTCACCAACGGCCTCTTTCAGAACATTATTCTTTTTTACAGAATGTTTGAGTCGATGGGCTTTACACCTCTCCTGCTTGTGAATGAGAAGCCGAAAAAGTTAGACGATGTCCCCGAACAGATTCGCCGTTGCCGAATCTTAACGGCAGAGGAGATTCTCAAGCAGCCCATTCCCGTCTATGCATACATCGAAATCGGAATGAGCATTGATCCTGGAGTCCGCAAGTTTCTCAAGATGATTGGTGCAAAGGTCTGCAAGTTATATCTTGGAAATATCCTGAACATTGATATTGAGACACCCATTTTTTATCCAGAGATGAACTTTGCCCACCACGTCGTTGGAGAAGTAGACAAGGTCTGGGTCTCTCCTCACTATGCGCAGCACGACCAGTACGCATGCTCTCTCAATCATGTTGCACTGAGTGGCCCTGAGACACAGGTTGGAGCCTATGTATGGGATCCGACTTTTCTAACAAACGAGGGTCGCAGAAACATTACCTGGAGACCGACAATGCCCGGTGAAAAGGAGGTTCTCGTCATTACGGAGCCAAACATCAGTTTCCAAAAGAGTGCTATCATACCTCTTGCTCTTGTGGATCGCTGGTACAGAAAGAATAAGGGATGGAATGGCCGTGTTGTCGTCGTGAATGCTCCTCGTATTATGCAGATCCCCCACTTCAAGCAGAATTTCTACGATACCCTTGATATTGTGAAGGACGGAAAGGTGGAGTTGGCCGAGAGAAAAGACATTATTACGACGTTAAACACATATCCAAATGCGACATTTGTGTGCCACCAGTTCAACAACGAATTTAACTATATGGTTCTTGAAATGTTATGGGCTGGATTTCCTGTTCTTCATAACTCGAAAAGCTGGGGAGATTTTGGATATTATTACCCTGGTTCTGATCTGGATGCTGGAGGGGCACTGATTAGCGCAATAAGGGAGCAGCATCATGATCGCCTCGAGGTCTACAAGGGACACGCGCAAGCACTTGCATGGAAGCATTCGCCTTATAATCCGGATGTACACGCTGCATGGGAGAAACTTCTTTCATGATGCGTTGCGCTTAGGCCCATACGCAGATGCCTACGGGTCGCCTGTGCGGTGGTCTAAACCACACCTATACGTTTCTTATAAGAAACAAGATGCGTATTGGTGTTCTTGGGAAGTTTCAATTCTCGATGTTCAGTGGGAGTCAATCAAATTGTACTCTATCTGTTGCAGAGATCTTCAAACTCCAGGGCCATTCTACTTTTCTGATTAATGCAAACGAGCGCCAGCCATGGTGGGATGATGTCGTTTCATTGAAAGAGGAATGGAAGGATTCAATTCGTCACCTGAAGGATCTAAGCGGCGAACGGTTTGATGTGGTCTTTGAGGTGGGAGAGATTCTGGAGGCGGCTCAGAGAACAGCAATTTGCGATAAGTCGATTGTAGTCTTGCGGAAGCACGCGGTCCTCGATGAGATCGAGAGATGCCTCTTTCCCACGAGTTCATCCATTCGTTCTTTCGAGCGCGTGTCTGAGATCTGGTTGCTCGATCAGCATGCAACTGCAGATGATGTGCAGCTCATAGAGACAATTTCGCGTCTCCCTGTGCGTGTTGTCCCTTACGTATGGACTCCCTCGATTATCGAGAAGCATCGCGCAGAGACACAGTCTCCTGTGTGGCTTCAAGCGTGCCCTGGAGAAAATAGGGACACGGTACCCTGGTCAGTGCACATTGCAGAAACAAATACATCAAGTTCCTCCTCTTGTACACTCCCTGTTCTGATCATGAAGGAACAGCGGCAACGAAAGATCATGGATGTCTCGCGGTTTCGCATCCATAATGCAGAGCATGTCTATAAGAGTAAGTTTTTCCAGGACAATGTCTGGAAGCATGCTCGCGTAAATGATATTAGCGGGGAGTTTATTGGTCGCCAGAGAAGTGTGGACTGGGTGCATGAGCCCATGAGCTGCATGATTTCTCACGTTCGGTTCATGCCGTTCCGTCCGATCCATTTGGACCTTGCGTGGGTAGGCGTTCCCTTTGTTCACAATTCCCTCTTCATTCGCGATCTCGGGCATGGTCTTGAGCGGCTCTATTATAGGGATAATCGTATCACGGAGGCATGCGATGCCCTTCGTAACATGAAGGAGGACTTTGTTGGCTCGAAGGGTATCTTTACTCTTGAGAGCCTGAATGCGATTCGCCAGGAACTTCTTATGAAGATCAGCCCAATGAGCCAGGATGTACAGAAGGGATGGCAGGAGGCCTTTGCTCATTTTAGACTTTCACCTTTACCTCCTTTACCTCCTTCGCCGCCCCCTGTGGAGGAGAAGGCTTTACCTCTCGTGGAGAAGAAATCGAAGCTAGTCGTTGGCTTCAGTGATATGTGGGACCAGTTCAATCCTTCCTACAACTTCTTCACGCTCATGCTTGAGGAGGCAACCAAACATCTGACACCCGCCCTAGAGATACAGGGTGTTGCGATTAGCGCTGGCTCCGCGGCCCCTGATGTTCTCTTCTTCGGTCCTTTCGGGCAGACATGGAAGAGCTTTGCAGATGTCCCCAAGATCCATTTCACAGGAGAGAACTCAGCACCCGTCGAAGGCCCGAATGTCTTTCTGAACCTCGGATTCATGCACAAAGATATGTCGGATGATACTTATCTGCGGTTTCCTCTCTGGATCCTGGAGATCGACTGGTTCGGAGCGGATCCAGAACGTATCCAGAACCCGAAGCCCATTCCTATTGATCGTTGTACGAAGGTCTTCCCTGAGGAACTCGAGCGCAAGAAGAAGTTCTGTGCATTTGTTGTGAGTAATCCGAACAACCCTGTCCGAAATTCGGCATTCCACTGGCTTTCTATGTACAAGGGTGTCGATAGCGGTGGTGCACTTTTCAATAACATAGGCCCTGCGCTGGCAGCGGGTCCAGGGGGCGGGGGTGGTGAGCTGAAGAAGTTTGAGTTCTTCAAGAACTACAAGTTTGCGATCACCTATGAGAACAATAGTTCTCCTGGATACTGTACGGAAAAGCTTCTGCATGCAAAGGCGGCGGGATGTATTCCGATTTACTGGGGGGATCCCAAGATTAATCGCGACTTCGATACGGGCGGCTTTATCAGTGCGCAACAGGTCTCAAGCCCGAAGGAGCTTATCGATCTGGTTTCCAAGGTCGATACAGATGATGAGCTCTGGAAGAAAATGGCTTCTGTTCCGGCCCTCGACGAGTATAAGAGGGATTGGACGAGAAGAACTATTTCCGAGTGCGCGCGTAGAGTCTTGACACGAGTGATTAAGGAACCCATTCAGATACCGAAGTTTCTCGGGGCCACTGAAACAGTAAAGAGAAAGGGTCTCCAGCCCCCCGTCGTTGTAACCTATGCTACGCGTCGTTTCCTTCCCTCTCTCCAGCTCTTTTTAACAGCACTTGCTGCACAGAAGAAGCAGATTCCTGAACTTAAGGTAATTGTCTACTATGGAGAGGATGTACCATCTGAAGCCATTAAGAATAGTCTAGAAAGTTTCGATTTTCTGGAGGAACGCCACGTACCGTCTGAGGCATCTGCAAGCTTCCCTGATCTCTGGGAGGCCCAGCATTTTGCATGGAAGCTCTGGATCTGCAATCAGCTTGTAAATGAGTCTACATTGGACGGATCGCTTATCTTCTATATGGATTCAGGTTGCTTCCTCAGTCGCTGGCCAACCCCCTGGTTGCGCGCGGCACAGGACGAAGAGATGTGTGTGCTTGAGGATCCTCGCCAGGATAATGCGCATTGGTGCCACGACGCGTTCATGAAGGCCCTTGCCGTCACCGAGGATGAAAAGAAGGAGAAGCAGATCTGGGCGGGAGCGATGATCTTCCGTGCAGGGGCTCCCAAGGTCATTCGCCTCTTTAAGGAAGCATGGGTCTACGGGCAGATGCGTGATGTGATTGTGGGAGAAAAGTGGTCTGGTGCTGCTGCAGATGGAAAGCCCTTTGGACATCGCCACGACCAGAGCATTCTCAGCATCTTAACGAGTCGATACAAGGTGAAGAGGTTGGCCTTGGACGATTTCTATTGCGATAAGAGTCTACGAAATACTTTCCAGGGAGGGTACTCGATTTACTGCCACAGAGGCAATTTCCGTGTCGTACTTCCCTTTAGTCTTGGAATTGATGATTGCTACGTGATTAACCTGGATCGGAGGGAGGATCGCATGAAGAAGTTGTTCTCAAACTCTCCTGATCTGGAGACACGTATTACTCGTGTGTCTGCAATTGAAGGAAAGAAATTGGTTCTCACTCCTGAGCTGGCCCGTCTTTTCCGTCCCCATGATTTCTTATGGAAGAAGGCAATTATGGGATGTGCTCTCAGCCACTTATCTCTATGGTGGAAGCTCGCAACGGAACACCAGGAAGTGAATAGTTTCTTGATCCTAGAGGATGATGCGAAACTCTCGCCCGAATGGGAGGGAAGGTGGAAGCAAGCTCAGCCTCATCTTCCCGAGGACTGGGATGTGATCTACTTGGGTGGAATTCTCCCACCCAATCGTGCAGGGTTTGAGATGGCAAAGGAGAAGGTGAACCCGTATTTCAGCCGTGTCGCGGCGAATAGTTTCTTTGGACAGAATCCTCCAAATCGCTATTTCCATTGGTGTGCCTATGCATATGTACTCTCAAAAAAGGGTGCTCAGAAGATTCTTGAGGTTCTCAGGGCCCATGATGGATACTGGACGAGCGCGGATCATATGATCTGCAATCCTGTGAATGTAATGAATCTGTATTTTCTGGATCCTCTTGTTGCGGGTTGCTATCAGGACGACGACCCTGTCTATAGAGAGAGTGCATTCAACAATTTCAACCGTGTGGACAAGTTCGATAGCGACCTCTGGAACAACGACGAACGATTTGCGGAGGCGGAACGGGATGCGAATCTGAAGGCTAGTGATGAAAAGGATTTTGATATTCCTCTGGTGCTGCAGCAAGTGAAGCAGATGAATTCTGTTGTTAGTGTAACGGCCCCTAGTGCAACGGTTGCTGCGCAAAGCGTAGCAGTCCCTGTGCAAAGCGTAGCAGTCCCTGTGAAGATGCTGGCTCGCCGCTTCGTTTGTTATGAGCAGCATAATCTCGATTTAGCCGAACTTCACGAAAAGGATTGGCTGCTCGAGCTTTCGGGGAAGACCGCAATCTTTGAGATTGATAAGGTTACACTCGAACAGGATCCTCCAAAGGATTCTCCTATTATGATTGTTCAGAGACCTTGGTCTGCCATTTGCGGAAAGATCCTACAGAAGTGGTCATTAGCTGGCTGCAGCTTTTCCATTCTCCACTTGAGCGATGAGCATTTAACGGATGATCTGCGGATGTACGATCTGGCTGGCTGCAAGAGCATTGTTCGTATGTACGATAGGGCGGATTTAACAGAGGAGCAGAGAGCAAAGACGCTGATTATTCCTCTGGGCTATCACTGGGCCCTGGGTCGCGGGGGAGGTGAATCCCCTTTGATGAAGACACCGAGGCTGCCGTTCCGTTCCCATGTCTGGAGTTTCTTCGGGACTGCATGGAGGCAGCGAGATGAAAAGCTACAACCTCTACAAAGGCTCCAGCCGCATCGCCTTTCTTTACTGACTTCATGGAATGGCCCGAATTCAGTGGGACGTGATGAGTATTTATCAACTCTACTCGACACCGTCTTTGTACCCTGCCCTGGGGGACAAAATGCAGAAACCTATCGTTTCTATGAGGCCCTAGAGTGCGGATGTGTACCCATCGTTGTAAAGGAAGAAAATGATTCTCTCTTTACCAAAATGATTATGGCAAATATGGAGTTTCTAGCGGTGTCGAGTTGGCAGGAGGCTGCAGTGTTGATCGCGCAGCTCATGGAGAATAAGACACTACTTGAAAACTACCGTGCAAATCTTCTGATTGCATGGCAGCGCTGGAAGGAGCGGTTGGTGGCTGAGTTCAAGAAGAAGTTGGAGCTTGTTTAGAGATAAAACAACAAAAGTATCGTTTGATAAGCGAAGGAGGGTTTCGGAGAGCAGCCCATTGAGTAAAGGTGAATCGATCTCCCATGGAGAGATTGCAGCGAGCACAAATAGGTACCAGATTATCAACTGTGGTGGGCCCACCCTTTGATTCCGGAATATTATGGCCCGCTTGAAATTCAAAGACTGTTATTTTATTTAAGCACCAAGGTGTGAGACACTTATGCTCAAATACACGACCACAGTGTTGTATCCACGTAGCTTCACGAATCGCTGCAGGGATCTTTTGCTTCTTGTATTTTATCTTTATAGTAGTGTCTTCTTGTATTCTATTGATAGTTACATGCGCGTCGCTATTCATCTGCATCTACTTGTTCATAATGTTTAGACCAACGGGCATCACGAGTTGCCGACCATATATTGGTCTAAAGCCAACAGAATAGCTCTGGATAGAATGTCTAGCGACGGTCCCGCGTACTTACGTAGCCTTGAGTCTCAGCTTACGCTGAACACCATCGGGTTTGGCAACATGTTCACATCATCCAGCGTGGCGACGGTGGCACCCACCACGATAAAGATTTCCGATCTGAAGCAGCCCGAAAAGAAGCTATCTTTCATGCTGGTGTCCACGCACCTTCAGCAGTTTACCGGATACTCTAAGGTATCTCACAATCTCGTAAATGAGCTCGCTAAGCAGCCGTGGATCCAGCTCACTCACTTCGGTTTCCAGAAGTTTCCTCAGGCTCCTCCCGATTACAGAGGCTACCCGTCCAATGTCGATGTAATTGATGCCGCTGCACTCGAGAAGCCCGTGGCTCAGGGATTTGGCTTCACTGCTCTTCCTGATGTAATTCGCAAGAAGTCTCCTGATGTAATCCTCATCTACAACGACATGTCGATCGTTGCTCGTTTTACCGAGGAGATCCGCAAGTCTGGAATTCCTCGCAACTTCAAGATCTGGGTCTACTGCGACCAGGTCTACACCACCCAGTTGCAGGCCTACTTGGATATCCTGAACCGCGACGCGGATCGTGTGTTCGCCTTCACACCCTACTGGAAGAAGTGCCTCAAGGACCAGGGTATCACTCGCCCCATCGATATCATTCTGCATGGGTTCGATAGCAAGAAGTTCTTCCCTGTACCGAAGGAGCTGGTTCGGAAGCAGCTCAATCTCCCCCCTGAGATGTTCTTGTTTCTGAATCTGAATCGTAACCAGCCTCGCAAGCGCTATGATGTTCTGATCATGGCGTTTGTGGAGCTTGTTGTGAAGTATCCGACAAAGCCGCTCTTCATGCTGTGTATCTGCGATAAGGGTGAGAAGGGTGGCTGGCCTCTCCTTGAGATCTACAAGCGTGAACTCGAGCTCCGCGGGGTGAATGTTGAGCAGTTTGGTGGACGTCTTATGCTCACGACACAGGACATGACCTTCCGTGATGAGGATATCAATATGTTCTACAATGCCGCGGATGTGGGTATCTCGACCTCAGACGGCGAGGGCTTTGGTCTCTGCCAGTTTGAGCAGATGGGTGTGGGTATTCCTCAGGTTGTACCCGATCTTGGCGGATTCAAGGAGTTCTGCACAGCGGAGAACACTGTCCTCGTGAAGCCCAAGACCCGCTATTACCTGCCGACCGCTTTTTCTCCTGTGGGTGGCGAGGCCTTTGCATGCGATCCTCATGATGTCTGCCTCGGTATGGAGGAGTATGTACTCAATTCGGAGAAGAAGGAGGCTCATGGAAAGGCGGCGAAGGCCACAGTGCTTGGGTATACATGGGAACGGGCAGTGGCCCCACTTGTGAAGAGACTCAAGCAGGAGCTCGATGATAAGGAGGAGTAGATTTTCTTCTCTTGCAGTAGGTATGCGAGTAACGCGCAAAAATAGACTACAAATTTTTCTTTTTCTTTTTCTTATTGTTCTAATCATTTTTCTTTGGAATACAACTACAACTGAATCCTTTTTTGATAAAAAAGAGGCATGTGATGCTGTAGCTGCAGATAATGCTGCACTCAATGCAGTACCAGGAATCCTAGCATATAAAAAGTTAACGTCTTCCGCCACGAGTTCCCAAGCGATTTTGGACGAATTAACTGCTATGAAAAATGATCCAGTGAATAACTGCGCCGCGGCACCTACAAGTTATACATGTACTACACTCACTTCACAGATCGATATATTAAAAAAACAGTTAACAGCTGCAAAAACCTATAAAGATTCAGCGTTTTTTTCAACTACTGTATCCCCGGTAATTGATGGAATTAGCAAGTTTGTTGCACTCTGTGCAACTGCAACAGATGCTATTGCTACAGGGCCTACAAGTGTATACAATGCTTTATTAAATTCGGATTTTACTTTCACAATTAACACACCGCTTGATATACCCAATTGTGTTTCTTGGTTAGATTCAACACTCTATAAAGATCAAAAGGATGGAACTGAAATAAAACGATGGGCGCCTTCTTCATCGGCTGTCGGTACAACTCAATATTCGATGATTGGTTCTGCCACGATAAAGACGGGCGTACTCAATAACAAACCGGTTTTACAGTTTGATAGTTCACGCACGATGACGATGTGCGTTTCTCAAGCAGATTCGGCAGGTAATGTATCATGTAGCTCTAAACGAATAAATGAACCTGGTGCGTATACAATGTTTTTTGTCTCTCGCCAGACGGGTGGAGCGAATGGACGTGTCTTTGGAGGAGATGGAAACAAGTTGTATGGATATCATGGAAACATGAAACGGAGAGTCCATATCGAGACATGGAATGTTGGAGAAGGAGATGGAAAGGCTGTTGCGTCGGATACAAATTGGGATCTCATCCGAATGAAACGTGATTCGGCGAATGCTGGAAGTTTGCACTGGAACGGCGAACTTATTAAAAACTATACAACAATATATGGTATTACAGGATTTAATATTAATCAAGATGCATGGGGTGAAAAATCCAATGCACAGGTTGCGGAGATTATCATTTATAACAGGGCGCTCACCGATCCTGAGTGCGGATTCGTTGAACAGTATTTGAATCGCAAGTGGTTCCCGACAGCCTCCTCTCCTATTGATCTTGATGGCTGCACCTTATGGCTCGATGCGTTCACGTTTAATAGTCTTTCAGATGGTTCTTTAATTACTACATGGAAATCATCTGCGCCAACCATCTATAATTATTTCATGAAGGGTTCAGCTATACTTAATAAGACTGGATTAAATGGAAAGCCTGTTTTACAGTTTGATGGCACACGTAGCATGGGCCTTTCGGCAACCATGCAAATGAATGCATATACTCTATTTTTTGTCTCTCGACAGACTGGTGGGTTAAATAGGCGGGTCTTTATAGGAAATGGAAATAAGCTCTATGGATACTGGGCTGGATATAAAAATTGCATGCATACTGAAGAATGGAATATTTCGCCTAGCACTCCTTCTGATACAAACTGGGATATGTATAGAATAAGAAGAAACGAACCTGCTCTCACACAGACGGGAAGCACCTATACTGCATCGAGTACTACTGGAAGCATGTGGCGTCAAGGAGGACTTATAGCAAACTTTTCAAGCTCGCAGCGATTTGATGGATTTTATATTAATGAAGGTGGGTGCTGTGGAGGCGAAACATCAAACGCACAGGTTGCAGAAGTGATTATCTATGATCGGTCGCTCACAGATTCTGAATGCACAACGGTTGAAAGGTATCTAAAGTCGAAATGGGGCCTATAACGGGTTTACGGGTGTGAAAATTAAGAAAGTTTGTAAACTTCCTTAACTTTTAGCATAATACGTATTAAAGATTTGTTTTTTTTCAGATCTAGATCTAGATGATACCAAGGCCTCTTCAAAAGTACCTTTTCTATATAATTCTATTCATCCTCGTGATTGGAATTGTATTCATCAGCACAAAATACATGTTACAACGATTTTTTCCAAAGGTTGAAGGGTTCGACGTACCAGATGGACCTGGATTAATGAGCTATTCAAATTCTACACTAACACTTGCCCCAGGAATCACACGATTTCTAACAGGTGGTCAGAATTGGACATCTACACTCGGTGGCATCGTTCACACATATTATGGAACACCACTTACATCAACAATAATCGATGATATAAATTACTATGAACCAATGATTAACTATTTTTATACTATTTCAACTCAAAATGGTACAACAGATGAAAAAATACCAACACTTGTTCTAACAAATGGTGGAACAGATGCTTCAAACTGGTATGTATCGACACCTACCTATGGGCGAATCACAGTAAAACAACTTCGTAGACTATCTGGCCCTATTGCGGATCGTATCGTTCGTACAATGTACCTTATGATCAAGGCAGAAATTGTTAAGGTTGAACAGGCCACCTTTACAAATCATCCTGCAAATCCCCCACTTGTTACAGGAACGTATGATTCACAATTTGGAGGAAAGAATTGCATGGGGCCTGATGGAACATACTGCTCAGGTGCAAAAGTTTACAGTGATGTCGCATCTTCTGATTATGTAAAAGATAATGATAATGGTGCTTTAAAACACTGGCGCGCAGATTTTATCCAGACAAAGTTGCCAAATGCGTGGATTGTAAATAAGCCCAAAATGTTAGCAATGAAAACATATTCTAAACTGTACGAAGAAAATCCAGACTTTGCTACAAACTATCTTGCTCATACACCTGAACTAGGAGACTATGCAGAAAATGCAGGTATGACGATTGGAATGCTTCTCGGTGGAAATCTTGCCATGAATATATTGGAAAATCTTTTATATAGAGAAGTATTCGCAGAGATAACAGAAGAGATTCTTGATTCTACAGGAAAGGTAGTTGGTCAAAAGGTGGTTGGAATGGCTAAAGGTACAAAAGGCATTATCCCTGCATTAAAAGGTATTGGATCTACTCTTAAAGCGAATTATACTGCAGGTGGTGCTAGAGGAGTTCTGAAAGAGCTTGGAAAGGGCCTTGTTTCAAGAGTTGCAGCACAAGGTACAAAAGTTAAAGAACTTATTGCAATCTTAAAAACTACAAAAGATATCGCGAAAAGAGCTGCAACTGATGCAAAAGTAGCTTCTATTGGAGGACGTGTTGGTATAAAGGTATTAGCAGGTGCAGGGCGCGCCGCGAGTGCATTGAAAGAACTTGCTATGATCTCATTAGGGTTTGATAGGAGTATCTCAGTTATAAGGACGACGCATGCCGCAGCAAAAGCAGCTAAGATGGCAATTACAACAGTAGAGGCTGGAAAACTAGCAGCTACAGCAGCAGCAGCAGCAACCACTTCACTTGGAGCCATTAGTACTGTAGGAATAAGTGCTGCATTAGCTTCAAATCCAATCGGCTGGGGTATTGCTATTGTGATGGCTCTCGCAGATATAATCTTGATGATTGTCGATCTTGTTCCCAAAGAAAAATTCAAAGAACTTGGAATTCAAACTGCAAATAAAATCATTGGTGATCATATTCTCAAGTGCCCCTTGGGTACGATGGATGGAGATGCACTTGCAGACGATGAATTTTCTTCAATCTTCGATATGTTACCTCTTCCTGCAAACTTTGGAGTGCAAGATGTTGCTATGAAAAAGAAGCTTTCATGTATGTATACAGACACTCTTGGTATGAATGTTATGTCGCAAAAGACACAATGTCCAGAAGGAAATGATGAAACCTGTTTTGCAGAAGCACCCATGCCGTTGGATATCTGGCCTTCAGCACCTGAACCTGTTTCGCGCTTAACTGTTCTTGATTTACTTGATAAAATTTCAGATGAGATTGATAACCTTTCTTCAGATTATATAACTATAACTGGGTATGAGTGGGCTGCAGTGAATGCTGTAAAAACAATGAGAAGTAAACTTGCCGCAAATGCAAGTGATTTTGTGTCTTCTTATAATGCGGCTGTTAGTGCATGCAATCTTGTTCAGTATGGCAAGATCTCGGCGGCGAGGGAGAGGGAGAAGGCGGCAGCGGCAGCAGCTGCGGCGGTGGCGGCGAGGGCGAGGGCGAACGCGGCGACGGGAAGCGCGTTGGGAAGCGCGTTGAGGGCGGCAATAGCGGCAGAGGCGGCGGCGGCAGCGGCGGAGGCGGTGGCGATTGCGGCAGGGACAGGAGCTGCGAGCTATGGTATAGAATGGTTAAAAGAAGGACGTTCAAGCTATAATGCATGGTGGTCTGATATATCGGGTGCAATTGCAACAACGAATGTTGCCTCTGTAAATAATCTCACAACACCTAGAAATCCTGATAACTTTGCTACACGCATGCAGAAGAATCCATTTAATTGGGGAGATAGAGTTCGTCATGCACCGCGATTTTATACTGTTGCAGATATTGCCGTTGCATCAGGTGGAGCTTATCCTGATGGAAACATAATTAATTTTTTATCAACCACAAATGATGATTCATATAATAACGCAATTGCTGGAGGATCCACACCTCCTAAAAAAACACGATACTTGTGCCGACCAATGGACTTTTACAGAACCATAAAGGGTGTTATGATCAATGCAATTCTAAGAAAAGAAATTGAGGCTATGAAGTCTGAAATGGACAGATATCCAGATTTAATTGGTAAATTTGCAGAAGACCAATATCTTGGCGATACTTCTCTTTCGGAAATTTTATCTGCTGCTGCAATTACCGCAGCAAAAGCAGCCGCGGAGGATGCTACTGCCGGTCGCACAACACCTAGTACAACAGATGCAAGAAATGCAGCAGTTACCGCAGCTGTTACTGCATATAGTACTGCGCTCAATGCATTTTATCCAGTGAACATTTCATACACAACAGTAGCTTCTTTCAGTTCTAAGATAAATAATGCAGTTTGGTTAACAAAGCTTGCGGCTGAAGCAACAACCGCGATCGGTGGAATCTATGATGTATCGAATACACTCATCTTAACTTCAGCAGGTGTAACATATGAAGAGCTTGATTCACGCCCTAATTATATTAGCAAATACAGTACAGATGTTTCAGGTGCTTACTGGAATAAAAAGACAATTATTAATGCAGATACATCTACACGCAAAGTTAGAGCAATTGCAGCATGGACTGCTTTACAAACTGACTTTGCAACAGCAAATGATCCTTATGCAATGTCATCAATTCAGTGGCTGATAGCAAATACAGTAGCACCTAGGCAACCTGCAGATGCGACTGCTGCAGAAAAGACGGCAGCAGCAAAGAGATCCACAGATGCCCTTGCACCTTTTCAAAACACTCCTAATTCTACAATTAATACAATCATTAATAATATTATTACACAGTTAAGTCCCGCAAACATAACTCCCGCAGTTACAAGCTCAAATGATTTCTTGGCAAAGTTTAATGCATTTATTTCTGAGATGTCATATCGTGAGAATGATCTGGAGAAGGACAAGAATGCAGCATATATTACTTCAATCACCGCAGATGCGGCACGAATTGGATACAATGCATGGAAATCAAAGTACATCAATACTGCGATTGAAATGGATGCTCTTTCTACAGCAAAGTCTATTATCTATGCATTCCAGATGGATGGTAAAAAGGCATCTGTCGCACAAAGGATAATTGATACAAGGACAGAATATATTAACGAATTAATTAATTATCATAAAGGAAAAGATGTACGCACTTTTTACATTAATGCAGTTCAGACTCCAGGATTCAAGGATCCTTATATTGTAAATGATGTTTTTGGTTTTAAAATTGAGAAATATGATGGAACCAAGCGTGCAACTGTGGTAATTCCAATTATGGAAATGGTAAATGCATGGTTTCTTACACCCAGTGGTGCAACAAGAACAATTAATGCACTAAATAACGGAGTAACATCACTTGCTCAACTCATTACTGCATCTAAACCAACTGCATCGGAGATTGCTTCGTATGGCACAGTCCCTACACTTGGATGGAAATGGGAATCAGGGATTGAGTGTTGGCAACACACTTTAAATAAAGCCCCATGCGGTATTAATGTGTGCGACGGTAGTACTCGTCCAGAATATCAGTGGACTGCACAGAAATGTGTAAATAAAGGTGATCACCTTAAGCGTTATGACAGAATGGGTTCTTATCTTAACTTTAACTTATTAAGCAATGATCCAAAACAAAGGAGAATGGCAGACTATTTTAAAGATGTAGGAGGCGCAATTTGTTATGAACCTGGTGGCCAACCTGTTCCAACTCCCTGCGTAGCTGGTGAGGAGTTCCAGGCTGCATCCATGTGTCTTAAGAATTGTGCTGCGGGAGAGTGGCAATGGGGTGTTAACTGTTATAAGGACTGTCCTAGTGGCTCAATCCCTGATCCAAATGGTGCAAAAACAAACTGCATTACAGACTGTAGTGGCAATTACCCTCGTGCAATTTCACTTGTTCAATGCAGTGAAGTATGCTCAACAGGAGACGAAGAAGTATATCCAAATTGTTACTCTCCCTGCACGAGTGGATGGAATAGGGCAAGTGGAGTTACCTGCTCAAGGGATGCATGTGATAGTGAAGCTAGTGGGTTTGTTGATGAAGTTACCCCAGGATTCTGCTACAAGAAATGTGCATTGCCTGGAGAATATCCCTCTGCATATTCCATCACAGATAATGCGAACAAACTCAACTGTATTAAACAGTGCAGCTTTGATAACAATGATGGGCAAAATCTTAGTTTGGTAAATGTGGCGCCAATCAATGCGCCAACAGATATTGCAAACTGCCTTGCATGGCTCGACGCGACGGTGGGCTTCACGAATGGAAGCACTGTATGGAATTCTGCATCCCCAAGTTTGTCCTACAAGATGACAGTCGGTGGAGGGCCTAGTTTGGTAGCGAACCAGTTGTTCTCTGGTAGCAAAAATGTTCTACAGCTTTCAAAAACTCAAACTCTCTCAATGACTCCTTCACCTACCTCTGCGGCTTTTACCATGTTTTTTGTCTCGAGGCAGACGGGTCCAACCTATGGACGTGTATTTATGTCCGAACCAAATAAACTATATGGATACTGGGGTACTTCGAAGAATCAATTATATATGGAGGGATGGATATCTACAGTAGGTGGAACGGCTGCAAATACCACGTGGGATAGTTATAGAGTCCGCCGCAGAGCAAATGGTTCTGGAGATTTTGCTCGATTTGGCTCAATTATCAACTCATTTTCTTCATCTGCGGCAGGCCTTACTGGGCTTCACGTAAATAAATGGGAAGAATCAGAAGCCCAAATCGCAGAAATCATCATCTACAATCGTGATCTCACAGACACAGAATGCCAGCAGGTAGAAAACTATCTCTTGGCAAAGTGGTTTAGACAGCGCATTAGAATACCAGGTTTACAACGCTGCTACTATGGTTGCGATGATGGATGGAACTTAAATAGAGATGTTGGAACATGTGAAAAGAATTCATGCGATTCGGGTCAATGGGATAATGGTGCTGGACTTTGTTATAATCCATGCGGATCAGATAGAAATGAAGGTGGAGTTGGAAATTTAACATGTTATCTAAAATCGGCACCCGCAGGATATCACGAGAATGTACCTGGTGTTGATGGAAATTTTGCACAAGACTGCCCTTCTGGAAAACAGCAACAAGCGGCAGATAAAACTGCATGCGTAAACAATTGCCCTGCAGGTATGTCTTATGATGGCGCGCTAACATGTAATAGAAGTACCTCTTCACCAAGATCTGATACTTTTCATATAATTACTTCTACTCCAAGATCTAATGCTATAAGAACAGACTTCCACACGCCTGCAAGTGCCGCTATTCAGCTTTCATGCCCTGGTGGCTATCACGGTGCAGCTGGGTGGTGTCAATCAGATAGGCACTGTTGTTCAAGAGATAATTGGGGTACTTGTTGGCGAGAGTGTGACAACATGAATCCGAGTACCACAGCTATTCAATCGAGCTGCCCATGGAATAGACCAAATAACTATAATGGTACATGTTATGAAAACTGTCCTGCTGGGCAGTGGATGAGATCACAAGGACTCTGTTCAAGCGACTCTTACTGTCCAGGGGATACACCAAATAACTTTAATGGTACATGTTATGCAAACTGTCCTGCGGGGCAGACTATGAAGACACAGGGAATCTGTACAACCGGTGAATATTGTAAGGCAGAGACGCCAAACAGATTTCTTGCTATGTGTTACGCAAACTGTCCTGCTGGGCAGAATATGAAATCAGCGGGAATCTGTTCAACTGATGCAGCTCTCACTCAGCCCGCAGGAGGTCTGCAATATATGCCGACGATACCGAAAGGAATTGGAAAAACATCGAGGACAAAATTCCAATCTGCAGAAAATAAGAAATGGGAGAGCCGCGATATCACAAACGGTAATCTCTATTGGGCTAAAGAAAACAGGGCAAGAGCTCAGACTATACCAAGAAGTATAGCAAAAACTCTAAAAACAATTGGAAGAGACAGTTCAGTAAGACCTTCATATACAGCAGAGTATAAGCACGATATAAACTCTGTACAGGGATGCGAATGCCTCATTGCAAATGCATGGGAGCGTGCAAATAACGGTTGCGGAACATTTGGTCTTCTTACACAGTATCCTGCGGCTCCATGGGGTGCAGCTGCATGGCAAGTGAACAGTGATGATCCAACGGTGAAAACATTGATTACTAGACTTGCAGATCTTTTCGTATCAAATCCCTCACTATTACCCGATGAACTATTTGAAGAAGATCACCCTCTAAAGAATCAGGGCACACCTGCATTGGAACGTATGATTGTTCTGAACGATGATAAAAGCGAGGATACTTCTATGAAGAATAGACTCATACGTGCATATTTTGATTATGTAGATGCACTCAATTATAAAGATGATATTGAGCTAATTTGCTCTCCAGGATATATTGAAACCTTAATGAATGATGAATTGGGAGAGCCAGCATTAAATGCACCAGGTGCAGGAAGATCCTATCTCAGCAGACCACGTAATATGTATATGGTGGCGCTTGGAGCAAATGATGAAGATTTCAAGTCGTATCTAACACGCTATGATAAGTGGAAAACGGATACTCAAGTTGCAATGAGTGAACGAGCTCTTGTAACGGGTGGAACCTTCCTTGATCCTTTCAGTCGTGTGTTCCTTGATAAACTTGCTCAGTATCTCTTCGATCAGACAAAGTCTCTTTTGCGCGGGCAGTTTTTCCACATTACAAAGATTTTCGGCTTGGGCTATGTTTCTGAAAGCTGCGTGGAACTCCATTGCAACGCAAATCAGTACGCTGCCCCACCTACAACAGCGGATGCAGCCATTCCAAAGAATCTAACCATAACACCAATCACAAATTGGATCGTTCGTTTCTATCTCTCTGGAGGAAACCCTGTTGCCTATGAATTCCAGAACTCAAATGCCAATGCATTCATGCTCACAAATAAGAGATGTCTGTACTATGGACAAAATTATGTACCTGTTGTCTATTTCAATGGCTACTCACACAAATGTGATTCCAAGGAAGGCTTACAGAAGCAGGTCGAGTTTTACAGAAAAAAGAACAACAAGGTTAACGTGAAATACATTACAGCCCAGAAGGATATTACTGCGGATCAGACCCTGTGTGCCATGCAGTGGCAAGAGTCTGATTATAATGCTGATACAAACCAGGATGGATCTCAGATGGTGAGTAAATCAGGTGCCTTTACCTGGTTAAGGAAGGGTATGCCCGAAACACCGATGAAAAATTCAGATGGTACCTATAATTTTGCTTACTCTCCTACCAAAAAGAACGCCGATGGCAAAGATGTCTACGCCGATACTGAAACAGTTGTTACAGGTGATATCCTTACAATAAAGGACGGCTTTGGCAAAGGTAACTACGCCTATTCTGAAACAGTTGTTACAGGTGTTCTCCTCACACCAGCCGATATTTCAACAGAAGTCTTTAATCGTATTAATGATACAGATAGTGCGACTGAAAAGCAGTCTATCATGGATGGAGCCACAAAGGCGATGGTACCTATCAATCCGCCTATTACAGTGACTTCAAAACTCTATAGAGAAGAAGAGGATTTGGAGGGATGTTTCCCCATGAAATGCAGCAATCCTTATGTAATGAACCTAATCCTCACGAAATTCAATGGAACAACAGATCCTGAAGGTGGTACTAGTAAAATCATAACAATCAAGAAGATTTTCACGGTGAACAGTGGTCGATGCGATATGCTTGCAAACGTGATTTCATCCAATGGGGTTGTTGAAGAACAGAAGCGTAGTGCTACGATGGTTACAATGAAAGACGCCGCAGGGGCAATTGTTCCTTGTAAATACACAGTCTCGGCCATTGGCGCCAAGGGTACGGGAACTTTCATCACAGATTCTCTTTCCACCCTCACTCCTCAAATGACAGCTGCAAAGATTGCATATGATGCTGGATATGGAATATTATCTCCAGCAACAACAACATCCGTTACAGGAGCCATTGATACAACACGTACAGGACTAGAAACAGTTGCGAAGGCGGCTAGACTCAAGTCGCACGCTGCATCCGGTTTTGAGAAGAAGTTTGTAGATTGCCCTGCAATTTCATGTTCTTCACAGGAGGTCCTCAATGCCATTGTGATGCAGTACGCTGCTGATAACTATCCTAAGACAACTGCAAATGTTCTTCAAAAATCAATGACAAAGATTTTCAAGGTGGGTACAGCAACGAGTGCGGAGGGTAATGCCACATGCGATATAAATTTCGAGAACACCTCGCAGTTTTACACGAGCTTCCCTGGAACACCCGCGGGCGCGGCCAACAAGACAACAATTACAAAGCGCTTCAAAGTTACAACATCCGATACATGCAAGTACTCTGTTGTATCTGATATAACAACAAATGATAAGACTGCAAATCTGCCCAAGTCGTCTGCGACAGATCTAACTGATACGGTGTCTGTGCTGGAAGACGATCCTTCGTTCGACAAGCTTGCAATTGTATCGAATAAGCCTTCCACTGCAAATTCCATGGCGATCACTGTAACAAGAGATACAAGTGGTATAAAATACACGGGCACTTGCCCCACACCGAATTTCACAGATCCTGGTGTACTACTTGATATTGCTCGCTTTATCAGGGCGCAGAATGCGGCTAACTCGTTTATTGTAACATCACTCTATACACCTGCCACTGTAGTATCTCCTACATCCTGTTCGATCAGGGTCGGATACACACGCAATGGAAGCGCTGCTGCTTACATGAATACCTTCACAGTGTCTTTCACGAAGGATATCACGACATGCAGATACCGCATTACGAGAGTGACTGCTGGAAGTGAAAGTAGTGCGGCGGCTGGAGGGACAGCGATTTCAACCTTTGTTCGTCCACTCAACTCATGTCCCTCTGTACCGATTGCGTGCACGAGCCCTGCAGTCCAGAATGAGGCGAAATCGTTCTACAAATCCATGATGACACTACTCACCAATGGTATAGCGAATACAATGAATATCACAAAGGCGGCGCCTGCTGGTACAAACACATGTGAATTCCAGGTAACCACGCAATCGGGCACAGCCACCTCAACATGGGATGGAACCGCTGCGAACTTCAACAAGTTCCACTACACATTCAACTTCAACCCTAGCCCTGCATGCGACGGTATTAACTATGTGGCATATGATATGGCGCCTGTTTCTTCTTCACAGAACTCGCACACAATTGGTGATAGGGTTCCTGAGAATGTTGCCTGCTACTCAGTGTTAGATTGCAATAATTCCAGTCTCAAGACGAAGGCGACGAACGCACTGAATACCTCAGGACCAGCTGGAACCACCTATTCCATAACGGGTACACCCGTGAAGACGGGGCCAAATAAGTGCGAGTACTTAGTGTCGCGTACAACAGGAGGTGTAACAACCTCGCAAGATAAACTCGGCTCCTACGACTCCACGCTACACCGCTCGGCTGTCTTCAAGGCAAAGACGCCTATTGTTGTAAGAACGGCTGGAATGTCAGATGCTGCGTATACTCTTGCGCTCAACACTGCATGCTATGGTTCTACAGGAATAGACATTTCTGGAACAGTGAATCCGGTTGTACAAGCCGTTTCACGCACATATGTCCCTATTTCATGCCCGCGTATTGGTACGACAAGCACTTCACAGACAATCTTCTCACACTCTTCAATTAACGCGGCCCTTGTTGCTGCACTCACGAATAAGTACAATGATCTAAAAGCAAGTGGTCTATTAACAGTATCTTTTGTAAGAGGAGGTACATTCCCTATTACACAGATTAACAGTATTACAATCGATACAACAAATCCTGCAAGGATCACAGTTCCAGCTACTTACCAAAGATACGAGTACAGGGTTGTATTAAATGCTGGCCTTTCCGCAAATGCAGCTCGTGTACCTGCAAAGGCGGCTGCTGGAAATTACAACATTACACAGAACGATACGGATTATGCATGGAATCCTTACCTGCACCCGATTGTTAATATTTTCTTCTATAATACATGCGGCACACCGGTGATTACAAAGGAGAATATTACATTCGTGGCAAGTCGCCCTACTTCCATGTATAGAACATTTTAACAACATAGAATAAGATGAAGTTCCTGTTCAAACATAAAATTCCAGTTCTTTTCGTATCCATACTGATCATACTCCTCATATCAGTCTTTGGAAAAGACAAGCCTATTCAAGTTCAAGGCTTTACAGATCTTTCTGGATGCAGCCTCAACTGCTCCGACCAAGGAGTTATGCTTGCAATGAAAAAGGAGTTTGAGTCGAATTACTTAGAAGGATTCCAGGGAAAGGAGGGATTTCAGACGATCTTCTCAAATGTACAATCACAGTTGCAAGGTCAACTTAACCCCCAAGTACAAACACAACTTCTTACAAATTTACTTTCATCCACTACAGGAATTCCTCCTTCTGTTCTTAGTTCTCTTACTACTGCCGTTACAACGGGTGCAAGTGAAAAACCTGTTGTAGCGAAGAAGGTAAGTCAATACACATTACGAACGGTGAGTCGCGCCCTTCAACTAAGCCCTCTCAAATGTGAATACGAAGTCACATATGATAAGTCTGATGTTGATCTGAAGGGTGTGAGTACAGATGCGAAAGATCAATTTGGATACTTCCAAGCCACGTTCACAAAGAATTCTGGGGCTGCGTGCGGATTCACACCTACGGAGGTGCGTCTTCTAATTGGTCCCGAAATCTCTAAGATGGATTCACAGGGAAAACAAAGTGAAATACCTCTTATGAATTACAACTTCTAGCATTTCCGAAACCACTTACGAGCTTTTGCCGTTTTTCTGGCCTTTCGTACGAGATCTGCATCTGTCGTGTAATGCGTCTTCCCGCATAAAAGAAGACTCGATACACGTGCATATCCCCATTGCTGCTGAGTGGCCCCTGGGCGATGTCCTGTTCTCCATGCAGCCATACCGCGATCATACGATTTCTTGATGAGTTGAAGGGGTACACCCGTGGCCTTAGCCCTGTCCTCCAATGATTTTATATCAGGAAAGAGTTTCTTCCATCGCTGCGTGTATCTAGACGACTTGGTTCGTACACCCTTGTCTGTGGCGAATCCAACATAGGCTTTCGGATCCGATGTATCCTTCGCACCGAATTTCTTTATTTCACGCGCACGTTTTGTTTTCTGCGTTGCAGACAGCCCAGCAAAATATTTTTTTGGCGTATACATCTCAACTATCTAGTAGATGGAGAGAAGATACCAAGCCACCCGTAAGAACTTGAATGCTGTACGCCGTTACCGTGCTGGAAAGAAGATCGGATTCACCATGCGTGCTTCTCTGAAGGCGAAAGGTCTGATCCCTAGAACCAGTCGTAAGGAGCGCGGAAAGTATATTGTAAGCAAGAAGTATCAATAGATAGGCGATGAACGTGTTCGAAGAAGAAAAGGAACCCGAGTGTTTATCGCGATCTGGATATAAACCGGGTGAAAGCCTTCGTGCATTTGAACAGGCTCTGTCTGAATCGGGTGCAGTCGCAACAGGGAAGTCCTTTCACTTTTCTGCAGATATTCTTTGCAGTGGAGCCTATACGTCATGGGTACGTTGTATCTGGACCTATGTCATTCAGAATGTTGGACTTGCTTCACCCCGTATTTTTGTTTATCTAATGAAGAGATTTCGTGATCTAGATGAGTTATCCGACAAGTATCCGGACGAATCTCTTTGGAACAATGAGGGGTATCAGAAACAGGTTGCAGAAGTGATTATGGTCGTTCGTGAAGCACCACGACGTTCAAAAGTGAGCTGGCCCAAAGTTGGATCTGAAACGCATCGAAAAGACAGTGGATGGCTGAAGGCTGTGGCAACTGCGACCGAATCCGCTGTAGTCCGTCGTGTCTGGAAGGCAGACGGTGATCTGTCTACGCTGAGGATCGTTGGCTCAGAGATTACAAAAGCGGTTGGAGAGGGAGCAACGGAGAAGTGTCTCTTTTGGATCCGATGGCTTCTAGAAGAAGATGCTCTTCTCCGTAAAGAAACAAAGGGATCTCTTACCTCTGTAAATCGTACGTTTGGAAAAGGAAAGGGAAAACATGATGTTGGCAACTTTGTAGTGGCACTCTTTATTGAGATCTACAATGAATACGCTGAGAAAAGTATGATTCGGATGAATGAGGAATTCCAGGGCCTTGTGGGTCTCTGGGGTGGAGATGATAGCCGTGTAACAGGATCTCAAAAAAAACAGGTGCTGGGCCTTATGACGCAGATACTTTGTGAAGTCCCCCGCTGGAAGATCCCCGCGGCGCCTCCACTGATACGAGATCCAATCTTTGTCTCTCGTGCTGTGGCCCAAGTCCCCAAGTTTTTCCATGAAGTTCTTGCGTATCCGACAATACGGAATGGAAAAGAAGTACAGAAACAATTCTCTAACCGCGGGGTGGTTCAGAAAAAGAAGAAGGTTGTTTCTCATGAGGACCAGTTCGATGCGGTGAACAAAGCGTTGGATGATTATATGTCTTCTAGAATGTAAATAAATATCTTTCTTGAAATTACTGTCGTGTCTAACCTATAAATCTTAAAATTAAGGGAGCTCAGAGAGCTTCCTTAATTTTCAGTTCATATGGTAGGTATGCCATCAGTAGCAGAAATAGCCGCAGCGGCACAAGCATCTGCTGTTGCAGCGGCAACACAATCCGCCTCTGCTGCGGCAACTGCACAAGCGGCGGTGGATGCTGCACAAGCGAAAGTCGCTGCTGTAGCGGCACAAGCTGCACGAGATGCGCGCGATTTATATGTACAAAGCATTGTATTGAAGTGGCCCGGCGGCGATATTATCTTCAAGTTGTACAAGGTCCTTATTTCTGTATATGATACGCTTGGAGCAACGATCCTCGCCGGTACTGCCGCAGCCTATACATTTCTTCCTTCGAAATACAGAAGACCTCTTACACGTATCCTTATTGTCCTTTTTATTCTCATGTTAGCTGGTTTCTTATTTTATTACCTTGTCCCCGAGAGTGCAAATCCTAATGTGTCTGCAATCAAATCAAGTTTAGAGGTAGCTGGATCCAGTTTTGGTCAAATTAAAACAGGGTTGGCCAAATTTGGAGTTATTGCAGATTCCTTTCAAGATAAGGGAGATGAGCCAAGTCTTCTGGACCTTCAACCCTTTGCAGTGAAGCAAGCAGGGTACGCCAAACAGGGCCTCTTTCTTGAAGAGGAGGCAGTTACGAACGCCCTTCGTGCAGGAGTTCGCACCTTTGTTTTGCAGATTGATTATCATGAAGATCCGAAAAAAGGGTCTCCTGGTGAACCTTGTCTAATACTCCGTTCGAAGTCGGGAGCACTTACTACGACGAACACAGGATCCATTGAAAAGGTGTGCCAGATCTTAGTAGATCATGCCTTCACCGATCCTATTGTTGGAAAAGAAGATCCTATTGTTCTCTTTCTCTATGTGAAGAGGACCCCCTATTCTGCCATCGAGAATCCCAAGGAGTATCTACTTTTCTTGAGCAAGATTGCGAAACAGCTGGGACCTCTCATGAAGATTCATCTAGGAAACACATCCTTTGGCAATTTCCTGCGACAGGGCGGTGAATCCGATCTTTTGAAGTTACCTCTAAGAACCTTCGAGGGCAGATGTATCCTTTTAACGAATGCAGAAACGACACTGTTCCGCAGTGCAGACAAAGTGGGTGTATCAGTCGACCCTCCTGAGGATCTCGATTATTGGAGCAATATGCAGGTGTTTAAAAAGTCTGGAGAGGATCTTGGGATTACACAGATAGCTACCGGTCCAGCAAATGCATTTATCTTTTCTCGAGATGAACTTGAGGATGCCCTTTCAAGCCCCGATGATTTTGTGAAGAAAACAAAGGGAGCATTTACGATCTATGTACCCGATAATGAAAAGAATCCTGAGAAGGGGTCTATTGAGATGATTCTTACGAAGCTTGGAATTAACTTGGTACCCTTGGATCTCTTCAGCGAAGATGTTGAGACTATGAGGCCGATCACGGAGTTCTGGGCTAAATCAATCTGGCTGCAGAAGCCTTTTGTGTTGCAAAATAATGCTACACAGTAGATGGAGGAAGACCTCAGTTATAAATTAATAAAAAAGGATCTTCGTCAAGAAGATGTTGAAAAACGCCTCGAAGATGTTGTCAAGGCGGCAGAAGAAATAAAAGATAAAGAAGCGGCAGCAGACAAAGAACTTCGATTTGCCCTCAGCATTATTGAAGAGTTTCTGCGTGAAAAGAAGCGTGTCTGCTACGGCGGAACTGCCATGAATATTCAGCTTCCCGAGTCGCTCCGCTTTTATTCCATTGAGAAAGATCTACCTGATTATGATTTCTTTACACCCGATGCAGAGAACGATGTGGAGGAGATTGTGGAACGAATGAAGCGGGCCGGTTTCGAAGAAGTCTCTCAGCGTGTGGGCATGCACGAGGGAACAAAGAAGATCATGGTGAACTACAGCCCTGTTGCAGATATTTCTGAGATTGATGCGGATATTTATGATATCTTGGAGAGACGTTCTGTTAGTGTCAAGGGTATTCATTACACAGATACGGATGTTCTGCGCCTTATGATGTATCTTGAACTGAGTCGTCCGAAAGGTGAAGTGAGCCGCTGGCCCAAGGTCTTCGATCGGCTCACTCTTATTAACAAGGCATTCCCAATGAAGGTCTGTGGAAAGGAGAAGTGGATACCCAAAAATATTCCGATGGATATTCGCGAAAAGGTCTACGAATACTGTGTTGATCACAAGAGAGTCTTAGCAGGTACACGTTTAGAGAGAATTTATTCGAAGTCCATCCATTCAACAAAAGAAATCACATGGGAAGTCCGTGAAGGTGGTGCAGTTATCTTCATAAGTCCCGACATTAAAAAGGATTCGCTCCGACTTCGTGAGATCCTTGGATTTGAGGGTATTTCCATCGAATCGTATAAGGCAAAAGGTGAGTTAATTCCCCCTCGCATTGTTATCTTAAAAGATAAGCAGCCAATCGCATTGATTATGCAAGAAACTGCATGTCATTCTTATAACACAATCAAAAATAATAAGGGGAAGAGTGTTTTAATTGCAAGTCTTGATACATTGATTACGGTGTATCTCTCTCTTGCTATCTTTACGGATGATGAACAGAAGATTTTCGGATATTCTCTTATCTGTGTAATCCAACGTTTTATTGATATCTCAAATCGCTTGAGAAAGATTGTGCGAAAGACACAATTCCCCTCCTTCACCTTAACCTGCAAGGGATATCAGAAGACATTCGCTACGCTTGTACGTGAGAAGGTCGAGCGCATTTCAAAAGAGAAGGCCGCAGCAAAGATCAAGAATCTTCTGCGCAAAACACGAAAGGGAGAAAAAAGAAAAACTCCGAAAAGGAGAACACTGAAACGATGAGTGATCAATTACGCTTACAGAGACTTATTGATTCTGCGAGGGTACGTGATGCGGCTGCAGCATTGGCACGTTTTAAAGCGGGTCCTTGTGGATGCAATACAACGAATCTCAACCCGAATGTACCGAATGAAGCGGCGTATCTTGAAGGAAAGATAAAGGCGTGTGGATTTAATTATTCAAGAGACTCTCCGGTCTCTTCAGGTGTGAGGACTGCGAGGGTGCAGAAGGCTGCGGCAGACTGTGGGCCACAGAAGCCTAGACGTGTTATCGAGGTGCGGTGTCCTTATCCTCCTCCTCCTCCTCCTCCTCTGTATCCTCTGCCCCCTCCTAAGTGCCCGCTCCCCAATACACCGTTTAATCCCGTTCTACCTGCTTAAAAAAGAATTTCCTAGTAGAATGCCCACTGCAAACTATGATTCGTCTCGCCTTACACAGCGTATACAAGCGAAGGCTCTCTATTCTTACCAGGCTGCAATAGATGCCGCGATTGCTAGTGGAATCCCGACAGTTCGTAGACTCCAGGGTGGTGTGAGTGAGACTCTCGATGTTGTCACTCTTGAGCGACAGGGATGCTGCGCGGCTGGAAATAACTGTGTGACTGGACTTCCTAACTTTGAGAGACTCACTGTACCTCAGGTTGCCTACACTCAGTAAAAAAGTGTGGGAGTATTTATGGATTTTATAATTTAGATCTTTTTATGATATTGTTATGATGTTGTTTTACACCTTCTTAACAACCGTCTTCACCACGGCCTTCTTGGTGATCACCTTCTTGGGGACAGCGATCGGCGGCATGTCCTCCTCATCCTCCTCTTCCGCAGCTGCGGGGGGAGCAGGAGTGGCTGCAGTCGGCCTCTGGAAAGCCTCCTCATCATCGACCTCATCGTCGTCCTGCAGTGCAGCGAACGTGTTCTTCGGTGCAGCTACAGATGGAGCCGCCTTAGGGGCCTGCTGATGCGCGCTTGCATCACCATCATCTAGAAAGGCGAAGCCGCGGATTGCGTCCGGCATCTTGTCCACACGGATCTGGACGGCCTTCCAGCTGAGACCATACTTTGAGCCCGCAAACCAGACACCCGTGCACTGGATGAGAGCAGTGATCTGCGAGCCCTTCATGAGAACATCCTCGAGCGGGATGTCTGTGAGCGGGCGCTTCTTGTCGTCGTAGACGGCCGTCTCGAACTTGCCGTCGCGCTGGCGAAGAGCAAGCTTCACCGTGGGCGGGTAGGGCTTCGGGTTGCCATCTGCATCCTTGCTGAAGCGAACTGTCGGCGTGTAGAAGGCCTTCACAACGTCCTTGCTGAGAGCAGCCTTGAACCACTGCTTTGAGTTCTCTACACCCGCGTTGATCATGTGCTCATCCAGTGCAGCCATGGCCTTGTAGATAGCAGCCGCCTTCGCATCCGCACCATCGTAGCCGCGCAGAGAGAGCTCCACACTGTACTTCACCGGGCCGGCCTTGTCGAAGACACTCATGCCATACGGGACAGAAAGGCTTCCAATCTGCATCACAAGGGCCCGGCTATCATAGTTCAGATATGCACTCTTGCCACCTGAATCCAGCATCTTCAACGGAGAGTACGTAACCTTAGAAGCATCGAACGAAGCAACGGAGACAACAGCACTAGACATCTTATTTCCTACTTGATTTGGGGCGGCGGCGACGAGTCAATTTTTTGTCCGAGGTCGATTCGATTTTTTCGGGGTAGCTGATAGAATGGCAATGTCCCAGAGTGAATATTTATCACGGCTAACATTTGAGAGTAGCAAATATATTAGCCGAAATAAAGTAAGAGATAGCAGTGAACAGACTTTTATTACACAAGCGCGTTCAAGCGGGAACGTGAATCCTACCTCTGTACAGTTTGTTGGAAATACAAATAATGTATCTACGATTATGACAATGAGAGGTAAAGGTACAAATATGTCGTACACGAATATCTTACAGGGAGCTCAGAAGTGCGCAGTCTGCTCGGATCCGGATCCTGCAGTGGCTGCATCGATTACTCTTCCATGCAATACCACAGATCGCATGCAGCCTCCTTGGGCCCAGCAAGCCACTTCAAATGTCTATGTGAACTGTACTGTACCGCCGAATCAGTATTTCTTCCCTGTTCTCCCCTCATTCTGCTCGACGAATATGATAAAGTATTCTTTCCCTTCAGGATAAGATATGAAGTATCTTATTCTTTTAGGATAATCCTTCAGGATAGGCTAAGTAACCGTCTCCAGAATCCAAGGATATGCCTCTGCAGCCTCCTCAGAGACCTGGACAAGAGCCATGAGAACATACAATGCTCCAAGAGACTGCTTCGTCTTATCGTTGGATCGCGTTGTAAACGACTGGATAAGATCAAGTGAATTCTTCTGCCACCATCTCAATCCATGATTTGATTGCTGAAGAACATCCGGTGCACTACGAAAAAGACGAGAATCCGCCTTTGCGTGGTGCGGGACGATAGCTTCTTTTTCTGTAGTTGAGAGACCAAGTCTATTAGACCATAAGATAAAAGCGTATTTATAAAAGAGTTTATGATCTTGAATTCTCATTGAATGAAACCATGTGCAGCCCATTAGATACCCGAGGCTTTCCATTTTCATAAAAATATCCAGAACATGCTGATTCCATATCTGATCTGCAGTGAGTGTTTCACCATTCACATAGAGCAGTGGGTACTTCCTGAGGCGGAGCCATGCAGACAGCCTTCTGAATTTATTCATATACCGTTCATCCAGAGGATCACGCGTATAAGGATTTGAAAGAGGTGTTCCCGTGCTCTGAATTTGAGAAAGTGAACGAAGATCAAATGCCCAGATATTCTTACTTTTATCGGCATAGGAGAAGAAATAGAGAGAAGGAATATCCTTAATACTCTCCATCGTAGAAACTTCTGTCTCATTATGAGCAAAGTCTCTATAATTTGCAGCGGGACCCCTCATGAAATAGATGCGCAAAGGCGCATAGAGTCTCCAAAACCGCTGAATTCGTTTACATGCCTTCGTTTCTTTTGCGGAAACTTTTCTCTCAGATATATTTCTCGACTCTATTAACGGTACAAATCGATGCGGCCGTTTCCAGTGCCTTGAACAGAAATCTCCTTGAGAGGCATTATATTGACACTGTGTATCTGGATGCGTGCGGCTCTTGATATTTGCGCACTTTCGTAGAGAGGGAGTCGACATAACTCTTTCTACTTCACTGTGTTAAGTTGATCGCCGGACACCCCATAAAGCTGGTGAAAGATACATTTTAGAGAAGAATTCATATCTTATTAGTATACATGTCAAACGAATTATTTTTTCAAAAAAAAAAGCAAATATGGGGTCCCGGGGTCCCGAATTTGAATGGTTTTCACTAAAAATTGACGCGGCTAGGTCGGTGGAATTTGTTAGTGCGTAAAATGTCTTCTACGAATACCCCGACTTCTAGTATAATGAGTGCCTCTGCCCCTGTTAAGGTCGCGAAGAAGACGGTTACGAAGTCTGCGGCTGCCCCTACCCCTGTTGCGGCTCCGGCCCCGGTTGTTGTGGTTGCTGAGCCGACTGCCAAGAAGGTCGTCGCGAAGAAGGCCGTGAAGGCCGAGGCGGCGGTCGCTGCGCCGGTTGTCGTTGCGCCGGTCTCTGCGCCGGCCGCCGAGGCTGCTGGCACGGTTGCCCCTGCCACGACCCTTGATGAGGACCTCAAGGCCGTGATGGCCAACCTCTCCACGCTCCGTGAGACCGCCGCGGCCATGGTCGCGCAGGTGAAGAAGCTCGAGAAGCGTGTCCACCGCGAGATCAAGGATGCTCGCAAGCGCAAGCGCCGCGTTAAGGTCGACGAGAACGGCGTCGAGGTAAAGCGTGCCCCCTCGATCTTCGAGCGCCCCACGCAGATCTCGAATGAGCTCTGCCACTTCCTCGGCAAGAGCAACGGCACCCTGATGTCGCGCTCTGAGGTTACGAAGGCGGTGAACGTCTACGTGAAGGACCACAGCCTCAAGAACAAGCACGACATCAAGCCGGATGCCCCGCTCAAGAAGCTCCTCGGCGTCCCTGAGGGCGAGCAGCTCACGTACTTCAACCTCCAGCGCTACCTCAACAAGCACTACATCAAGGCGACTCCTACTGCGTAAGCGCGTAAGCACTTAAGGAGCTTGTTGTAGTAGAAGAATAGGTGGGCCCACCTCTAAAATAAAAAAGAAAACAGTATAAAATTATAAAAAGAAAGAAAAGATTTATTTACGTTGTCCCTTTGCGCCTCGCCCCGGTATTCTTATAAAATCTGCATTATATTACGGAATACCCTATAAAAATCTTTTTTTGGTCTTTTAGCTCAGTAGGTAGAGCGTGCGGCTGTTACAACACTTATCCCAAAGGATTCGTTACACTTACCCTAAAGGGTTCGTTACACTTACCCTAAAGGGTTCGTTACACTTACCGCAAGGTCGTCGGTTCGACCCCGACTTGGACCGTATCTTTTTAGATGTACCTTTGGTGCTTCTAAAAAGATCTGGTATAGATAGAATGCCGCAAGAAGCTAAAATAGGTATAATGTATATTGAGGGTGCACCTCAAAAACAAGTAGATGGACTCATGAATGATATCCGTCTTATACAAGATGTTATAGGGGCGGCGATACAGACTGCTTTATCTGAAGCAGAAAAAGCTGAAGGAGGAGAGCTATCGCCCCGTTTCATTAGACATATGAATGCAGTAGCATTAAAAATGCTTTTAAATATGGCAATAAATTCAGTACCAGATGAATCTGTAAAAAGTATGGCCCCTCAGATTGAAAAATGGAAGAAAGGTCTTGAAGATATACTTAGTGAAAGTAGAGGTCCTGTGGATGCAGATATAAAAAATGCTTCTATAGATGCAATAAATAAATCGATGGGTAGACCGCAAGAAGGAGGCCAAGGTAAGGGCCATCATAAGGGTAAATCTAGCATGAAGTCAGCAAAAGCGAACCGCAAAGCAACCGTCTATCGGCAAGAACAAACACATAAATACGAAGCAAAAAGAATACTTGAAAGTATCGATATGAAGGTGGTAGCTGCTATGAAAAATTTACATAGGGAACCTACGACTATAGATCTTGGAATGGCTATCCAAACATTAGATGAGCAAGTTGCAGCTAGAATGGCTGCCGAGGCATTAGATAAGCAAGTTGAAGAGAAATTAAAGAATCCAAAGAGTTTAAATGAAATCAGACACCCTTGGACAAGTCACATATTGGATAAACCGCGCCTATTTCATTCAACTCGTCGTAAAACCGCCCCTGTATCTGGTAATTTACTTCGTCTTATTGTTATGATGTATGCTATTCAATTCGCCACCGGTGAAAATGTTAGCGAAGCTACGGTTGATGCCATCACACCTGAGCGACTATCACAAAGTACTGCAACTGCAGTAGAAACTCTAAAAAGGTTTTCTCCTAAAAAACTCGAAGTGGTACAAAATGTAGTACGTCAAATTTCAGTTCCTGAAATGCTGAGACTTGCAAAGGTTGGCCCATCTCGTTCCACTAGTATGCAATTATTAACCAGTGCCGCACTTGTTAATACAAGTGCGGCTCAAAAAAGGAGCAATGCCTTGACATATTATTCGACGCCTGAATTTGTACAAGGCTTTCAACAATCGTTAACAAGTCTAAGAAATTCATCTGCAAGTTTTGGTGTTGTTAATAAATTACAATGGACAAGTGCATTTAATATATTAAAAACTGTTCAATCTCAAGGCGGCGGGTTTGCCATTGTAACTTCTGGCGAATTAGGACAATTTCAATGGTTAAAGGAAAAACTTATTACAAATGTCGGGGGTGACGATTTTAACAGAATTATTGGTGCACTTACTTTAGAAGAAGGGCTCGCGTTTGGAGACGATCGAGAAAGCGCAAAAAATTATATTATTAATGATATTGTATTTGAAGTTGAAAAAGATAATAGAGCTGGTTGGGGACTTTCGCACATTGTTGCAGGGACAAATCAAACCGCGACACCCATTATTACTATCAATCTTGAAATTCTAGCTTCACCTCCTGTTGTGCAGATACAAGCGTTAGATACAAGTATAAGAGAGATTGAAGGTAAAATTACCACGTTAGAAGGAAATATACTTCAATTAGAATCTACCATTGCAGATAATCTTGCTATGATGTCTGAACAAATGGCTCCTACTATTAATAGTTTAGCAGCAAATAATGCAATAGACAATATACCTATGACAACACAAGTAACTAATTACTTAATGAGCTTCTTCAAATCCAAGAGTAGCAGCAGGAGCGCGATTACTCTTGGGGCAGCAACATCTAGGAGTGGTACACAAGTGCCTCCTGGAGAGGAGGCTTCTCCTTCTGGAGATAATAATGCAGAGACCAACGCCAGCTCGCTGATAGAAGCAGGCACACCCATATCATTCGAGAGTCTTTCACAAAAATCATTAAAACAACTCTCTACAGTGTTAAAAGAGAATACATTGTTAAATGACGAGCAAAAAGATAGTATAGAAAGATATATTCAATCTGTTATAAATCTAAATACAGCACGCAGTTCTCATGCAATACAAAAGAATTTACTCAAGGAAAAATTAAAATTAAAGTTTGCTAAGAAGGAACACGTTGCGACACTTTCTATAAATAATGCTAATATTGCTAAACTAAATCCCCTCGTGATAAAATCTCTTACACAGACACTTCGTGGTGCAAATTTTGCTTTAGTAGGAGAAGCATTAAAACAATTACATTCCGATCAGATATCTATTTATGTAGCTGGATGGTATAACCCTAATCCTTCTAATCTTCCAGGTTATATAATAACTCCGGAATTCAGGCGCCTTATGGTTCACTGGGGTAATATACACAGAAATTTGATTAATTATCATACTCTAGACATTTATAAAGAGTTTGATACAAACCTTGCACTTTCTGCTATATCACTAAATCCTTCCTCAACAGACCTTACTGTTATAGGAGAACAGCAAGAACAACTTATTATTGCAAGGAGAGATTTCGGCCGCGCAATAACATCACTTGGTACATCTTTGGTAGGTGGTAAATCATCAGTAATAGCTTCTCAAGCCCTTGTCGATTTTATTAAGCAAGACGCTTTCACTAGAGCAGATGCGGATAGTGTTGCCAAGGCTATTGACGCTGAATTTTTAAAAGCTGCGCAAACAACATTAGATGCAGCAAAAGAAGCTGCAACTGATGCAGCATCTATAACTAGAGGTGTTTATAGAAATGTGAAGGCTATACCTATGTTTCTAGGATCCTGGACGCCAATGGTATCACTTTCTTTTTTTCTAATAAATGCTTTCTTATTAAATCAAGAGGTTTCTACTATTATTGGACGTATTGCAGCATCTAGTGCTCTCACCGCAACGGGTGCTGTTGTAGGATCAGTAGTTCCAGGAGTTGGAACTGCTGCTGGGGGTACAGTTGGAGCTTTATTTGGCCTAATAGTTGCTGGAGGGGCATTAGGAACAATATTTAAGCTTATGGCAAGTCCTGCAATTGTTTCTTTATTAGTATTTGCAACTAAAGTTAATGCCGAGAATAGTCTTGTTTCTTCTGGAATAATTATCTTGAATATCGTTGGATCAATTATTACAGTTCTACAAAGTCGCACAGCAACCCCTGCAGCGGTTAGAAATGGATCTTCTTCCTTCTTTAATAGACTTTTTCAAAGACCTGTATCCACAGGTGTGCGTGCAGCTGGACAACCGCCACCTGCAGGGGTGGCGACGGCTGTGAAGAGGGATCTCGCCAATCAGGTTGCTGCCGCTGGCCAAGGCGGTGGTGCCCGCTTCACGCGTCGTCGCCCTCGCAAGCAGCGTAGACGAATCTCCCACGCAACGAAGCGATCTGCTCGGCGCTAAACGGTAACGCATGTCTCAGACGAATTCTCTCAATGGATCCATAATGGCGTATCCATGAAAATGCCTTCTGTGTATACATCGACCCAATTGTAGACAGAATTGCAACATCCTGGAGCTGGGCCAAACTAATTTCTTCGTCTCTCAGAATCTCTGAAAGACAAAGTTCTTCCAGCTGCTTTCCAGGAACCCATAGACGATCCACGCCCGCCACAAGGAAATCCATATCTGCAGAAAGAACCACACCAATTTCCTTCTTCTTATATAACTCGATCAGCAGATCATCGGCCTCACCATCCGCCTTATGATAAGCGACACCTAGCTCAGTTAAACCGGCCTGGAACTCCTTACGAAGTTCGCGTGTACTGTGCCATGCATCTCCCTGCTCAATCTGATCAATCTGCTTCTCAAGTAGACTACGACCCTTCTCATCAAGGCTCTGGGATGCATCACTCTCGAGGTAGGCACGGAGCTCCTTAGCCTGTCGAGAGGCATCCTCGCGCTTCTTCCTTCTATCATCCACTTCCGCACGCTTCGACTCGGGCGCCTTTCCATCAAAGACGACCTGAAACGTATATCCCTTTTCCTGGAGAGATCTTATGAGTGTAAAGATCTCTTCAAGCTTTCCACGATACTTATAGAGTATCGAGAGGGCATCAATTCCAACTGCACATCCATTTATGTGGGACGGTATATGTCTGTAAGGCCGCAAATATGAATAGAGACCCTTCACACCCATTTTTCTTAAAATAGAATGGAGCCCTCTGGCTTCTCAATTTTATAGGCCCCCACGAAGGCGCAGAACAAGGTGCAGCGTCGACTCCTTCTGGATATTATAGTCTGCTAAAGTGCGGCCGTCCTCGAGCTGCTTGCCGGCGAAGATGAGGCGCTGCTGGTCGGGCGGGATGCCCTCCTTGTCCTGGATCTTCTGCTTCACGTTCTCGATCGAGTCCGACGGCTCGACGTCCAGCGTGATGGTCTTGCCCGTGAGCGTCTTCACAAAGATCTGCATTTGGTTCTATATCTCTAGAGAAGAATTCTTCTTAAGTGTGTAGATTCACAATTTTTACTTGTTCCAACTATTTAGAATGGCTGCTCCTAAACAATGGACTATAAAACCAAACATCGTCCTCACTTTTCTTTCTGCAAACCCTGAGTACTTGCCCACAATAGAGAACTATGGAGATTATACGACAGAAGAAGAGATCTTCCGTGTTCGTCTCATTCTGTGGCACACCAAGAAGAGATACGAGCTCTACGCGAAGCGAACAAAGGATCAAGGTGTTAAAAATATATCCGAGGCCACCCTCGTCGCACTCGTCTCTGCATCAAAGCAAAAGAAGTATAGAGAGCGCAACTCTCCGCCCTTTAGTGCAAATGAACTCTGCGGCAGCACACTTCGTGGGAATGATAAACAAATGTATACAAGTATAAAAAATACATCGAACATTTGTTCTTGGAAACTAGATCTCTAAATAAGCGTCTAGCTCAGGACTCGTGAACCGACCCGAAGAATGCCGTTTCGTATGCTTCTTTCTTCGCATCGTAATCCCCTTTTTAAGAAGTTCCTCGACACGACCAAGTGTGTAGCGTGCCGAGTAATCCTCAAGACTTCTCACATTGTGATGTTTCTCCAACTCACTATTCTGTGATTGAATCCACTTCACCTGCAACGTCCAAAGATGGGCCGCAGTGGCCATGGAACCCTTCGATAAAATGCCGATTAAAAAGAGTTCGGCCCATGTTTCTATTGAGGCCTCTTTCTCGGCAACAGAAGAGCTCGGTGGATCAAGGCAACTCGCATGCATCAGTTCATGGACTAAGACGCGTGTCGCCTCCTCTTCTCTGTAGACAACAACGCAAGTTGAATCACACGGAACCGTATATCCACCATTAATATGCTCAGGAAGCACGGGGGAGCCTCTAGAGGGAAAAATGCGTGCCATTTTCGCGGCAAAATAGCAGATACGAAAGTTGCCTCCAAACATCTGCAGAATCCGCGCCCACGTGGTCCAGGGAACTTTTGTGGGGCCTTTCGAAATAACAAGCACCTTTCCGTACTTACAGACATAGCATTTCACCGTTTTCTCTATATCATTCCAGAGGCCGCTCCGCAACTGGAGACGATCAAACGCGTTTTCCGAGGTGGCTTCGCGGTGAAGAATTGCAAGATCCTCCTCGGTTGGCGCCTCCTCACGCCACTGTGGTACCTCCTGCTCGTACAGCGACTTTACGTTTTTTACTATCTCTTGGAGATACAAGGGAACTGTCTGTTCCATCTAGATCTGCAGGTGAAATTACATTTCGCAGTTGGAGAAAAAGACTTTCCCAGAGAATGGGGATGCGATAACTCGGCAATGTCTGTCCACCACCTGTCCCTTCTGCTGCAGCAAGTATTGCCAAACTCTTGGAGCGCTGAAGTGGTGTCAGTGTCTCCAGTTCCAAGATCACATCCAGAATAAAATGAATGCACTCGACCCATCGGAGATTTCTCATAAGAAGTTCATAGACGAACGACTTGATCATCGGGATATCTTTTAGAGTCGGCTTTGTATTCCAGCGTTTAAACAATTTCCTGAAGATATCTGGCCACCCTATAATGATATCATTCGTAGGTGAATACGGCAGATTTCTCTTATAAAGCGACATCTGCCGATCGTCCCCTGCCACAGGGATCTCAACAAACCAATCACGAATACGCTGTGGTACCGGTGTTTCTGATGAAACCCATACAGAGAGTTCCCCATTGTTCTGTTCAAGGGCTGCCTGGAGAAGAAGAACAGATTCAGAAGAAAGAAGATGAGCGTGGTATAAAACAAGAATACGATTGCCTCGTCCCTGGGAACCTGCAAGAACCTGGCTTCCCTGGCCTAGACGAAGTAGCACGGGGCGCAAGATATTCTTATCTTGCATACTCATACGACTCACATCAAATCCAACGTGAACAATGGATGATTCGTATGCAATCTGGCCCACTTCGGTAGTTCGTTCTCCCGTCGTTTCATCCGACTCTTCGACCTCACCTGAACCCGTTGCCGAGCCAATCGTAAGATATTTTGTATGAAGATTCAAAGTATATCCTCTCGACTGTGCAATAAGGCGCAAATGTTCAAGAACTTTTGTTCTTTTTCCTGTACCTGGCATTCCCTGCCAACAGAGACACAATGTGTCCATTCTTACAGGGATTGTGTGGGTATGGTTTAAACCTGCGACTAGGATTCTAGTAGATGGAGTGGTCAATTCCCCTTCAAAAATTAGAAGTATCAAAAATAAGCATTGGCCCTTTTCTACAAGGAGTAAAACCGCTCGTACCTGTTTCCTATCTGGATGGTCAACTTCATATACCTTCACTCTCTATTCTCCTCCCCCACTGTACAGTAAAGCAGTATGATCCGCAAACGGGTAAACTCGATATTTCTCTGGCTGGAAATGCACCCACTCTTCAGAAGCTCCTTCTTCTTCAAAAGACGCTTCTTCACACTGTAGTATCTCGTCAAGATGCATGGTTCCCAAACGATACAAAGACGTTACAAGAACTTGAGGCACTCTTTCAGCCCATGATCGAAGGGGATGTTCTTCACCTCTATTGCCCTGTTACCATACAGGATAAGAGAAGTGGTGCAGAATTGATCTTTGTCTACCAAGCAGATGGAACAAGGACTCACGGAGTTCGCCCTGGTCATATTCGGGCCGGAGATTCAATCCGTGTTGCATTTCGTATTCAGGGCATTTCCTTTCATAACCACCCTCTTAATAATCGGTGGTCGGGTAAATTCAGATTTCAACACAAAATTGTAGCAGTCTTTAATTCAACTGCTGTATAGAGGAAACAGAGACCGCTGTGAGAGAAAGAAGAAGATTCACATGAATCATAAACATCATATAAGGCTTGAAAAAGGCAGGATCAGAATTCACATAATAATACATCATTGCCCCCAGAATTACTATGAGGAAAAAATTAATAATAAACATTGTGCGGATTTGATTCTTAATATGATCTGATTTATCACTCTTACCACCTGAACTCATCATATACATAGATACACCCAGAAGAATACATATGAGTGTTAGAAGTACATAAATATACCACATCTCTAGAATATACTAAGAAATTACTTGAGAGTAGCATTCTTTTCTTTTTCCTCTTTTAGAATAACGGTTTGGTATACACTTGAAGCAAAAAGAACCACAACAACTGCGATACCCATTGCACCTAGTATTTTCATGTTCCGATCTAATTTTGCGAAGCTTGTTCTATAAAGTGCTAGACTTCCTGTAAGAAGAATTGCAAGGACAATTGGAGCTAGGAGTGTAAAATCTGGCACCAAGGATATCTTTAATTGCAAAAAGATAACAACAATAATACCTATAAATCCTACAAGGCCGATTAAGAGAGGTAAATAGGACGCATCAAGATCAGGTACAGCCGATGCCCTTAGCACAGGATTGCCATTTGAAGGAGAGAGTACATTCCGAATGGATTCCATTAACTGCTTGGACGTGAGGCGTTGCTCCTCATAGACGAGGAACGGGATTGTCACCCCGATACATGCAATCAAAATCACTGTCGGAATTACTATATAATTGTAGTAATTATTTACAGAAACTCTTTTATGAGCTGTCGCCATTCTATTCTAGATACAGATTAGAATGGTTGCCAGAAAAACATATAAAAAAAAGAGGACCGTCCTCAATAAAGTAATTCATTCAGGAGAACCGCAGTGTCATCCTCGTGTAAAGAAGACTGGATTTGGATGCACGCCTCTCGAAGTTCTCCAGACGGTGGCAGAGGGTGAGGAGAAGAGCTTGGCTCCCGCAAAGATGCGCGCAGCCATCGAAAAGAGACTGGGTATCGCACCACACCATGAATATAGTTTTGTTGAAGCGCTTCCTCTGCCCGAGCAGGAAAAGAATAGGCTTCTGGGGACTATGTTAGCTCCTAAAAAACCTGATGCATGGAAATCTCATCCTGATAAATGGCTAGATTCACAAAATATAGAAGATGTAATGAAACAGTACGAAGAAGCCTACCCGGATTTTGAGTTCATGGGGCCGTATCCCATTGATTTTGCTGCACCTGATCCTTATAAAAAGGATGGAAACTGTCTCATTTCAGAGATTTGCAATCTACGTGTACAGGCTAGCTTAGCCGCCGGTAAAAAGAAGATTGGAATTATCTATAATCTTGATCCGCACTTCAAGAGTGGGAGCCACTGGGTTGCCGCTTATATCGATATTCCTGGGCACAAATGCTATTATTTCGATTCATATGGACTCGCCCCGCCGAAGCAGATTGCCACCTTTATGAAGTGGCTTACAACACAGGATCCGAAAATGAAGCTTCAGTACAACGCTCGCCGTTTCCAATTCAAGAATACTGAATGTGGAGTCTATTCTATCTATTTCATTCTTCGTATGATGAAAGGAGACCAGTTCCGTTCCTTTACACGGCAATCACCCCGAGACCATAAAATGATTGAACTTCGTGATGAACTCTTTTCCAGTTAAGAGCGCGACTTTTCCGGAAAAAGACTGTAGCTGGAAATTAGATAGGGCCATGTCATCAACTCGGGGACAATTCTTTTCAGAACGAAATGAGGCCATGCTGGATAGGCTCTTATACAACGATTTTCAACGGCGACTCGGCTCAGACCTTGAAGAAAAGCAGAAAGATCGACTCGTAAAGACAGTTCGGCACTACATGAACGAGGTGTATGAGAATCTTGGTGATCAGCCTGTCCAGAAGCTCAACACGGAGGTCTTATCCGCTGTTGTACCTGATTACCTCGGCTACCTTCGCAGACAGCAGAAGGATGGTGCACCCGTTGATATTCTTCGTGGAGATGTAGCCTCACGGTTTACACAGATTCAGAATGAACGGCAGGATGGAAGAGAGGGGGTTCCTTCTGCTCCTGATTTCCGCCTTTCCCTGGAGGACAGCACCACGGCACCCTCGATGAGTATGTTCGAGCAGATCAAGAAACAGCGCGAGGCCGATACTCTCTTTGATCGTTCCGCTTCCACCTCTATTGCAGCACTTCCAACAAGCGGTGGCCTCGATGACTATGTTAGCTCTACAGAGCTGGTTCGGAGAGAGAACACGGAGGCAAATCGCAGAGATGAGCTTCTTCTGCAGCAGAGGGCAGCGGCACGGGCCGTTGTACCCAAGACCCAGATGTCTGTGCCACCGGATCCTCGCCGTATTCTATTCGGTGATAGTCTTGGACTCGCACCCTCCGGCCTTCTCACGCAGCTTACAAATGATGCCCAAGCGAACCCGACCACGCTCCCTGATGCAATGCGTACTCGCGCTGTGCTGCCCCAGGATGTGATCCAGAAGCAAGAGGATATCCTCTCCTACCGTGAAAATGAGTACAACTTGCACGTCTACAGTGCAGATCGCGACTGGGTCTCGAACTCCACGGAGAACCGCTACAATTTCTCCATTAACTTCGACCCTGCGAACAACCGTCCTGGGTTCGGGTTTTCCACAGCGGCTAACATCAAGTTCAAGAATATTGTTCGCATTGAGTTCATAAAGGCAATTCTGCCAACCGAGGGTATCGATGTTCTCGTAGCACAGACAAGTGATCTGAGCTACAATACTAATATTAATGTAAACATCCTCTCGTTTCCGTATCTCATGGTTCGCATGAAGGAGCTGGATACGAATAACTACGGCACAAACAACAATATTGATAATGCATTTAGTATGATCCAGTACGATGCAAACTGGGTCTCCGATAACACTGCCAATAATCGTGGATATCTTGGAATGATCCCGAAGTTTATGAAATGCCAGAAGGTCTATCACCCGACTCCACTTGCCACTCTGCAGAAGCTCTCTGTTCAGATTGAAAGACCCGATGGAAGCCTGGTGAGCGACGCGCTTGATACGGTGGATATCAGCGGATTCCTTCTGTCTTCTCAGCTCAAGACGAATCCAGCTGGTTCCACCACTGCGGGTACACGATATGCAGATACAAGTGGTGCCTATATCTGGGTGCAGACGAAGACATGGTTCAATAAGTATTCGATCTCGCAGGGAGACCGTCTTGTCTTCAAGAACCTCGTCTTCCCTACTGGATCAGTGAATGGCGGTACAACCGATTTCTTGAGTTATATCCAACGGTCGGTGGGACACGTAGTTGTCGATGTGGGGCGATTCCAGAAGGTGGGCGCGGCAACCTCCTTTGCAACCGGTGGAAATATACAGGGATACTGTAATTATATCATTATCCGAAACAACTTCCAGGATCCTACCACGGGCAGTGTAAGCCTACAGAACTATGGAGGAAATGCAACGAACAATAGTGCATTGGTGGCCTCCTTACCAGGTGCAGCCATGACTTCAGGTCGCGCAATCAATATGAATCACCAGACGCATTTTGTATTGCGCATCATTACTCGCGATATGGATTCGGCGACGCGTCTGCGACCGGATAACATGTAATGGGGCCGACCAAGGTCTAAAGTGAAGAGTATACATCACGCAGATGAGCTGGCCAGATCAAATCGATAAGGTCTATTTAATTGTTCATCCTCTCAAAGAAAAAGAACGCTTTGAAAGGTTGATTGAGAACTGTCTACGCGTCGGCATTCCTCGTGAGAGGCTCACAGTTGTTCCTGTGTGCTGGGGGACAGAACTTTCTTCTGAAACGATTTTTCAAGTCTACGATCCCTATTTGCAGAGACCCTGTAACTGTTTTACATTCAAGGGACGCACCCTCACACGTGCAGAGATCTCTCTCGGCCTCAATTTCTATTCTGCAGTTCGCTCAGCCATTGAGGATAAGACGCGGTATGTGATTACTCTCGAAAGCGACGTATATCTACGCGACGATTTCGTTAGCAGGTTGTCTGATCTCTGGAAGGACTTGGAGGGACGGACATGGGATTATGTAAGTCTTGGAGAGGGTATTGGGACACGGCCACCTGAGAGGCAGATGAGTTCCATGTATGCGGAAACGAAGGCATTCGCACCTCCTCATCAACTCGTGTTCCGTTGCACAGATTCAATGATGTTTAACACGGACTATCTGAAAAAGATTGCAGTAACCTTTATTCCTTTCCGCGAAATCATTGATTGGGAAATGAATTTCCAGATGCTTGTGCACAAGGGAACTGCATTGTGGGCGGATCCTCCTTTGTGCGAGCAGGGTACATGTTTTAATCGGATGGTTTCGAGTTTGCCTTCTTAGACTTACCTTCTCCTACGAGTTTGATTGTCTCTGTGTAATCCGCGAACTGCAGATAAGCCGGTTCCCGCAGGTCTTTTCATCTTATCTAGTTTCTCTTCAAGATCAGCAATCTTCTTTTCAAGTTCAGCAACAATAGGGGGCAATACATCCTTTATCATTTCATTATATGCCAACATAGCCCCTTGCCCTGCCGGATGTTGTCCCGACCTTGTCTGTTTTATCTTGAATGATTCTAATGCAGTAGACATTTCTATTTCAACTAAAGATTTTACTCCCAGTTTGCCTTCTTAGAAGATGGTGAAAGGAGGTGCGGGCCGTCCATCGCGCTCTCCTGCTGATCCGAGAGGTCTCTTGAGATCAGCCGGATCATAGAGAGTGAATCCAACGAGGACCCCGTCCTCCACTTTGTCGATCGCTTTGTAGACAACTCCTCTGAGTTTGAGATCGAATCCTTGAACTGCCTCGGCAACCCTCTTCTGCTTGAATTCTCCTTCAGAACTCTTGTCAATGGCGATATCGGGATGGTACAGGAAATCACCTGTCTTACCCGGAAGAGAAATACATTCAAATGTACCATCTCTATTTTCCGACTGATTGAGTGTACAATCGACTGCGGCACCCTTCATCACATTCTCTAGCTCCTGGATCACTGCCTTCTTTCTCTCGCTGATCACGAAAAGGCGCTCATCGCTGGTGAGAACATACATCGCCGACTGATCCGGTATAGGGAGACCAACAGACAATGAATCCTTGCGCTCCAGATGATCGCGTTGGCGGATCGTCTGATCAATCTTGAGTGGACCCTCACGTATCACTTGCGCCTCCGGGCCAAATACAGATAGATAGGTATAGATGCTTACATTTCTCTGATCTTCAGGGAGTTCTAAGTGGCTTCCAATACGAACGGCACGACCCTTCACTTGCTTGAGACGAACATCGTTCCAGTAAGGCTCCATGATGTGGACAGCGCGCACATTCTTGAGAGACAGACCCTCGGCACCCGCGCTTGTGATGCAGAAGACACGGCACAGCTGTCCCTTCTTATTGTCCGTGAATCCAGACTCTTCAAGAACCTTACGCAAGCTCGCAGGAAGTTCGCGCATATTCGTATTGAAGACGTCGAGAGAATACCTACGAACTTCTTCTGGTTCGCCACCTGAGAAGGTCATGTATCTCATTTGATCCGGCCCGCGCTTGAGAGATGCAATGGTCTCCTTTGTAAAAACCGGCCCGAGAGGTGTAAGATCAATCTTGATCGGCGCAAAGCCATTCAGATCGAGCGCAATTTGGAAGATGCCAATACCCTCCATGTCAAGGAACTGGCTGTACACGAGACTGCTTCCAGGGGCCGCCTTTATACGTGTGAGCATGGCGGCGAATTTGGGGCTGGTGGAGGCAAGGCCCTTATTCGGATCAGCCACAAGAACAAGTGCATCACCCGCTTTTGTTCTGAGACATTCCTTGGCGCGGTCCAGCGACTGGCGGTACGTTTCACCGGCAACAGAGCCTTTGCAACGGAGTGCGGGGGCCTTGTCACGCGCCTCCTTCTCGGCACGGAGCTGGGCGAGCGACTTCTTTGCACCTGTCACTACGAAAGCGGGGGCATCGAACCCAAGAAGATTAAAGTCTTCTTCCGCCTTCTCATACTGCACGAAGTCTTCCTTTGAATCTTCCTCGCTGTTTGCGGCATTCCGATCCTCCTCCTTCAACTCTTTGGGCGAAGCTGCGACCTCGTCCTCAAGATCAAAGGTTTCCTCGGGCTTGTGAGGCTCGACTACAGTTTCAATGATATCTTCGTCGTCGACGCCCTCTTCCTCCTGTTCCTCCAGGGTACTGGGTCGCGGCCTCGTAATTCCAGGGGGGAATGCGAAGTTACATGCTTGGCGACTTCCCATACGGTAATTCGTCGACTGTTTCGCCTTTCCGATCTCATAGACCTCTGCCCAGATTCCAGCGAGTCCACCTGCCGCCTCCTTCTTTTTGGAGCTCTCGATCTTGATTTCATCAAGGCGGGCCAAGCTGTAGATACTCTGCGCATAGGCCGACATCGGTACACGAACGACCTCGTCGCGCTCAATTCTCGGCATGAGATCCTGGCGACTTCCCTTGTAGTAACTGATTAATCCAGAAAGACGCTTCGAAAGAACCATCTTATTTTTCAGGTGAACACCATCGCGCTCGAGAAAGGTGTCGCGGAACTCATCGTGGAATGGAGGGAGAACAGGGAGAGCCTCCACTTGTATAGGTGTAGTAACACCTAGCTTCATGAGATCGGCCTTGATTCTATCGATCATTTCATGGAGCGAAGGCGACTTTTCATCGAGAGGAATACGTTCAACACCCTTATCATTTGAGATCTTTCGCACACCGAACGGAAGAAGTGATACCGTGAATGTACCTGCCTTCACTTGCACAAAGTCGGTATAGGGGTGGGCAAGAAGAAGATCTCTTGCCTTATCACTGAGCTCAGAAGAGACGGGGCCCTTCATCACAGTGTGATATCCATGGAGAATGTTAGCGAGGATACCGAGTTCTTCAGGAAAGTTGATGAGAGGTGTGCCACTCAGTCCAATAATCTTAGAGTTCTGCGCACCCAAAAGAAGACGATAGAAGAGGTAGCCGCGCTTATAGTTGGAGCTGATATTGCAGAGGCTGGGGGCCCAGTGGCCGGCATCCACCTTCTCAGGTGGGACCTTTCTCTTCACGCCCTTCAGCTCAATTAGATAGGGATCAATGGTTCCCTGCATGAGACGAACTAAGTTGTGTATCTCGTCGACAACAACGACCGCATTGTCGAAGAAATCGGGCTGAGAGCACGCAATCTCTTTGAGCTTGGCTGCACTGATACCGTTGTAATTGATGAAGCGGATGCGGCCACCAGGGTTCTTGTCCTTGTCCCAGACAAGCTGAAATGTAATCTGGGCACGAATTTCATTTTGATCTCCACCATCTAGAGTGTCGTAATTAGAAGTATCTCTACGGAAATCGGGTACCCAGATACTCTTGGCCTTGCGGACATAACCTGGTGTGAGTCCGAGGACTTCCGTTGCGAAGAGAGCGTGCATAGGATCTCTCGGATCAAGACGTTCCCAGTGATTGTGCAGTCTGAAATGGCGGAATCCACAGAACGACACTTCGCGGAGAAAGTTCTTGCGGAGAGAGAATGGTGTCATAACAATGATCTTTTTGTTCGAGGTTGAAAAGAGGGCTTCACTGGCGGCGATGGCAGTACATGTCTTTCCAGAGCCGAGGCCGTGATACACGAGAACACCACGATAGGGACTCGCTTGGCGGATATACTCGCGCACGAATTTCTGGTAAGGATACTTATCACCGGGAGCAACAGGAAGTGAGTTCAGTACAAAGTCCTTGTAATTGAGTTTAATGAAGTCGGAAAATCCACGACGGGATTCAGGAACGTATGCGGCCGGCGCAGGGTTCGTATAGGGATCTTTTTTCCTCTCGGCGGCATATTCGGCAGCGATCTGATTCAGGGCCTCGTCTCTGTAGCCCGTAACGAGAGAAGCATACACGGCAGCACCTGCCGCCTTACCCGCCGCTTTCGCATCGTCTATCGACATACCTTCACTTATGGCGCTTTTGAATGCATCCTGTGCAGCTATGCTTGCACGCGTCGACATTGTCTCATCTACACCAGCAGCCTCTGCTGCCTTCCCCGCATTGTAGCCGACTTCCATCACTGGAGGCATGCTGCCGTCCGCGCGCATCTTTGCCATCTGTCGATCGAATCCCTTCAACTCACGCGCCTCTGCTTGCACTAGGCCACGTGTCTCTTTATCGAGATGTCTAATATCAGGTTTGGGGGGACGAGGGGCGGGAGGTGCAGGTGCCTTTGCTACTGCAGAACGTGCACCAAACATCTCACGAACAACCGCTGTCGTAACAGGGCTCGGTTTCATAGAAAGAGCTTCTGCTTCAGAGGGAGCGGCCGATAATTCTTCTGGAGCCTTTTGAATTACTTGCTTTCTAGGGGCAAATTTCACACCCTTACTCGGCAACATCTATTATAGAACATCACTTTTTTAGAAGTTCCAGCGCGATCCGACTTGCTTCCTGCTCTGCCTCGGGCTTATTGCGAGCTGTCGCTTCTGCTAAGATATTTCCATGAATATCAATCACCCCCATTGTGAAAATACGGTCGTGAGGAGGCCCCTCCACCTTCACCTCCTTGTATCTCGGCGGCTGATGAAACTCGGACTGAAACAGACGGAGAAGCTGATCCTTGTAATTCCGATTATTTGTAATCAGTTCCACGAAATCAATATGTGTTTCAATTACGTTGATCACAAACGTCTGTACGGCTTCGAATCCACGGCCCTTGGCTCCTTCCGTATAGTATAGAGCCCCGAGCCATGCCTCAAACATACTCCCGAGAAGACGAAGGTTCTTTCGCCCATTACATACCTCTTCTACATGCCGACTTATGATTAGATAAGGTGCAAATCCTGCCTTGATTGCAAGTTCTCCCAGCTTATGATTATTTACAATATTCGTGCGAAGGGTTGTCATGAAGCCCTCGCCTTGTCCACTATAGCGTTCTCTCAGATAACAGGCAATAATCCCACCCAGTAGTCCATCTCCTGCGTACTCAAGCTCCTCATTGTCTGCATCTTTGAGAGGCAGACAATTTGGTGGACGTTCGGCAAGTACCATGGGTTCTTCTTGATTCACCCACTGTTCGGACTTGTCGACATAACTCGTGTGAACACACGCTTGCTGGAAATAAGACATATTGATTAACTTTCCCTTGTATCCGTACTTTTTAAGAATAGAAAGGCACACATTGAAAGGAAGCAGCTGATTCTTGGGATTCCAGGGATTGAACGTCTTCTGCTGGGAGGTCGACATTTCTACTTATACACGCGATAGATTCTTAGGCCTTTTATTCGCGGGCTAGAATAGAATGACTGTAAGAGGCGCTCTTGCAAGATTTAAAAAAACTATCTTGCCGCCAAGTATTTGGATTGCAGGTAGAGAATGCATGCTTGATATACAAAGAATAGATGATAGTGTAGAGTTCCTCTTTTCAAGAGATATATTGGGTATAAGCAAAGAAGTAAGAGAATTAGGAACACAAAATACACGTATAGGTGAAGAAGCTGCAGTTTTTTCTAGAATATTCGAGGACAAAGTACAAGATGATACAAAGTTGGTGTTAGAACCTACAGAGTATCCTATTGTAAAAAGGGGGCTTTTGCAGTATTTGGAAAAAAGTCGTGGAGAACTCGTTGCAGCGGTTCGTGATGGAGATGAATCAAAAATGGCGGAGTTGAATCGCAGAGTACGTAATCTCACTATTCTCATACAGAGAATCATCAGAATTAATACAATTAGAGAAGAGAAGAAATCTAAGAATAGTGTACCACCTACACATGCACCGAAACGTGTTCAAGAGTTAATACGAAAGTTCGGAATTTTACTACTCAGTGCTGAAAGAAATGTAGACTCTGGAATTTCAAAGGCAAATGAGGAGAGGGTCATCCAGACACTTGATCGTGTGGCGGAAAAGAATGAGACCTTTAAGGATACAGTGAAGGGTGCAGATAAGGATGCATTGGATCTTTTTGAGATCGGCCTAGATGGAATGGAGCCCTTTAAGAGAGCGTATCTTTATATCTACTTGGGTAATTACCTTGATATGATTAAGAAGAAGATTGAAAATTCATCTTTATCTAGTACAGTACAAATTTCATTATTAAACAGGATTGATAAAAAGGAAGATGGTTCGCAGCGCGGCATCGCTTCGCAGATTGATGAACTCTTTAACAGACTTCTTAAACTGAAAACAGGAGTTGATGAAAGTGTAAAGAAACTTAAGGAGAGTCGTGATGAAGTCGCGCAAACAAACGAGCCATCACTGAAGGGGGATGCAGATGAAATTACAAAAAAGCTTATCGATAGGATTGAAGAGTTAGAAAGAAACAATCGTGATATTACTGAACTTTTGAAAAGGTGTAGAGAGGCACCCACTGGAGGGGCAGAAGATCCTCGTGTTACCGCGTTAACATTACAATTCGCTGCTTTACAAAAAAAGGTAGACGAAGGCGCTGTGGTGGCGGCGGCAACTGCTGCAGATCTTGCTGCGGCGAGACTAGAACTCAAGGCCGCCAGAGAGTCAATTGAGGGGCGGCTCAGTGAAATTGCTGGATTACAGGGACAAATTCAAGAAGCAAAGGTTGCTGCTGCGGCAAGTTTAGAAAAAAGCAATGATCTTGAAGCAAGAGTTAAACAGTTAACTGATATTGCAAATGAAGCTGGAAGAAAAGCAGGTGATAGTCCAGAGGCGCTTGAAGCTGCACGAATTTCTCGCGAACGTGCGGATGCTGCGGCTGCAATGGCGGCGGCGGCAGCTGCGGCGGCGGCTGCTGCGGCTGCCTCCCTTCAAGCACTACAGGGAGAAATGAACGCAGCAAAAGGTGATATTCTAGAGTCAAAACGGGAGATTGATCAACTGAAAGGTAAAGTCAGTTCGTTGGAACGTAAAGAAAATGCGGCGGCAGTAGAGGCTGCTGATTCTGCGGCCAATGCACAAGAAGCAGCACGTAAGGCTGCAGAGTCTGCTGCAGCGGCGGCGCGCGCCGCCCAAGCATCAGGTGATACTGCAGGGGCTGCTGCAGCGGCGGCGCGCGCCGCAGAAGCTGCTAAACTTGCTGCAGCAGCTTCAGCTTCTGAAGCAGGGCGTATTGCTGGTGAGGCAGAGGCTGATCGACAGGCTGCTGCAGCTGCCGCGGCTGAACAAGCTAGAAGGGATCAAGCTGAGAGGGATGCAGAGGCTGCCGAGGCTGCTGCGGCGGCTGCGGCAGCCGCTGCTGCTGCTGAAGCTGCGGCGGCGGCAGAGCGTGAACGGATTGCTGCGGGCGAGGCTGCCGCTGCGGCTGCGGCTGCTGCTGCTGCAGCGGCTGCTGCGGAGGCGGCAAAATCAGCCGAAGCAGAAGAGAAAGCCAGGAAAGCGGCTGCGGATGAAGAGGAGGCTGCTGCCGCCCAAAGAGCTGCATCTGCAGCGGCGGCGGCTGCGAGAGAAAGAGCGCGCGTTGAGGCGGAAGCTGCTGCCGCCGCAAAAAGGGCTGAAGATGAAGCTGAAGCTGCTGCGAAGGCCGCGGCGGAAGAGGCTGCTGCTGCCGCTAAGGCTGCAGAGGATTCTGCAGCTGCAGCAAAAAAGGCCCAAGATGATGCTGATGCACAACCTGGCGCTGGGGAACGACCTGGCGCTCGGGCACGACCTGGTGCTGAAGAACAACCTGGTGCTGAAGAACAACCTGGCGCTGGGGAACAACCTGGTGCTGGGGAACGACCTGGCGCTCGGGCACGACCTGGTGCTGAAGAACAACCTGGTGCTGGGGAACAACCTGGTGCTGGGGAACAACCTGGTGCTGGGGAACAACCTGGTGCTGATGCATTTACGCAGCATCTCGCCGCGCTTCTCTTCAACGAAGGGGATCAACCCGAAATAAATCTCCAAGGAGATGAAGCTGTCCTCGCACGATTACTTAACAGGTACATTGCAAGAATAAATCCTGAAAATACAAAGTGTCATAAAGAAAACACAGTTGATAGTTTAGGAGGTGGTGCTCCTAATGCAAGTGTCATAATGTTAAGTCACTACATGGTGAAATATTATTCAAACTCTCCATTTTGTATGAGGGGTATCACAGGTAGTGTAAGTAGTCCATTGAAACAAGGAGTAATTTACAATTACAAGAACTTTGTATCTCATATACAGAAAGTTGTCGATAAAAGAATTAAATGTGGTCGCAAAGTGGTCCATTCAGATATTCCAGGATTTTATATAGAAAAATCTAATGTAACACCTTTTGATAAAAAATTTATACCACACGAGGACGCCGCATTCTTTGAGACTCCTCCTTTTGAAATCAAGGAATTTAATGAAGCAGATTTTCAAAAAAAACTGAAGCTAAAAGAATATATAACTGGAGTTAGAGTAACTGAAAAAATGAATAAGAACAAAGCTTATGATTATTCAAACTTTAAGGTTGTCGATGATGCCAAGAAGTCACTAGAACAAATAAAAACGATCGATTATGCACAGTGGTACATAAGTGTACAAGAAGAAGCAAAATGCCCCTTAACAGATGCTGATTTTATGAATCTACTGAAACTTCTTCTTACAAACAATATTCATCCTAAACTCGATGGACTCTCAGATGATAAAAAGAAAATATTATATTTTGTTTCTAGACTCAATTATGAATTAAGAACTACGTGCCCTGCAAAGAAGCCTATTAATGTCTCCACAACAAAGCCTCTTATCAAATTGAATGAGTATATGATCGCGCACTATTCTCTCCCGCCTTTTTGTATACAGTTCACAGGTGGTCTTGAGGGATCCTATTCATTTAATGAACTAAAGGGCCTACTTGCAGATTCTCTCAATTGTACAGAAGATGCCTCACTAAAGAATATTGGTATTCCTGGATTTGTTGCGAAGTATGATAAAACTACATCAAAATGGGTATTAAATTCAGAACAGTCCGTTAGAGCCGATGGAAATTATAACTTTTCTGCAGTTACATTTCAGGGCCAGGACCAAAAACGTTCCGATTTACAAAGGGTCGATGCTATTATTGGAGAAGCATCTGAATGGTATATGAACTGTGCTCCTATAGAGGAAGGCGCTGCTGCTGCTGCCGCAGCATATCAACCACCTGCTGCAGCAGAATTTAATAGGAGAACTGATCTAGTATCAGGATCACAAGCTAGGGGAGAGAAAGCCACGAAAGAGTTTATAGAATCATTTAAGGCCAACTTTGCAGATATTCCTATACCCGCAGATTTAGCTCCACAGCTGCGTACAATTGCTAGCACATATATTAATGGTCTAAATGAATGGCGCGCCGAAAGAATTAACTGCCTCACGTCCTTTATCAGTACATTGCAAAGTATAAGAGTAAGTGCACCTTTTTCAATGAAGGAAAAAATTGGTAAACTCATCAACCACTATAATAACCAAGTAGCATTATTAAATACTAGAATAGATAATCAGGAAAGTCCTGTTCAAGGAGAAAGAAAACTCATAAATGCAGGTAAAATATGTACTGTTCCTGATCTTACGAGAACATCATATTTAGGTGGGTCTAGACGTAAAAATCGTACCACGGTAAGAAAAACCCGCAAAAACTATTCTAGCTCCAAGTAGAATGCCTGTTAATATCTATCTTAAAGCGAAGTATGCATTTTACAGCACCCTCATCTTTTTCCTTATCGCGAACCCCGAAACATTTAAGATGACACAGCGTGTCTTCGGATGGCTCCTTACCATCGCGGATGCTGGGGGCTGCCCCACGGCCACCGGCTTCTTCTTTCACACGCTTGTATTCTTCTTTGTGCTCTGGGGAGTGATGTTATTTCCTCGAGACCAATGATAAGACAGGCCAGGATGAAGGCGTGAATGCACGAAGGCCTCGGCATGGACCTCTCCCATAGTAGCTGCAGCTGCTGCATAGACTAACTGATCTTGACGAGACCATATCGGATCTGAAGGAACGGCCATCTGTATCCATTTACCTCCTCGGAACACTAGACTCATCTAAATGAATCTAGTGATCTTACCTTAGATAGATGCTCCCACTCCTCCTTGCTCTTTCCGTTTTATCGGCTTCTGCACAGAACACCGTTCGTGACTGCTCCTCAGGAAAGTCTCTCTTCACATTTATCTCGGGTTCACTTCTACCCAGCCCCGTGGTTCCCGGTGAGAATGCCATTCTTTCCCTCTCTGCCCAGATCCCTGCAGGAACTGTTGTGAACGCTGGGACAGCCACGTACAGCCTCTCCTTCAACGGAATCCCATTCTCACCCACCACGGAGGATCTCTGTTCCCAGGTGGACTGCCCTCTAGTTGCCGGTCCCTATACGAACTCGAGCGCGAGTGTGTTCCCCACCGGTATTTCGGGTAAACTCGTAACCAAGATTCAGTGGTTCGATACGAAGGAGACACTGCTTCTTTGCACGGAGGTTACTTCGAAGATCTAATGCGCTCACAAGCCCCCTTTTTCTTTTCCACGCTAAGTAGTATCATGGAGTGGAACTGGACACTATTTGCCATCGTTATCGTTGTACTGGCTACGGCGATCGTTGTTGGCCTCACAATCTGGGGCGGTCTCGAGATCTGGCCTAAGCAGGGCTTCCAGAACCCGAATCCTCCTTCGATTCCCATCTTCACCATGTTCTACGCGGACTGGTGCCCGCACTGCACAACGGCAAAGCCGGCCTTCACCGAGTTCATGCAGGGTGGAACGATCGACATCGCTGGAAAAAAGGTGAATGTTGAGATGGTGCAGCCCGAGAAGAACCCCGAGAAGGCGGAGGGCCTCCCTGTGAAGGGTTTTCCGACGTTCCTTCTGCAGAAGCCCGATGGAAATGTAGTGGAGTACAAGGGATCAAGAGACCCTGAGGGCTACATGAAGTTCCTCAATGAGCAGCTGGGAGGTGGGATATAACAACGGATACATCATACTTTGAATACCAGCTGTTAGCCTTCAAATAATTAACTAATGAATACATTTTCCTAGAATGCACTTGTCTAGAATTAATAAGAGCCCAGCCATACTCAAGAGGTTGTATGCGATCAAGACGCGCAGCTTTCAGAAGCCACATCGGATCCTCCTCGACCTGAATGGTCTCCATCTCCGCCAACCATAGCAGCTCAAGAGGTTCAGGGGGGAGATATGCATCTTCATCTCCGTTTTCATAGAGGGTCTTCGCAATACGCCTATACTCAAGAACCTCCTCACGGCTTGTCTCTTCATTCTCCAGTTCCTCTCGGAGAAGATCCATCGGTGTCACCATTCTATCCGTTGTAGCAAGGGGATCTGCATGTGATGAAAGAAGAGCATCTACCATTACCTCATAGCAATTCAACGCGGCCCAGTGAAGTGGAGTCATTCCAATTGAACAGCCGATGTTTGGATTTGCACCTGCTGCAAGAAGTGTGAGTGCGCAACAAAGGTTATTTTGTTTCACAGCCATATGTAATGCAGTTTCACCCTCATAATCTGTAAGGTTCAGGTTTGCACCGAGTCCAATTAGATAGTCAAGATCCGCTGAAGACCAGTTATATTTCGACAAATAAATGAGCGCCGTCTTTCCATCGAAACTTCTCTCATTCACATCTGCACCATGCTTCAAAAGAAGCTTCATACACTTATCTTGTTCTCCTGGATGTCCGTATCCACGGGCTGCACTGAGAAAGGGAGAACACCCGAATTTCTTGTCCCACGTTGTCTTATTGGCCCCAAGTTCGAGAAGGGCTTCAAGGGCTTCAAGATTTCCGAGATTCGCTGAATCAATGAGAGGTGTTGCACCCTCGTCATCCGGTTCATTAATATCTGCACCGAGACTGTGGAGAAACTTCACTGTCTCGGGCTGATTTCCATTTGATGCATAGAAGAGTGCCGTTGAGCCATCAGCATCCTTTGTTTTGAGACTCGCCTTACGACTCAAGAGACTCTTAATAATCTCGTGCTTCGTTGGCCCATCATATGCATGGTGCATAAGAGGTGTCTGCAAGAGTTCTCCAAAGCGCATATCTTTCACAACCTGCCATATATATTTATCTTCCCAGAGGGTTTTACAAGTACCAATGGCATGATAGACATCTCGGCCATAGCCCATGTTGATCATAATAGGAAGAATATCGATAAGAGCGTCGGGTTCCGGTGTAAGAAACATCTTGGAAGTGTACGTTCCTCGGTTCGCGGCCAAACTTCAATTTTTACCCCATTATTGTGAGTAGATGCAGGAGGCTGTAGAGTATTATATCACTCGCAGGGGTGAGTTTGAGGGGGAGGCTGCGCACGAGAAATTGCTTTCACATCTTATCCGACACGCTCCTGTTTTTACTGTTCCTACACTTGGCATTGATGTGGGTGCAAATATTGGAGGCGAATTTGAGGGTATACGTGCACTGCTAACAGAGACGAGATCAAAGCTTGTTGCTGTAGAGCCAAATCCTCTGAATGTTGAGATTCTACAGGAGAAAAAGGAGTCGTGTGCATTTGATCTGTATGCTATGGCACTTTCCGATACAAAAGGTGTTCTTCCCTTCTATACTTACAAAGGAGCCCCAGAGAATAAGGCGGGATACAGTCTTGGTGGACTTCGTGCAGGTGGTAAGAAGATTACAGATGTAACGGTGTCAACACTGGATACCCTATTAGAAGAGTATCCAGAGTATACTGTGAAATATCTGAAGATTGATACGGAGGGAAACGACACCCTTGTACTTCGTGGTGCACAGAAGAATCTGCACAGAATTCATTATATTCTATTCGAAGCGAGCGATTGTCTGAAGGATTTACGTGGTCCTGGTGAGAAGGAGCCGCTACGGGCCTGCGTGGAGATGCTCGATACGGCGGGGTTCGACGTGTATAAGATTGGAACACGTCGTCTTCTGAAGATCAATGGCACCATGTGGGATCGTACCTACGATGTTCTCACATTCTGGAGCAACTGTTTCGCGCTGCGAAAAGAGGATACTCTGCTCACGAAATTTGTTGATGAAAACGGTTATTATGAAACGGAATAGCGGCGAGGTGGGGCAATACCCTTCTGTGTCTTGAGAAAGTCCGTAACAGCGGCAGCAGCTTTCTCCATCATATCTTTTCGGACGTCGCGAGGGGCTTCGAAATCCCATAGCGGATAGGATCCACAAGGTATCATAATAAGATGATCCTTATATTTTTGTATCATCTCTTCTGTAAGAGGAAGATAGCTAGATCCATAGAGTTGTGTAATAAATTGCTGTAAAGAAGATATCTCATTTACTTTGTGATGGTCCACTGTAAATGAGATACAGAGGGCAGTCCTCTTTTCTGCCGCATTTAGATGAAAAAGAGGAAGGCTCTGAAAAAGGGATCCATCGACAAGAAGATGCCCCGTTTCTGGATCTTGTACAGGGTGAAAATAGAATGGGATCGACATCGACGCAGTTAATGCTGTGATGATTTCAACATCGGGTGTTTTCTCTAGACTAAATTCCCTAATATTGCATTGATTGAGATCTGTTGCAAAGACACGAAGGCGTGGTGCAGTTGGTTTTAGCCTATAGAGTTGGGAGAATGTGAGTGTTTCTGAATATCCCATCTCAGTGAGAAAACGTTTTAGTATCTTCTGCACATTTTTCCCATCATCAATTCCAAACGTTTCGATGCAAGTTAAAAATGCATCGTCCTTTATGTTGCGAATGGAGCCAAAGTCCATTTCGAGGCAAAAACGTGCAATCAGTTTGAACGAGTATCCGATGCAGACAAGAAAAGCAATAAGCCCGCCAGCGGAGACTCCGCAGTATTCGTTCACCAGTTTCAAATAACCTCTTGTTTCTAACATAAGAAGTGCACCCGCGTGTGCAACTCCGCGAATGCCTCCTCCACTAAGAACTATTCGTTTTGGAAGTATACATCTCATTGATTAGATAAAGGCGGCGGCCATAAGCCCCAGAAGGGATGCCGAGGTGAGGCCTTCAATTACAGGGATCTGCCCTGCCGCCAAGCCAATCTTTGTGGCTGCTGCTGATACAATAAAGAGCTGAGAGGAGAGGGCAAAGTCGCAGACCTTTACGAGTTTTTCTGTGTGATTCACAAGAATACCTGTGGCGGCAACAGCTGTGGTAAAATAGGTAGATGTTGTCGGTGCCTTCGCGTCGTTGAGATCCGTGAAGAATTTTAGGAAATCGTATTGTTGTCCTAGGCCATAGAGGTAGCGTGTTGACGCTAGAAATACTATAAAAGATGTTAGAATCATGTAGATTACACTGATATATTTTGTAATTTCAGCAGTTTTTCCTCCTAAGAATACATCTAAAATATCACCTATGATATTTGTAAGATTAGTTGATTTTTTAATATGAACCCACGTAACAAACGCTATAGACAAGCCGAATGTAAGAACCGCTGCTAAAATATTTGAGATATAGAAACTGCGAGGGATATCTTGTTTGTCTTTTGCTTCTTCTGTGAATTTTATAATGGCATCAAAACCTGCAAGAACAAAATAGAAGAAAAATAGACTCATTGCAACGGTGTGAGGTGTGGTCGCGGTAGCCACTGGCATCCATCCCTTTGTTGCAACTCCGCCAAGACCAATGGCCGAAATTCCAATAAATACAAAAATAAGCCCTGCAGATAAGATATTGATTGTTTCTTTATTCATTTCAATGCCCTTCAGAGAAAAGAATCCCATTCCTAATAAAAAAAGTATAGCAAAACTTATTTGTCCTATCCACGGTGCATCTGGAAAGATCATATGAGCGGCAAATACAAGAATTGTACTGATTGAAAGAATATTGAAAAGGAGGATAGATGTAGCAGTTATACCTGATGCAACGTCTCCAAACTGGCTTTTCACTATGTCCGATTCGGCAGTATTTGTTTTGAAGTATTCAAATGCTTTTTGATATGTATAGGAAGATCCTAGAAACACTGCAGTGGAGGCTCCAAGAGTAAGAGGCCATAGATTTCCACCTTTTGCTACCGCTTCACCAATCAGATTAAATCCGCCCGATCCTAAAATGGATCCGATTCCTATGAAAATAAGATCTGAGAGAGAAAGTGTTTTTTTCAACTGTGATTCATCGCCCATTCTAGTATTTTAGTCCCAATTTAAATTAAACTTCTAACAGAGATGTCGCGTGAACCCCAAGTGGTTGTTCCCAAACTAGAACCCAAAAACCTCTTTGAGAAACGAGTCCGTAGGGATACCGCACGCCTCAAGGCCTATAATCAGATTCTCGAGCAGATTCATCATCGTATTTACACTACTTCGCAGCTTCCTGGAAACCCCAGCTATGTGATGTACACGGTACCTCCATTTATCTTGGGAGTACCCTATATTGATTTAGAGGACTGTATTGTCTATCTCGTGCATATACTACGAAACAATCAGTTTGAGGTTCGCTTTACCTATCCGAATCTCTTGTATATCTCATGGAAGCATTATGAGAGTGAATACATTGCCAATAGAAATCCTATTGTAAAGGCCATGGCACCACCGCCAGCACCCGCGAACACAAGCAAAAAGGGTGGTGGGCGCACGGCTGGAGAAAAGTCCCGGATTTCGTTTCAGATCCCCGAAGAGCTTTCTGCACCCACAATGGCCAAGTCTGCTGTTGATTACCAGCCTCCTTCCAGTTTCCTCTCAGATATTCAAAGGCCGCAGAGAGCAACGCCCTCGGGTGTATCCGGTGCAGGAAATATCGTAGCGGATCTTTGGAAACTTAGTTAGTGTGCAAAAGGGAGTGGAGACGGGTCGCAACCACTGGTCCAATCTTTCGTTTACCTACGAGCACGTCGGCAAGTTCCTTCACTGTGGCATTCCATACATGCGACAGCGTAGGAAACTGTTTTAGAATTGCATCAGCGCCTGCCGAGGAAACGCCAGGGCACTGTTGAAGAACCGAGGATGCAAAGACTGCAGGATCCTCACGATTTCCGCGTTTATGAATGGAGATTGTGTCTGTATACGCGACCTTGAGTGCCTCCTCCGTAAGAAAAACAGTGGGATCTTCTTTGAGCTGCTCCTCAAGAATACGACACAAGGCTGCAGTGTCGTCCGTTGATTCCGTCTGAAGAACGGAGACACCATAACGAAGTGTAAGGCGGGTGAGATGTTTCTGGAGCGCCTTCTTCGTAAGGCGTCCATTCATTCTATCGAGATCGCCCTCGATAATATAAAGAGGGCGGAGGCCATTAACTTGGCAGTGCGAGAGAAGACGGGTTCTCTGTTCACGGTAGCGCCCATCTAAGATCGATGCCTCCAGATCCGCAGCAGTCTTTCTCTCCGCCACAATACTCCCCTTACCTCCAGAGACATCAATCCAGATATCTCCAACAGGAAGTGCTTTTACCGGCCATCCTAACTTAACGATGAGCTCTCGCTCTCGTGTATCTACTGTTCCCGACATCCTACTAGTCTAGGAAGGAGCCGTTTAATACCAGTTGGCCCTCGGCTCTGTGGGAGCAAACATTCTTTCGAGGCCAGGGGTCCATTGTCTATAATCCCATCTATCTTGTTTTGTATTACGATCCTTCATCTCATAAAAGGGATCTCTCTCTGCACTCATGTCATTTACGACAGAAGGAACCTTGATATCTGCGTTTGTACTGATAGGAGGTGAGTCCGTATCGGTATCCTCGTAGACGATCTTTTCATTCTTCTTTCTAGAACCTACGATTTCATAGACGTTATCCTCTCTCTTTTTCACGTCGGCAATCTCGCCCTTTTTATCATAGATCTTCTTGATTACCTCCATTGCATCTTCCACATTGTAGGTGGTGAGATCTCCAGCCTTCTTAGGTGTATACGGTTTGAGTAAACTGCGCTCCTGTTGTTCTGCTGTGAGTGTATCCGGAGGTGCAACGGATGTATTTGAGATAGCGCTATACGGATTGCTGCTTCCGCGTGTCGCATCAGATAGAAGCTGGGCGGCTTCTTTATGAATATCAATGGATTCTTGTAACTGGGCCTCGCGTTTGGCTTGATCCGACCGAAGTTGATCCATTTGTTTCTTAAGGGTATCGACTGCGGTTTGTGTTCCCTGATCCTCAAACCCTTCCGTGGTATTCGCGACAAACTCGGGCGCGGACGGCGGAAGAACGGAGAAGTGCATGGGATACTGGGACATTAGTTTGTTGCGTAAGGCTTTGGTGATTTCACGATCAGATTCATTCTTGAAGATTAAGTTGTATTCATAATCGTCTACACTCTGGATAGGGTTTCCGAAGGTGAATTTGATTTCTCCTTCAGATGCATTCTGACTTGGTTGAGGATCAGGTTGAATGTCTCTGGCTACAAAGTCTGTAACAACACTGCTAATGGGCTCCTGAGGGGTCGCTAGCTCCTGAGGTTTCGACTCAAAAGGCTCGCGAAGATATTGGCGATATGTAAGGTAAACTCCAATATATGCAGCAACGAGAAGTATCCCGATTGCTATAACAAGTATATTTACTGTATCTGCCATTGGCTCTATTTGTGAGTCTCTTTTTTCTGTGGTTTCTGTAGGATGGCCGTAGTGGATGTACGTTCAGATAAAGATATTGGTGAATTTGAAAATACTCTTACCACTGGCCCGATCACACTAATCCTTGTCTATGCAGATTGGTGCGGCCACTGTAAAACCTATAAAAAGGATATTTGGTCGAACATTGTCAACTGGCGCAAAGAGCAAGTGGAAAATGGTGTTCCTATGAACCAGCTCGCCAGTCTACACTATGATCAGCTTCCCAAGACAAGCCAGCGAAATGTGAATCTCGACGGATATCCCAGTGTACTTGTGGTGGGAAAGGATGGAAATGCTGCAACATTTCCTGAGGGGAAAAACGCTCTCCCGAGTCAAACTGCGAGAGATATGGATGCTCTAAAGACGATGCTGAAGACACCTGAATTTTCCGAGAGCGCTACCAAGCTGCGGAATAAAGTGAATACCGCTGTGCGTTCTCATACCATTGAGGAGTTGAAGAACCCGTCTCCTCCAGACAGCTGGAAAGACGTTACAAAGGACAAAGGGAAAACACGAAAGATGAAAACACAGGGACGCACTCTTCTTCAGTCTCTGATGCAAAATGCGAAGATAACTGGAGGTGCGCAGCACAAAGGGGCGCAGCAGCACAAAGGTGCGCAGCACAAAGGGGTGAAGCAGCACAAAAGGACGCGCCGCTCTAAGTCAAAAAAAGGACGTAAGTCGCAGCGATAAAATTGGCGGAGGACAAAGGACTCCTTTTTCTCACACAACAACAATGGTTCTCTTTCACATCTTAGACTCCTTCCCCGACACACTTCATATTGATTCAGAAGATGAAACTACTCTGCAAGTTCATTATCTGAATACAGACCTGGCAGACGAGGATGATGATGAATTCCAGTCTCGCAGAAGACGTAAGGCTGGTGAGAAGGGCCTCAAGTTCAATAAGCAGCACTTTGCTCGGAGAAACTACAGTATCCATCTCTTTGGTGCAACGGCCGAGGGAAAGCCGATACGTGTTTCTGTCGGTGGATTTCGCCCCTACTTCTTCGTCGGCAGCATCCCCAAGGGAAAGGAGACTGCATTTCGCAAGGCCCTTGCAAAGAGGATTGTACAGTGCGAGTACGACTTCGTGAACCCCGAGGAGCAGGAGGGACAAGAGGAAAAGCCTCCACCGGCAAAGAGTCTTTGGGAACTTCTAGAGATCGAATTTGTTCAGAAGAAGACGCTCTACGGCTATACTGCAAATCAGCTCTCCACATATGCGAAGCTCAGTGTTCCCAGCATGGAGGCCTATCGCATTCTGAAGAAGATCTTTCTAGATCCCGAGACATCGAAGACGACAGATGCTGGCGGGAACTTGATCTTTCCTTTCACCCCAGCGCTTACAGTGTATGATGCCACACTGGACCCCATGCTCCGTTTCTTCCACGTTCGGAATGTTTCGCCCTGCGGTTGGGTTGAGGTTCCAGGAGAGCCTGATGAGAATGGACTTCTTGACTGCCACTGGGAGGATGTGAGTCCTGTGACCTCTCCTCCAGTTCCTGCTGCACCCTTCAAGATTGCAGTCTGGGATATCGAGTGCTACAGTGAATCGGGTGACTTCCCTGTACCTGAGAAGGATCCTGTGATCCAGATCGGCGTTGTCCTCATCCAGCCAGGTCGTGAGACAGAGAAACACATCTTTGTACTCGATTCCTGCGACGAGGTGCCCGGGGCGCGAGTGTACACATTCGACAGTGAAAAGGAGATGCTGAAGGCGTGGGCGACAGCAATGGTGGAATGGAACCCTGATATTCTCACCGGCTACAACATCTTTGGTTTTGATGAGCGCTACGTCTGGAAGCGATTCGAGTTCTTCAAGATGGCTGCTAGCTCGGATCTTCAAGGATTCACGCGCCTCGCCGATTTACAGAGGCCTGTGAAGCTCGAGGAGAAGTTTCTCAGCAGTTCAGCGTTGGGCGACAATACATTGTACACATGGTCGTCTCATGGCCGCGTTCAGATCGACTTGTACCACTACATCAAGCGAAATGTGAGTCTGCCTTCTTACAAGCTGGACTCCGTGTGCCAGCACTTCATGAGCGGAAAGCTGGGCGGTGTTGAGGCGGATGGTGATAACTGGACTTTGAAGACGAGTTCTACCGGAGATGTGATTCCCGGACGTTACATTGTTCTCCTCGATGAGACCGGTGACGTGGTTGTCGATAAGTTGCAGATTCTCTCTGTGCAGGCCAAGAAGTCCATCACGGTGAAGATGCCAGAGGATGAGGATGAGAGGATTGCAATTTCCTCGGCCATCAAGTGGGCGGTTGTAAAGGACGATGTATCACCGAAGGAGATCTTCACACTGCACAAGACGGGTGGACCTGCAGGTCGCGCTCGAATTGCCGCATACTGTATTCAGGATTGCGATCTGGTGTACGACTTGTATAAGAAGCTGGAGGTCTTCAACAATGCCATGGCTATGGCGAATACGTGCCCTGTTCCCGTTGGCTATATCTTCACACGAGGCCAGGGTATCAAGATTGAGAGTCTGATCTTCAAGGAGTGCTATGGTTCCAATCAGCTGATCGAGGTTCTTCCGAACCCGAATCGGAAGCCTGGTGAAGAGGGCGGTGCAGCTGAGGAATCCTATGAGGGTGCAATTGTGCTGGACCCGAATCCACCGGGCTTCTACTTCGATGCACCCGTGGGTGTTGCGGACTTTGCTTCTTTGTACCCCTCCACAATTGAGTCGGAGAACATCAGCCACGACAGCATTGTCTGGGCAATGGACCTCGATCTCAATGGAAAGTTTATCGGCTACAGTTTCGGCTCAGCGGAGGCCGAGAAGTTCAAGGAGCCCGGGCTCTTGTACACCGACATCAAGTTCGATATTTGGGGTCCTCATCCCGATGATGATCTGAAGAAGCACCCGCGAAAGGTCGTGAAGGGCCAGCGCATCTGTCGCTATGCGCAGGTTGGCGAGACGAAGGGCACACTACCGACGATTGTTCGAAAGCTTCTGGCGGCCCGAAAGGCTAAGAGGAAGGAGGCGGAGAAGGAGCCCGATGCCTTCCGAAAGGCCCTGCTCGATGCAGAGCAGCTGGCGTACAAGCTCACCGCGAACTCTTTGTATGGACAGCTGGGTAGCCCGACCTTCAAGATCCGCTTGCAACATCTGGCAGCATCCGTTACGGCCTATGGTCGCAAGCAGATCATGTTTGCCAAGAGCATTATTGAACGGTTCTATGCCGGTGCTCAGACGGTGTATGGAGATACGGACAGCTTGTTCATCAACTTCAATCCAAAGGGGGCCGATGGAAAGCCGCTCGAAGGAAAGGCGGCGCTGGAGGCGACGATGCATCTTACAGAGGAGGCTGGAAAGCTCGTAACACAGGCTCTCAAGCCGCCACATGACTTTGAGTATGATAAGGTATTCTATCCGTTTATCATCTTCAGCAAGAAACGGTATGTGGGAAATAAGTATGAGGAGGATCCAGATCATTACACTCAGACGAGCATGGGTATTGCACTCAAGAGGAGAGACAATGCGCCCGTGGTGAAGCTGATCTATGGTGGAGCAATTCGCATCTTGCTCACCGAGAAGGATGTGGCGAAGGCTGCGGCCTTTGTGCGCGAGAAGGTGATGGATATGGTGCGTGGAAAGATGAGTATGAGCCAGCTCACGATTAGTAAGTCGCTGAGGGCGGAGTACAAGACTGCTACGCCACCCGCCCACAAGATGTTGGCGAACAGAATGGCGGAGAGAGATCCTGGAAATGCGCCCGCATCTGGAGATCGTATTCCCTATGTCTATATTTGCCCCACCAACCCTCTCACTTCACTACAGGGTGATCGCATTGAGCATCCACCATTTGCAAAGGAGAATGGGTTGAAACTGGATACGAAGTATTACATTGAGCATCAGCTGCTGAATCCGCTTTCGCAGCTGTTCTCACTGTGTGTGGAGGAGATCCCTGGATACAAAAGTGATTCTGCGAATCAGGATAGAGAGTGGCTGGCAGGGGAGCTACTCTTCCGTGAGGCGCTGAATGCATGTGAGAAGGATAGTGTTCGTACTGCTGCGGCTGGTATGGGATTCACCGTGATTCCTAAGGAGCCTCGTGTTGTTACACGGTCTTCTTCTGCAGCAGTAGCAGAAACAGTAAAGAAGCCAGCAGCAGTCCAAGGTACTCTCGACCGATTTATGCTCGACCGCACGATTATTGAAACATACAACGCAGAAAAGAAGAAAGAGAAGGCAAAGGCTGCAAGGGCGGCAAAGGCCACTCAAAAGAAGGAAACTAGTTAGAAGAGTATGGACGCAATTCTTTTAGGAACTGCTGAACTTTCTGATTTATACAGAAAGAAATGTTTTGAGAGTGAGTTAAATTCTCTGGCTCGCGGATCCCACCAATATGTTCCAGTGTCAAGGCCGATCGAACTTGCAAATCACCGCGAGATCTGTCTAGGATCTGATTTGCTGCGCGATGCAACCGTGGTGATTCTTCATCCCACTGCAGATTCTGGGTTTCCTCATACTCGTGCAGGAAATCTCATTTGTATGCCCGCTGGGTACTCCTCTTCCCTAGCAGAAGAGACACTTTTTCATGAATCATTTCACTTAGATCAGAAAAATCGTCCCAACTTATGGAAATCGTATCATATTCGTGAGGGTTGGTGGCCCGTACCTGCATCTTCGATTCCAGATCGTTGGGTAGACCGTTACCGCATTAATCCCGATACTCTTGATCTTCCCTTTTGGTCATGGCAGACACATTACATTCCTCTTCCACTCTTTAATAATGAATCGCGCCCAGAACTTACCGAGTGTGAAGTGCGCTGGTACGATGTAAGAAATGGTGTTCTCTTTTCTTCTCCTCCAGCCTCTTTTACGAAACGATATGGTGGAATAACCTACAATGAACATCCCAATGAAGTCTCTGCGGTTGAATTCACGAATAAAGGAATCAGGTCGATGGCACAGCTTACACAAGTTTTAAACACATAACTAAATAGAGATGGTAGAAACCATCCATTCGTTGGATGAACTTCATATTTTTATAACGGTTTCCTTTGATAAAGAGGAAACCGTTGATCTTTCTGGCGCCATCCTACCTACCGAAGACCCTAATGGATGCTTGATCGATTCAAAAAGAGAAAAGTATGCAACCCTCACCTATCAATCAGTATCCTTTCAAGGAGGTTATGGATATCTCATTAAAAGCCTGAGAGAAACTGTAGAATCTCAACAGGCTGTTATGGTGAAAAGGCCTATTCGCGAGTATTCACAGCTCGGTCAAGAGGCACTTGTCCAATGGTTTGTGCGAAAGTCTCTTATACCGTATGGACTTCAGACTGCAATTCCTAAAGTGTATGATATCTTTCGGAGAAGTGGAAAGGTCTGTTTTAGTATGGAATACATACGGGGCGTGTTCCCATACGAATATATTCTAAAAAGCAGTCAACCTGATCACGTATTTTTTCAGATTATGGCTCAACTTGCTCTTCTATGTGGTATTCTACAACGAGATATTCGTTTTGATCATAGAGATCTTAAGGCAGATAATATCTTCATACGTGCTAAACCAGTCAAATATTCGGTTTCGTTTGGAACAAAACTCTACACTCTTGAGTGTCCATTCCAGCTAGTAATTATGGATTTTGGCTTCGCCTGCCTAGGAAATATAAAGGGAATTACACAAATTAATCTTGCAAAAGACATTTTACCGCAACTTGATCCGTGTCCAAAAACAGGTAGAGATCTCTTCCACTGCATTGCCTCATTTTGGATAAACCCTTTACTTCGTGATAAAATGTCTATGGAAACACGTGCGGAAGTCGATTCATGGTTTATATTAGATAAACGTGATTATTCCAAAGTTGTGAAGAAGTTTGCTAATACAGAATGGGTCTATATACTTACGGCAGCACCCGATTTTAAGCATGGGCGATTAGACACTGATGTACTTCTTTCAAGAATTGCTCTTCTCTATCCCACCGTTTTAGGCGTGTCCGAGGTACTTTAGGCGAACTAACTCAGGTTTCTGCTGTCCAGATGCATTAAAATGGGAGGCGGCATGAATACGATGAAATGTTAATTTAAGAGGAACATTATAAAATACTTTATTTTGTATTAAATTTCTGAACCAACAATCGTAATCATATGTAACGAATTCATTCGTGTAATGGGCAAGTTCCTTTTTGATTAAGATAGAACTGTGGATCATAGGGTTCATTTGCAGAAATGCATCGGGTGGCACAAATCCTCCTGGAATTGAGGGGCCGCCTTTGAAATTACCAAAGTATTCACAAAAGGTTCCAATTACATCAATCACAGGATTAATTTGGAGTGTATTCATCTGACAATGGAGTTTCATCGGCTGCCATTTATCATCTGCATCCAGGTGAGCAACCCAGGGTGTTGTAGAAAGTGCTACAAGTGCATTAATTGCATCGGGGGCTCCATGTACATGTGGTAAATTGATCACTGAAAAACGGGAGTCTTTCAGGGAGGAGACAATTTCATTTGCTTGTTGAAAGACCTGGCCACCTGTTTCTCCGTGTCCATTTACACCCACAATGCATGTCCAGTTCGTATAGATCTGTAGCTGAACAGAACGGACCGCTTCATGCAGATATTCAACCCCATTATATAAGGGTATAAGAACTGTAATCATTGTGGATACTTCCTCTACTTACTTTAGACCATTGTCTGGTCTAAAGTGAACGCACAGAGACAAAACATGGCATGTATTGTCTCTGCGTACTATAAAATACCGAGTAAGAAGCCTCATGAATGGTACCTCCCTTATCTTCTTCGCTGGTTTCGTTCCGCTGCGTGTAACACTGTTCCTGTGCACTTCTTTACAACAGAAGATGTTCGGGAGGAACTAAGGGCCCTCACGGATATCTCTCGTATTCAGTTTCATATTCTTCCGTTCGAGCAGCTCACTGCAGCACAGTTGGGGCGCGAGTTCTGGGAGATGCAGTATGCACGGGATCCTGAGAGGTATCATTCGCCCGAGCTCGGTATGATCTGGTATGAAAAGCGCCATTTCGTTCGCCGTGTAATGGAGCTTGAGAGGGGCGCTAGCGCGTTCATTTGGTGCGACGCAGGTTGCATACGAAATGATGGTTGTGAAGAAGTGGCAAAGAAGCTCGGTTGTCGCTTTGTCGCCTATGAAAAGTGTCGCATATATCTCCAATGCATTAAAGAACCAACTCTAAAACAGTTTTATCAGTATCCAGATGAATATATCGCATGCGGGCTTCTCGCTGGAGATCGTGCAGGATGGACCGAGTTTATTCGATTATATGAAGGGACTCTATTTGAGTATAGTTCTGTAGGTATTTCTACGATCTCAGATCAGCATATTACTTCGAGTTGCGTATCTAAGAAACCTGGACTGTTTTTATTATGTACAGAAGAAGGTAAAGTGGATGGAACCTGGTTCAAGTTCTTAGAACTACTCTAAGCTTGCGTGTTTTTGAGTGGCGCCGTTTAGAGTGTCTTCTTTTCGTTTGCGTCCTTCTTTTTCCTCCAATTGGATAGGAATTTACTCTCGAGTTATTATTATTATGTACTATATGAGACATTGCGTCTTTGTAACGATTATAATACTTGTTATATTTAGCTGGTACATCTTGATACTTATGCATGTATCCCAGTTGTTCAAGTGCACTACATAAATATGTGAAGGTCCCAAGGGCGCAGGATGCAAGTTTTACTTTAAATGCAGAACATTGTGTTTCAGGTTCACTAGGCTTTGGTGAACCCGCTTGAATATCTCTTACCACATGAATCACCGTACTCGGTAAAATATAATTTTCATTTCGGTAAATATTTGCATGACATAATGCAAGAAAGACTGCCTTTGTTTTTTCTTCAGGGGAAGAAAAGGTCGTGTCGCGCAGAGTTTCAGCTTCTTTTAAATATTTATAATATGCTTCTCTTTTGTCCTCAGGAGAAAGACTTAGATAGTTATCATAAATAACCTGCGCCTTTTCTTTCCAATCAGACATTTTTAAAGAAGGATATCTTCGTAAAATCTCTTTTAACTCTTGAAAATCGAATGTTCCTGCATTTCGTAGAATACTTACTCCAACATAGGTAAGAAGTTCATCATCACGAATCTGATCAAAAAGACGCGTATTTATAAATGTATTTTTACCATCATTATCATGAAAAATTAAAAAATCACCATAGAACTCGACGGCCCATTGTGTTGTGGAAGTTTTAGTGAGATCAGCCCATTGCCTCTCTACCTCTCTAATATAATCTGCTGCACTTACACCAATGGCTTCAACTGTAATATCAATATCTGATGTGGGCTTTGTGCTTCCAAACATATGCAGAGTAATTCTTGAATCCTCCCCCATAGAATAAAGGACCTTTGCAAAAATCCATTCACGTAGACGCCAGAATCGTTTAGCATCTTGTTCATTAATATCTCGTTCCCAGTCAAAAGTAGAGGGAATATTGTAGTCTTGTATCACTTCTAGAATTGTATAGGTTGTATCTGAAATTGGTGGAAGAGCCGAGGGATTTCCTGTTTTTCTTCTATAATGATCAAGTATACTTTGGCTATCGAGGTAAACTTCTTCACCCATCTACTATGGGGGGACTTAATCGGTAGACCCCATAAAAGGACAATGAGTGTGTGCGTTGTCTCCGCATTCTACCGAATTCCTTCAAAGCATTCCGTCGAGACCTATGTAAAATGGATGGAACCTTTCTTCAAGTCGACATCCTTCAAACTTATTCTGTTTACTGAACCTGCTCTTGTGGGACTCTTTTCCGAGCTTCGTGCGAGCTGGCCCGATCGTACTATCATTATTGGGTGGCCTTTTCAGGAGTTTACTGCATTGAAACGGTGGGGCGGAAAGGTATGGCTAGATGCAAAGGCCATGGATACAGAGGCCGGGCATAGTCCAGAGTTGTATTGCATGTGGTATGAAAAAAAGGAATTCGTACTTCGTGCAATTGCTTTAAAAGCGTTCGGCGCCGAGAAATTCGTCTGGTGCGACGCAGGAATTCTTCGATCTGAGGCATGGCTTCCACCTGTTGTGGCTCATTTTCCTTTGGCAGATCGAATTGAGTCTGGAAAAATAACTGTGTTGCAGATTGTTGATTTTAAAGATGGGGATGGTGTGGACACAGACTTTTCAGATGTGAATCGGATCGGAGGCGGGATTCAAGCGGGTGATGCTGAGGCATGGACATGGTGGTCTGGGGCCTATGATGCGATGTTTGCAAAGTATCTAGCGAGCGGACGTTTTGTAGGAAAAGACCAGAGTTTGATTGCAGCATGTGTCTTGGCGAATACAGAGAGATTTGTGCGCGTAAGGCCACCTGAGCAGTTAGATGGTTATTCTAAGTGGTTTTGGCTTTTACTATGGCTTTCGGGTTTGTCTGGTTGAGAGCTTTCTGTTTCTACGTGTACTCCTAGTTTCTATAATGCGAATACGTCTAATGGGGCGGCGACGAACCTTGGTCGAGGGTCTCCTTTTAGAGAGGGTTTTGCGTCTACCACCCTGTTGAACAGGGGCAGCACCCTCTGCACCCTCTTCACCTTCCTCACCTTCTGCATCCTCTGCACCCTCTGCACCCTCTGCACCCTCTGCACCTTCTTCCCCCTCACCCTCTTCACCTTCTTCCCCCTCACCCTCTTCACCCTCTGCACCCTCTGCACCCTCTTCACCTTCTTCCCCCTCACCCTCTTCACCTTCTTCCCCCTCACCCTCTTCACCTTCTTCACCTTCTTCCCAACCACTCTCTTCTTCTTGTTCTACATCTTCCTGTTGCTCTACACCCTCTTGCTCTAGAGGCACGCCAACATCTTCCGTTACCTCTTGCTCTTGCCCCTCTTGCTCTTGTCTCATATTTGCAACTTGTTCTTGGGATGATACAGTATTTGCAACCTTTGCAGCTGCAACTTTTTGGCTGTTATTTGCAGAACCAAAGAAGGTCGGAAAGGCCTGTGAAGCTGCTGCGGCTGCTACTCCAAGTCCAGCAACAGCACCTAGTCCTGTTGCCACTGTACTTAGTCCTGTGTTTCCCACAGGAGGAGTTACTTTCGTATTTGCGGCGGCAGCTGCAACAGGTTCATTGGGTGCATCTAGTTTCTTCGCAGGTAATGCATCAGGTGCATTTAGCCTCTTCGCAGCTAATGCAGTACTTGCATTAAATTTAAGACCTGTATCTGCCTTTACCTCAGGTTCTGCCCTTGCCTTTACCTCAGCGTCCGCATCTGCCCTGGCCTTTGCTTCTTCATCAGCCTTCACTTTTGCCTTCGCCTCCGCCTCCGCATCAGCATCCGCTTTTTCCTTGGCTTTTGTCTTCACAGCCAAATCATCCTCGGCAGCCTTTATATCATCATCTATTTTCTTCAGATCTTCATTTGCCTTCTTTGCATCAGCAGCCGCCTTGTCTGCAGAAGCCTTTGCATCCGCAGCGTCCTTCTCAGCCTTCTTAAAATCTGCATCAGCAAGATCCTTCTTTGCTTGTTTTTCAGATAATTTAATTGCAGCATCATCTGCATCTTTTTGTGCTTGATCTGCAGCTTGTTGTGCGGCATCTCTCTGGGAACGTTTCGCAGCAAGTTGATTCGTTGCCTCCGCAAGTTCAGCATTTGCCTTATCTGATGTTTCCTTTAAGATTGCCGCACCAGCTTCATTATTTGGAATTTCAGCTGCATTTTTCTGCGCCTTTGTATAAGATTCTGATGCAGCCCTTTTAGCAGCTAAATCATCTTCTGCTTCTACAACCCTTTTATCAAATGTGGAAAGTGCCTCATCTGCACCCTCCTTATCCCCCTTTCGTGCAGCAAGAACACCTGTTTTTACATCTAATTCATCCTGTGCATCGCGAGCAGCTTTTTCTGCCACAGTTGCCGCCGCATCCTTTTCTTGTAAGACACGTTTTGCATCTGCCGCCACCCGATCAGCCGCATTTGCTGCATTTTCAGCCTCGATCCGAGCTGCTTTCTTCTCATCTAATTTTTTACTAGAATCAAGAAGCTCATCTTGAGCCGATTTGAGTTTAGATGCAAGCCTTCCCTTTTCTGCATTTGTCGCAGCAGCAAGAAGATCTTGTTCGGCTTTACTTACCTTTGCCTGTTTCTCAAGAATGTCCTTTTCCATGTCCTCTACTTCTCCCTTAACACGAGTTAACGCATCGTCCGCAGAACTCTTTTCTGCATTTTTTGCTGCTAAAGAATCTGCCGCCTTCTTTGCATCAGCCTTTGCGCCCATGAGTACTTCATCTGCAGAATCGCGTGCACCCATCTTGGAGAGTACATCTGCTTGAGCATCCTTTACAGCTCTATCGGCAGAATCTGCAGCACTCTTTGCAGCAAGAGATGCTGCTTTTCTTTGCTCTAGATTCGTCAGCGCATCTGCGGCATCTTTTGCATAACGTTCTGCAGATGCTTGTGAGGATTGAAGTACACCTTCTGCAGTTGATCTAGATTGTACTTCTTGTATTGCATCTTCATAGGCCTGTTTAGAAGCTTTTACTCTTACTAGATTTTCTTCTGCCTCTAAAACCTCTTTATTTATTTTGGAATAGGCCTGTGAAGCCGTCTCCTTTCTAGCATTCATATTCGCTAAATCAAGAGCTGCTTTATTAAGATCAGATTGAGCTGTATCGACCGTATCGCTCGCCAGCTTGCGCACACCGATCTTATCTATCACATCCTTTTCTGCAGCTGCAACAACACGATCTGCATCTTCAAGATTTTTCTTAGCAGACGATGTAGCAGACTTCTTCAGCTCGAGAACTGCTGCTGCCTCATCTACATCCTTCTGTGCTATTGCAGCAGCTTCTGCAGATAGGTCGCGAGTGCTTGCAGAACTAGCACTTCCAGTGGTCGCATCAAGAGAAGCTTTCTTAGAGGCTGCCTCTTGTGTCTTCACTTCAAGGTCTTTTATTGCTTGATTTACCTCATCCTCTACTTTAGAAAATGCCTCTGAAGCTTCAGTCTTCTTTGTTGTTTTTGCTGAGAGAACAGTAGTCAACTCGTCTAATTCCTTCTGGGTAGAAGCTAATACTGCATCAGCACTCTCCTTGGCGGCTCTTTTCTCCCCAACACTTGTTGCTGCATCTAGTAGCGCTTTATCAGCGGCATCCATCTCCCTTTGAGCTGCATCACGGATTCCCTTCTTTGTATTAAAAAGTGATCTGGCATCTTCAACAGCCTTCGTGGCTGCAGCGACTGCTTCCTGAGATGTGGCGAGTGCTTCTCTGCCAGCTAACGAGCTTGAAGAAGCTTGTAATGCATCTGCAGCTGCTATTTTCTCATTAAGAGCATCCTCTGCTTTTTTCAGTGAATCATCTGCTTCAGAAAGTGCAGTTGAAACTTCATTCTTCTTAGAGGTTGCCTTTACAAGCTGTTCCTCTGCACCTCCTAACTCCTTTTGAGCTTTCTCAACACCCTGCTGTGATAAATCTCTAGCAGCCAGCTTATTAGTAACAGCTTCTTGTGCTTCCTGTGCAACTTGTGTTGCTTCGTCGAGCTCCTTCTTGGCAGAATCTGAAACAGTCTTTTTCAGATTAAGGGCTGCTGCTGCTTCATCTGCACTCTTCTGTGCAACTGCTGCTGCCTCTGCAGATAGATTGCGAGTACTTGCAGAACTAGCAGTTGCAGTTGTCGCATCAAGAGAAGCTTTCTTAGAGGCTGCCTCTTGTGTCTTTATTTCAAGGTCCTTTAATGCTTGATCTACCTCTGCCTCTATAGTAGAAAAAGCCTCTGAAGCTTCTGTCTTCTTTGTTGTCTTTGTCGAGAGAACTCTAGATAATTCTTCCAATTCCTTCTGGGTAGATGCTAATACTGCAGCCGCACTCTCCTTAGCAGCCCTCTTCTCCCCAACACTTGTTGCTGCATCTAGAACTGCTTTATCCGCTGCTTCCATTTCCTTTTTAGCAGCATCTAGAATTCCCTTCTTTGTATTAAAAACGGATCTAGCATCCTCTACAGCCTTCGTGGCTGCAGTGACTGCTTCCTGAGATGTTTCGAGTGCTTCCCTAGCAGCTAAAGAGCTTGAAGAAGCTTGCAATGCATCTGCTGCCGCTATTTTCTGATTAAGATCTGCCTCTGCTTTTTTCAGTGAATCATCTGCCTCAGAAAGTGCAGTTGAAACTTCGTTCTTCTTAGACGTTGCCTTTACAAGCTGTTCCTCTGCACCTCCTAACTCCTTCTGAGCCTTCTCAAAACCCTGCTGTGATAAATCTCTAGCAGCCTGCTTATTAGTAAGAGCTTCTTGTGCTTCCTGAGCAACTTGTGTTGCTTCATCAAGATTTTTCTTAGCAGAAGAGGCAATAGTCTTTTTCAGATTAAGGGCTGCTGCTGCTTCATCTGCACTCTTCTGTGCTATTGCGGCTGCCTCTGAAGATAGGTCGCGAGCGCTTGTGGTAGTCGTCTTTCCAGTTAAGGTATCAACTGCCTCCTTTAGCACTGCAGCATCTTGCGTCTTTCCTTCGAAATTCTTCAATGCCTGATTCACTTCATCCTCTACTTTAGAAAAGGCCTCTGAAGCTTCGGTCTTCTTTGTTGATTTTGATAAGAGAACATTCGTCAAATCAGTAAACTCCTTCTGGGCATCTGCCAACACTGCATCGGCAGCTTCCTTGGCTACCTTCTTCTCTCCAACGCTTTTTGTAGCATCAACTAGGACTTTATCAGCGGCATCCATCTCCTTTTGAGCTGCATCAAGAACTCCCTTCTTTGCATTAAAGAGTGTTCTGGCCTCATCAACGGCCTTTGTGGCTGCAGCGACTGCTTCCTGCGATGTAGCGAGTCCTGCTCTATCAGCTAGAGAGTTTGAAGAAGCCTTTAGTGCATCTGCTGCAGCTATTTTCTCATTAAGAGCATCTTCCGCCTTCTTCATTGAGTCACTTGCCTCAGACAATGCAGTTGAAACTTCATTCTTCTTAGAAGTTGCCTTTACAAGCTGTTCCTCTGCATCTCCTAAGTCTTTCTGCGCTCTCTCGACACCCTGTTGTGATAAATCTTTAGCAAGTGTCTTTTTAGCGAGAGTTTCCTCTGCTTGCTTCACTGCCGCATCTGAAACATCAAGCGCCGCCTTGGCTGAAGTTCTTTGTGTTGTTTTAACTGAAAGAGTTGCAGCTGCATCGTCTACATCCTTCGCCGCCTTCGTAACCGCATCAAGGGCTAATTTCTTATCCGCGCTTGTTGCTGTACCTTTTTCTAATGCATCAAATACATTTTTCATTTGATCTGCATATGCTTTCTTTTGCTGAAGATCCGCAGCAGCCTGTTCAAACTCTTTTTGTGCTCTTGAATAGGCCTCAGATGCTTCTACTTTCATATTTTTCTTAAAAAGAAGAGTTTGCTGAACCTCTGTTAATGTATCATCTGCAGTATCCAATGCAGAATCTGCAAAAATCTGAGCTTGTTTCTTACTTGCAACAGTAGCCGCAGCTTTTCTTGCAAGTTCATCTGCAGATACAAGATCAGACTTCTTTGTCACACGTGCTGCGATCATATCTTCTAGACGCTTATTTGCATCAGTCGCCTGCTGCCGCAAGGCCTTTACTTGAGCATCAAGTAATTCTTTGCCACCTATTTTATTTTGCTCTGCAACAATGGAATCTAAACTATCTTGATATGCCTTTAATTCAGCCTTTGTACGTACCAAAAATTCTTCGCCGCGCAAAACTTCATTATTTATTTCTGAAAAAGAGGTTGATGCAGCGTTCTTCTTAGAGGTTGCATCTGCAAGTTTTCCTGTAGCATCGTCTAATTGGTCTTGCGCTTCCTTAAGAGAATTGGCCGCCGAGTCCTGTATCAATCTTTTCTCAGAAAGCGCTCCCTCTGCATCTCTAAGGAGTTTCTTTGCAGTATCAAGTTCTCCCTTTACGTTATCAAGGATTGCCTTTTTCAAAGAATGTGTTTGATTTATACTTGCTACATCAGCGAGGGCCTTATCCTTTGCTTCCTTTGCCATACGAAGATCTTCTTCCTTCGCGCCCTTTGCAACCAATGAATCATACTGATCTCCGTACCTTTTCGCTGCATCTACCTTTTTTGCAAGATCAGATGCTAGATCATCGACCTCCTTTGAAATGTTTTCTACACTTTCTTCAATCGTCTTTTTTGCCGCCAACTTTCTACTCACTGTATCAGCTGCCTCCTTCGCAGCGTCCTCAGAAGCTTTCAAATTAGATTCGGCAAGAGAATGAGCACTCTTCTTACGTATCATTGCATCATTCGCCGCCTTCGCAAGTTCATCTGCTTTTACACTTTCCTGGAAAGAAGCATCTTTTAGAGCTCGTTTGTTATCTAATACCACCTTTGCATCATCCGCCTCTTTCTGTAACGCCTTTGCAGTATCTGAAAGCTCGTCTGCTGCTTGAGAAAGTTCTGCCTTGCTGCGTACACTGCTTGCGGCCTTTGTGTATGCATTCACAACAGCTTGCTTCTGTAAAATAGCGGCGCTTTGATCATTTATCTCATCATCAACCGTTTTAAGAGCTTCTTCACGCTGTTTCTTCAGTGCCTTTGCTGAAACAACTTTTGCATCTGCATCATTTGCTGCTTTTTTAGCTAAGCGCAGATTTTCTTCTGCTGTATTCTTAGCTGCCTCCTTTACTGCAAGTTTATTAAGGGCATCTGTAACCATACTATTAGACTCGGCAACTTCATCTTCTAAATTCTTTACTACAGACTTCTTTATTTGTAGATTCCTGGTATAAAACTCAACTTCCGCTTGAGCATTATCGGCTGCTTTCTTTGCAAGATCGCGATCTGCTTTGGATGCCCCACTTGCCTCTAATGAATTTAGTTGTTCACTGAAACGGCTAGCGGCCAACTTCTTCTCTCCAAGAGTTACTTCAATATCTTTCAATTCTTTCTGAACATCATTCAGTGCTCTAGATTTTATTGCCTTTTCAGAAAGAAGATCATCCACTTCTTTTGATGCAGCCTCTAAGGCGGCATTTGCTTCATCTACACTATTCTTTGCAGCTCTTTGCGCAGCTTCTTTCTTTGTTAGCATACCCGTTGCAGAATATAATCTGGAAAGAGATTCCTTGAGACTTGACTCAATCGTCTCACGTGCAGTTTTCTTCTGAGCAAATCTTGTTGTCGCACCGAGAAGATCTTCTGATGCAGTGGCGGCCGACTGAGCAATACTATCTTTTGATGATTTAGATAAAAATTTAAGCTGCGTCTGTTTCGCGAACTGTTCATATAAACTTGCCGCCGTTTTCTTCTCAACTAAATGAGAAGCTGATTCCGCGATTTCCGTCTGTATCTTTGAAACAGCTTCTTCAGCCATATCCTTTCCTGTCTTTGCTAATTGAAATTGCGTCATGCTCTTTGAAAACTCATCGTCGGCCTCCTTCAGTGATTTTTCTGCAGATTCCATTAAAGTCCTTTTTTGTGCAAGTCTCTGAGCTGCAGTGTCTGCCGCTTTTGCAGCAGACTCTGAAAGATTCTTTGCACTGGTCATTGCAGATTTCTTTGCATTCACAATAGCTTGTTGTTGAGTAACTTCTGCAGCCGCATCGCTCGCTGCTTTTTTGGCTGCATCACGCTGCGCCTTTGATGCACCAGACGCCGTCAACTCCTTTAATTCATCACTAAAACGAGCTGCAACAGCTTTTTTGCTTGCAAGTAACTGAGAGGCTTCTCCAAATTCTTCAGATATCTTGGCCAAAGCTTCATCAGACTGTTTCTTCATAAGTGTCTTTTTTGAAGACGTTTCAACTGCCTCATCTAAATATTTTTTTGTTATATCAATCACATTTTGAGCATTTCTTACCTTTTCAGACTTTTCCATAACTGTTTCAGCTGCTTCTGATGCAGCTGCATTTGCCTCATCTACAGACTGTTTTGCGGCCTTACGCTTTCCAATGGCATTCATATGATTTGTAAGGGCATCTGCTGCATCTTTTTTAAGGCCAGTTAATACAAGAGAAGACGTTGTCTTATCTGCATCAGCAGCAGTCTTTTTTAATGCACCCGATAATGCATCTTGATATGCCTGTACAGCCTGCTTTTTCCCTGCAATTGTTGCCATCATCTCTGATACTTCATTATCCACACGAGAGAGCGATTCGTTTGCTGCAGTTTTAGCAGCAAGAGTTATATTGTGTTTTGCAGTAGCAGTTGTTAGATCATCCGATACACGTGTGAGAAGTGAATCAGCGGCATTTTTTGCAGCTTGCTTCTCTGTAAGTTGTTTACTAGCAGATTTGGCTGCTGCATCCGCTGCCGACTTAGACCTAGTTGCTAGATCAAGGGCTGCCTTCTTCGCGCTAACCATTGCAAGTGCATCATCGACTTCTTTTGCTGCAACTGCTGCTAGATTCTTTGCTGCATCCACGTCTACCTGTTTCGCCCCTTTCTTTAGCAATGCATCCACCTGTGCTTTTAAAAGTCCGCTCTTTGTAATTGCATCATTAAAAATACTTTTTGCATCATCCACTTTCTTTAAAGCTACTACTACAGCCTCTTGTGTACTCTTCTTTGCTTGATCTGCAGCAGCCTTTCTTGCTGTAGCAGATGACAGATCGGTGGTAGCTTTTGCAACTCCTAGTTCTGCAGCTTCTTTTACAGCCTTTTTTGATGTAACCCCCTTTAATGAATCAGCGACAGTTTTTGCTGCAGCCTCATATGCTTGTTTTGCTGCAAGGGCAGATGCCTTCTTTGAAGAAAAAGTGGTTGTAGCTGTGCTAACATCACTCATAGCCTTTGCAACCCTTTCTGCAAGTTCACCTTGGACATCTTTGATTCCACCTTTTGTTCCTATTACCGCAGCAGCGGCTGCTGCATCTTTGTAGGCTTGTGAGACTGCTCTTAGTTCTGCCACTTTCATACCCTGTTTTGAAAATTGAGATGAAACTTCAGATGCAGCTTCTGCAGTTGCTTTCTTTCTAGCTATACTTCCTGTTAATGCATCCATTGCATTCTGAAAAGCTGCTCGTGTACGTGTAACTGCTGCCCCTGCTAGAGTTGCGGTGGTACTTTTTGTAGCGAGGGTTACCGATGCAGTTCCTGCACTTTGCTTAGCACTCTCTGCAATCACTTCCTTACCAAATCGTGTCCTTGTTTTTTCTATAAGGAGCGTACCTGCATCTGTTGCCGCCTTTGTTATTAAAGTTGTATCTTGCCGTGTAGCTAGTTTAGCGGCTGCATTTGCGGCTGCATTTGTGGCTGCATTCTGTGCAGCTTTTCTAGCGGCATTACTTAAAAATTCTTCAGCCCGCTTAACTGCCGCTTCCGCAATAGCATCATCTGCCTTTGTAGCTAAAGAAGAAGCACTTTCTCTGGCTGCCGCTTCCGCAATAGAATCTGCTGAGGCTCTTGCAGCAGCCGCCGCTGCATTTGAAGATACCTGGTTTCCAATAGCTTTAGCCGCGGCTCTTTCTGCTATACTGGAAGCGAACTCAGTTGATTCTGACATTGCTGCTGCAGTAACAGCATCTTGAGCAGCCTTTGCGGCAGCTGTATTTGCAGCAGTCTGCGCCGCTGTCTCTACTGCAATCTCTCCAGGTGATACGACTTTACCTGCAGAACTTAGAGCAGCATTATCCAATGCTTTCAATGCAAGCTTATCTGCAGATTCCGCTGCGGCTGAACTTGTAGCTCCTATAGCCTTACGAGCTGCGACCCGAGTAGCTGTTTCTGCAGCAGTATCAGCAGCTAACTTTGCAGCGGCATCTGCAGCAGCCTTTGAACCAATACTCCCCACTACAGATGATGCAATCGCTGAGCGGGCTTTCTTTTTTGCTGCAGCTTCTGTTGCAGCTGAAGCAGCACTTCTAGCTGCATCTGCTGCCGCCTTTTCTGCAACAGGGCTTGCTGATTTTTTTGCAGATTTTGTTAAGAGTGCTTTAAACAATTGACCACCCGACTGCATATGTTCTCTAAAGATACATCTGAAAATCTCTTTGATCATACTAACCTCACCATACTGTCGTTAGGTTATTATGAATAAGTATATTGTATATTAATCTGTACGAGATCTCCACTGTGTCGAACATACATTGCAAATGTAGATGTATTTGAGCGCTGCAGAATCATACTTCATGTAAATCACATCCTTCTCAACTCCTCCAACATTTGTCGGACAGGTCTCCTTGGGACACTTAATCGTCTTGATGTGCGGAAGCGTCTGATCCTGACGAGTAAATTCATTCAGAAGAATCTTGTATCCCTCACTGGCCCTCTGCTGCAGATAGGTCTCTGTGATCAAGCCTCCATCTGAATCCTTCTCGCTATATCCACATCGGCGACAAAGACGATTGAGAGTCTTCGTATCAGAAGAGCTCTGTGCAGCTCCACTTACAGTACCTGCGTCCAAATACAAATAATATCCATCCTTAGGGCAAAATTTCATTTCGTTGCCTATTCCCTACCAAGGATCAACGTTCATTTTTAGGCAGTTACCCTTATGAGAAATCATTGAAGGCATCAACTAAGAGGCCAAGACCAACTCCTCCCGCTAAGGCAACACCTAGAATCATAAGACTAAGCCCGCCAATCTGATTTGAAACACTGGGTTCCTTCTTCTTCTCCTGCGAAACAAAGAGTAGATATCCGGGAATAAAGAAAAGGATTCCAACAAAGATAAAAATAACCTGTGCTGAAATGAAGCCGATACCGAGACCAAACCCTTGTTTAATCATTGTTTTAAGGCTCGCCATTCTTTTCTAGAAGAAGAAGTTCTTTATGAAGCAACCTCCATCGCGTACTCCCTCTCATTCCATATGGAATATCATTGTAAAGAGTTTCTGAATACTCTATATTTTTCACTATAATTTTCTTCAAAGAGGCCAGTGTTTTCTCTTTAAAAGTATCAGGTAATTCTTCTTGTATTAATTTAAAATATCCAGATCCTCGAAGCTCTGATAGAGTAAGTGCGATAAGTTGGTGTTGAACAAAGGCTGCATAGGTGGATGCTAATGGGTGTGCCAGGGTATAAGAACTATACCCTGGTTCGTGAGAAAGAGGATTTGTATCAAGTAAAGCTTTCAAAGATAAAAGAACCATTGAAAGACTCATTGTACTCTGCCAACTAGGACCGCTGTAGGTGCCTAAAATAGATAGGCATACCTTTCCCTCCACATAAAGATTTGGGTGAAAACGAGTTGTTCCATCGGTTGTGAGTACGTTTACTTTGGGTGGTGAGAATGGATAGTCGTCTGGAAAAGTGAATTGAAAAATGAAAAAACAGCCCTCGAACGGAGTGTCTTCTGGGCCTTGGATAAGGGCTTTACCTTTTGTAATGCTGGCTTCATCAGGAAAGTAGTAAATTCCCATGTCGCGCATAGTCGGATCAACTACCTGCGGTATCTCTTTCATCAGTCTTTTTGACATGCATGTATTTACTGGTTTGTAGATAAGAGCCTCTTTAGGAGGTGCTGCCCGCGTAAATTTGACTTTGAAAAAAACGGAGGCCAAATCAGCAAACAGGATGGGTACTCTTCTCGCGTTGAAGGGGCATCCGCTAGGAGATTTCCTGGCAAAGAGGAGCAACTGTAAACCGAATGAAGCGAGTGTCGCGGGAATGACGGGCGGTGGTCGTTGGCTTGTAACAGATGATGATTATCCTGAGTTTCTTGATCTGATGCATGACTATCTCTTCGTAAAGGGAAATCGGTCGGTGAATCTGGTCGAACAGCCGCGTCTTAACTCGCATAAGCCGCTGCTGATTGACCTGGACTTCCACTATCCTGAAGGAAAAGGACTGAACCGCAGTTTCACAGAGGAACACATTCGCACGTTTTGCGCAAAGCTTGTAGACGGACTTGAACACTTCTTTACACTTCCTCAAGACAACGAAACTCTTAGATTCTTTGTAACTCTGCGACCTTCACCGTACCAGGATAGTAAGAAGAAGATCGGGAAGGATGGTGTTCACATCGAGTGTCCTGATCTCTGTCTTTCGAACGAGAAGCAAAAGGTGCTGCGTTCATGGCTTCTTGGCCAGAAGATCGTAGAAAGTTGCTTTTCGGGAACAGGGTACGATAACCCGGATGAGGAAGTCTATGATGAGTCCATGACGAGAAAGCAAGCATGGTTCTTCTATGGTGAGAGCAAACCCGACATTCCGCGGTACGAGCTCGCCCACGTCTTCTCGTACAATCCGACAACTCGGGCTCTCGACGTCGGCGACGTGGCCGAGTATACGCCGCGCGAGCTGATGGAGCTTCTCTCACTCCGCTACAATCTCGTGGCTGATTCAACGACCATCCGTGATGCAGTCGTGGGAGAGTACACAGCAATTCTGAATCCTCCTCTTCCAAAGGTTAAGGAGCCAGAGGTGAATGCTGCCCCAGTTCTAGAGGCGGTTTCAAACTATATTACTCAGCTTAGCGAGCGTAATGAAGAGGATAAGAACATCATTCGTACCATAGTCCTCAACTGTCTTTCGGTTGCGAGAGCGAATGCGTATGATACCTGGATTCGCGTGGGATGGTGTCTTCACAACATCGAGCCTTCAGAAGATATGTTCAAGCTCTGGGTCGATTTCAGCCGAAAGTCGCCCAGTTTCCAGGAGAGCGAAGTAGCCAAGTGGCGGCGCGACTGGTTTGGTCGGATGCGAAAGGATGGAGATGGGCCTCGCCTAACCGAGATGTCGTTGCGCAAGTGGGCGCGGGACGACAACCCTACTGCATATCAGGAAATCATCGACAATAATATCTTAGAGTATATTCGTACAACTCTTGATGCAACTCACTTTCATGTTGCAACCTTGATGCAGAAGCTCTATAACTCGAACTACGTAGCCTCGATCAACCAGAAAACAGTTGAGTGGTACTTCTACGATGATGCGATCAACATGTGGCGCCATCTCAATCAGGGTATGCAGCTCCGCCGTAATATCAGTTTCGATGTAGCTACTTACATCAGCAAGGCCTGTCAAAAGATCTCAAATGAAGCACTCACTGCAAAGAATAATGATGTGCGTGAACACTACAAGGCGAGGCTTGAGAAACTTCTTAAAATCCAGATGAATCTCTACACAACGGCCTTCGTCGAGTCGACAATGAAGATGGCATCCACCTTCTTCTGCCAGGAGGACTTCCACACAAAGCTCAACAGCAACGTCTTCCTCTTCGGTTGTGCAAACGGTGTTCTCGAGCTTCGTTCCCGCTCCGCAGAGGTGATCCCGCCCTCCATCACAAAAGAGCACGTCGTCTTCCGTGACGGCCGCCCCGAGGACTATGTGAGCTTTCTTGCAGGCCAGGGAGGCCTTGATGTTCCTCCCATCAACTACATTCCGTTCAAGAATCTGAACGAGGAGCAGCGCGGCTACCTCGTCGAGCTCAAGGACTTCTTCACGAAGATCATGCCCCGCCCCGAGGTGAAGGCCTATCTACTCCGTCTCATTGCGAGCTGTCTGGAGGGCACAAACAGGGAGCAGTGCTTCTACTACTTCACGGGTAAGGGCGGTAATGGTAAATCCAAGCTGCAGGATCTCTGTCGCCTCACGTTCGGTGATTACTGGACGTCCATGGCGACAACAGTTCTCACGAGGAAGCGGCCCGACAGTGGCGCGGCGAACCCAGAGATCATGGTGGTGAAGAACAAGCGCTTCATCACGATGCAGGAGCCAGACGACAAGGAGCCGATCAACACGAGCCGCATGAAGCAGTTCAGTGGTGAAGATATTATTGAGGCCCGAGCCCTCTTCCAGGACCAGGAGAAGTTCAAGATCACGGGCAAGCTCTTCATGCTCTGTAATGATCTGCCTCCCGTGAACAGCATGGACGGTGGCACCTGGCGACGTATTCGGGTCGTCCCTTTCGAGAGTAAGTTCGTAACTGCGGAGGATCCGGACTACATTGCAAAGAAGCCGAACGTCTATCTGAGGGACGGTGAGATTGACCACAAGTTCATGCTGTGGCGCGAGACCTTCCTCTCATGGCTGGTGGACATCTACGAGAACGAGTATCTCGTGAAAGGGCTCGAGCCCATTCCTGACATTGTGAAGAATGCGGCATCGGAGTACAAGGAGTCGTACGATACCTTCGCAAAGTTCCGCAATGAGAGAATTCGCAAGTCGGTGGGAGAGCAGTGCGATTTCAAGCAGATCAATCGTGCCTACACACAGTGGCTGAGCGATGGAAGACGCTCGGGTAGCAAGTTAAATCCTAAGAGTCTTCAGAGTCGTCTAAATGACGAGTATGGAGAACCTTCCGATGGAAAGACTTACAAGCACATTGTTGTGTTCGGTGATGAGGGAGATGTGGAGGAGTTTGATGCTAAGGCCTCCTAGGCGTACCTCAGCAACACCTGTGAAATCACCACTCCAAGTGCAAACATAACAAGCAGGGTAATAACGCTACTCGCAGTACTCCGTACTGAACGACCCACATAGAGACTGATAAAAATAGAAACTAAGAGATAGCTGCTAAAGAAAAATACAAGAACATAATCCTGCAATGTTTTTAATGTAGGCTGTGAAGGAAGAGCCAGTTTACGTTCCATGAACTCTTGTTCATATGTCTGAATTGCATCTTTAGAATCTGTAATTTTTCCTTTCAATTGTGCAACTGTCTGAGTGAGTTGATTGGAAAGATCTTCCGCTGTTCCTAAATTTTTATTTACACGTATATATTCATCCACCATATCCTGTGAACTTGCAAGTAGGGTCGTTGCATTCAGTTTACGATTTGATAGACCCTGTTCTACTTGAAACCCTTCCATACTACCATATGAACTTAAAAATAAGGAGACTCTTTGATCCCCCTTATTTTAGAGTGTGTAAGGTCGTGTCTCTATCGCCCAGCATACGATGCACAGAGTCCACCAATATCGACACCGGAAATATCTCCAATGCCAAATGCTAACCACCATGGGCCCGTGGGTGCAGGGGTAGCAGGTTTAATGGGTTCTTCACGAACTGTCGACTTTTTCTCATACCAGTGATTTTGATCGCGCACATTTCGCGTGTATGTATATCTTACTACAAAAATCATAGTATCGATTGCTAATAAGATAAAACCAACATAAATAACAAGAGAATAACTTACAACATCGATCCTTGCAAGATACGCAAAAATACAAAGGATCAACATAGATAGAAGAAAGATCTGTAGAAAAAAGAGCGTATCCATCTTATTATTATATGCGTACTCGTTAATCTGGTTTTGTTTTGTAGCCATATCATAATTATATATTTCTGTTCTATCCATTCTACTTTGGCGAGTCATTTACTTTCTGAATAGATAGAGTAAGATACCAACCGCAGTTAAATTCAGAAATGTATAAAGAGCAAGGCTATTCTTTGCATATCGATTCTTCTCAACTGAATACTCGAGTCTATCCTGCCGTAGTTTAACTTCATTTTCGTAGTCGAGATCGTTCATTCTCGCCCTAAGTCCTGTTATATCAATAGAAGAATCTTGGAATGTTTCTATGGGAAACGCTTGAGATGAATAGGAATCCTGAGAGGCAGATGGAGAGACTAAATTAGCATCTTCGCCCTCAAGTTGAACCCTCTCCATAAACTCTAAAACGGAAAGAAGGTCTTCAAGTCTTGCACGGAAGTAAATGTATTTTTGTTGTGAAGTTTTATTAGGACTGCCGAGATGAACGGATGTTTGATAGTCTTTCAAGTAGTATGCATATCGTTGTAAACTGTAACAATATTCTCTCTGCGTGGATGAAGCTAGCATATAAAAACTGTGCTGGTTGCCAAGAATATATCGGCCATCCTTTTTGGCGACATCTAGGAGAGCATCAAACTGGTTTTGTGTAATAAGGCCATTTCTATCTCTATCGAGCTTCTCAAGAAGAATACTTTTCTCACCAAAAGGCTTCTCGGCATCCTGTTTTGATTCAAGGGCCAGTGCATTTTTTGTACAGGTTGTGTCCATATCCCTACCATATGAACTTATAATTAAGAAAGCTCAAAGAGCTTTCTTAATTATAAGATTCATCGGTTAGTTCGTCGTTGGACATAAAAGTTAAGAAAGTTTTAACTTTCTTAACTTTTAGTCACGATGTTATATCATTATGATGTTTTTAGCCAAGTAATTATAGAGAGAGTTATAATTAAAGAGCTTCCTAAAGCAAGAGTTAGAGGATTTGATAAATTATACAAAATGTTAAAAATAGAAGCAAAGAATCCTTGTCTTACTTGAGGAGGACCGGGAACCCATGAAAGATTCAACTCAAATCCAAAATAACTTGCCGAGAGACCGATAAACATCATGGTAAAAAAGATAGAGAGTGCAACCAAAGCAAAAAGAGAGCCTTGCTGAAGAGGACGGCCAATTGGAAACCAGCTCTCAGTTTGATTCACTTTTTGATTAAGATTCGTGATACTCTGTGCGCGATCTTTTGCAGTATTTACATTATCTGTGAGGTCATTTAGTTCCTTCTGTAATGTAACAACTTCCTCTTGCAATGTGTAATTACTATTTGGGAGAGATCGTTTTGCTCGTATTTGATCTTGCACACATGAAATTGTATCTACGATCTGCTTTTCAAGACTCTTAAGTGTTACATCATTCGGTGAAGCATCTAACATATTTTTAGTTGCATCATGCCACGCATAAAATCGAGATTGATCTGTAACTCTATTTAAAACTGTGGCGTCGTTACAAGCCGATGGCATCCTAATTAAGGAACACAAACTCTGTAAATGTCGTAAAGACCTGCAGAAGGGCTCGGCCGTGTAATCTTTATAATATCTCCAGGGAGAAGACCTAGTACACGTGCAATAATATCTTCATGGAAGCGGATCATAGGAAGATTGCCCTTTGAGCGAATATAGTTCTGTTTCATGAACTCAGCATGTTCCTCAGGAGGAAGCTTCTCATGAGGAGGAACAAGAGTGTGATCACGAGGATCATAGACGAGAGTGTGTGCCTTGAAGAAGCGGATACGAAGCTTATTCTTCAGCCACTCGTCGAGGGCCGCCTTGTGAAACACATCTGCCACATCCTCTAGAAGAATAACAATCACTTCTGTTGTGAGAGGGTCTACTGAATTAGCATCCTCTGTGTTCGTGAGGCTGGAGAGGAAACCATAAATCTTTTGCTTTAGCTTCTGAAGACTGTAGACAACGCGGCACTTCGTGATCGGGCTATCAGGATTTGTCTTCGTTACATCAATCTGGAAAGAGGTCTGGCCAATCGCCATGGCCTCAATCTCCCAAGGACTGAAACGCTCATAGTCCTTTGTCTCGTATCCATTTTCCTTTAGGATCTTTATAAGAGTAATTCTGCTCCTATAAAGAACATCAAGATCTTCGTAACTCATTCTACTTATTCAGGGTGTTTGAATAGTATCAATTTTATCACCGGTTGAATTTATCACTGGTTGAACTCACCGGTTGAACTTACCGGTTGAACTCATGGTTCGCGAATTACATTCACACGGACATTTCCTCCATAGGGTGATGGTGCGCCTCCACCCGCTTGAGCAGGAGCACTTGCACGTTTCATCGCACTGCGGATAGGTTGCTGCGTGCCACCGAGTCCTTGGGCCCTTAGAGCAGACTCTGAGGTGTCGACGGACAGTGTAGGCGGTGCGCCGGGTATTCCTGAGGCGAGAATGTTCGCGGCAGGAGAAGTCTGCATGGGGAACTCCTCTTCCTCTGAAGAAGGAAAGGCTGGCGGTGAAGGAAGCATGGCTGCAACCTGTGCACTGTTCATCGGGACAACCATATACGGGCTCGCGGGTGCGGGCTGTGAAGGCGGGGGCGGGGGTGGAGGTGGAGGTGCCGCTGCAACCGGTTGAAGAGGAGCTTCTTCCTTTGCTTCTTCTTGTGCTGGCACAGGTAAAGCACCAAGGCCCGACAAATCCTCAGGTCTCACGACATCTTCCTCGACAGGTTGGACAAATTCAGGAACTACCGTATCAACAATAAGTCTCTGGGGAAGTGGTGCCTTCAGGGCCGCCTCCTGTTCCGTACGACTGAGACGCTGGAGTGCCGGTGGAGAAAGTGTCTGCAGATCTGCCGTCGTGAGATAGCGCATCCCAATGTTCATGTAGGTGGAGAGTTCCTGTTCGAGCAGTTTGAAGGCATACGGGATCTCAATCTTTGAAAAGGTTGCCGTACTTCTCTTGATCGGGGGCACAAGTTCCAGATTCGTAACCGTTTCTCCAATATACCGCACGGGGCCATCACAGAGAGAACACACAAATTTCTTCTCCCCTTCGTTATAAATAGGAATTGTGCCACAGCCGTTGCAGACAGTAAATTCTGTTCCATCTGCGCGCTTCATATAGGATTCATGGACGAAGGAGGCAATTCCATGCCCAATAATTGCATCGCGTTCCATCTCTCCAATACGTAGACCACCCTGGTTTCCACGTCCTCCTGTCGGCTGATGCGTTCGCTGTTCTCTGCGACCTTCTGCACGCGCGTTCCACTTGTCTTCCGTCATGTGCTTGAGGCGCATCGTGTAGACATTTCCAACAAAAAAGGTGGACGGTACCATCACACCCGTTGTTCCATCATACATCATCTCTTCACCCATCGGCTCCATGCCGAGAGTATCTCTCAGAACCTTACCAATAGCTTCTGCAGGGCTACCCGTGTTCATAAAGGTGGTTGCATTTCCAATGGCGCCCAGCAGCGCCGCCGACTTTCCAAGAAGTGATTCGAGCAACTGGGCAATCGTCATACGAGAAGGAATTGCGTGCGTGTTCATGATCATATCGGGCACAATACCAGACTCGGATCTCGGCATGTCGTGTCCGCGGATAGCCATGCCCAGTGTGCCCTTCTGCCCGTGGCGATTGGAGAACTTGTCTCCCAGCTCTGGTGTTCTGTACTGAGATACACGCACCTTCACCAGCGCCCTCTTAGCATTGTTCAACATCACCGCAACCTTTTCTACACGCCCCGTTGTCCAGACCTGTGCCGTTAAACTTGCGTCGCGAATCTCTCCAGACTCGCCCTGGATGTAGCGGCCCACAAGAACTGTTGTCTCGTCGACCCACTCTCCCTCACGAATGATTCCGCGCTCATCCAGCTTACTGTAATCAAGTCCAGCCCTGAGATTTGTCCAGGGAGGATACTTCGCGGGATTCGCAATTCTCGACTCGGTGTGTGCGGCTGCATCATCTTCTTCAAAGATCTCATAGCTTCGGAACGACATATTGTGGAAGAGGCCTCTTTGGAGTGCATCTGCATTCATCACGATACCGTCCTCCTGATTGTAGCCAGAGAAGCAGCCCATTGCCAATATGATATTATGTCCATAGGCCATTTTTCCATTCGCCACATGGTCGTAGTACAGTGTGCGAACAAGAGGTGCCTCCGAATAGCAAGAAACATGGACCTGGTTGTCGAACCGAGATGGGTAGTTGCTTGCGTACACAGAGACACCTTGTTTGCTCTGGGAACAGCTGAGCTGGTTACGCGGAGACTGGTTGTGATTTGCATACGGGATCATGCTAGTCATCAGACCAAACATGGTGGAGGGGTGAATTTCAAGGTGGCTCGAGTTCGACTGGATCTGCTCAGGGAAACAGGCCACATACATTTCGTTCGCTTCATACGGGTCCACATACTCAATGCAACCAATATGGGGAAGAAGAAGTTCCTTGTAGTCCTCCAAGACCGGTGCCTCTTTGGATGCAAGAGGATCAAAGAACCGGTTACTGGAAAGAGTGAAGTCCTGTGTGGGACCGAAGGATCCGAGGATCAGATCTCTCCAGCGCTTGGCGCCTCGAAGCTTCTGCGCAGG